AGGACTGAAGGACTGAAGGACTGAAGGACTCTGAAGGTCGCTGAGAAGGTCGCAGATCGAAAAAAAAAGGTCGCTGAAAAGCGACCTTTTAAAGTCAAAAGAGTGATTGAATGTTATGGAGCGACTGGAGCGATCGAATCACTCAGCGACTTTTCAAGAGTGATAGTTGAATTAGTTATGAAGTCGATCGACTCTTTTGGATAACTTGGGATTGCTTTTAGAGTCCCGAAAATTATCTCTTTTGATTGATCTTTTGGTCGATTCGCTCCCGATTTCATTTTCGGTCGCTTTGTTGTCGCTTTGACTTTGATCGACTTTGTAATTCGATCAATCGCTTTGTCCTTTTTTGCTTTGATCATTCTCAAAGCGACTTCTCTTTTTTCTTCGACCGACTTCTCTTTTTTCTCTTTTGGTTGAGTGATCATACATACTGGAGCGACAAAAGAGTCTCGACCAGTGATCACTTTTCGACTTTGAAGGTCGCAGTATGGAGCGACTTCAACCTTTTCATTATAAAACATTTGACCCACTTCTCGACCGTAAGTCCTAATTATTGAAAATTCGCCAATAGTAAAGACTTCGATCTTTTGGAGTCGCAATTCAGAGTATTCGAATTTGTCGCAAATAGTCGCTTTTGTTTCGAGGTCGCAGAAGGACTCAATCTCAGTAAATCCCTTCACTGGAAGGTAATATGTCGAGACCAATGTTTTAATAAGTGTAGTGTGGAGCGACATAACTATTTCTTTGAAGTCAATGAACTGGTTTGTTTCTCGATCGAATTGTTTTAGTGGAAGGTTACTAAACTGCGACAAATTGATCACCTGGAGCGACCTTATTGGACTGTAACCTTCAAACTTGACCTGTCCTTTTAATACACTTTGTCGATAGTGTATGTGAGTATCAATGCCTTTGTCCTTTTGAATTTTTTCAGCGACCTTTACAAGTCCTTGTTTTTTTCGCTTCTCATATTTTTGGATTTCAGATTTGAAAATTTCTTGATGATTATTACCATAGAGTGAACAAAGTCGCTTCTCTAGTCGGTCGCTTCTCAGTCGATCAAAATAATCGACATACTGAGTCACAAGGTTAGTCAAATATGCCTTTTGGAGTCTCAGTCGATCGCAGTCGCTTCTATCTTTTAATCGCTCAATCGACTTCATAATACGACTAAATGATCGACTTGTGTTTTCGTAACATTTAGAGTGATCAAGTCCTAAATCGACTGGTCGACTATATACGACTTTTGGTCGCTCTTTTTTTGGAGTGATCATTTGTCGCATAGTCGAATATTGATCATTCAACCATGATATAAAGTCGACTTTTCGCAGTCTCGACTCAGTCGACCTTTTATCAAAAGATACAAAAGGACTCTTGACTGCATAATCACGATCGACTTTTATGAAGGACTCAGAGTCTTTAAAAGTCGCTTGACCCAATGTTGACTTATAAGAAAACGCTTGAAGGTCAATCGACCGAAATATCGCTGAAGGACTTGTAAATTCAAGATCAAGATCTTGGAAACAAGTCGCAGTATGTCGACCGTAAACGGTCGCTGAGTGATTAAAATAACCTTTTGAATTGCGATTATAAGGTCGATCAAGTCGACCTTCAAAAATTTCTAAACCACTTGCAAATCTTTTCATTTTCTTAACCTCTTGATTTTATTTAATTTATCCACCCTATCACAAATTATAGTGATTTTTTGGTCAAAGTCAAGTGATTATTTTCTAGTCGATCCTTTTATTTTTAGTCGACTCCTAAAAGGACTGCGATCACTGAGTCAAAGCGATTGACCAGTATGGAGCGAAAAGTCAATTTATAGCATGTAATTATTTATTAACTTGTTAACCTTTATGGTTACTAAGTAATTGTTTTAAATATCTTTTTATTTTTTCATACGAAAACGTCAGTTTTTTATCTATTTAATTTTAAAGGACTTTTTGAAAAAGTGTAAGATATATCTTACAAGTAACAAAGCGACTGTATCAAATTTGATACACTTGTATCATTTGAAGCGATCAAAAGTGATCATTTGTGATCAATCGACTGAGTCCTTTTGAGTGATTAGTAATGAATATACTGAGAAGTCGACCGACTTGATCACTTATAATGAATATACTGAGAAGGTCGACTTGATCAAGTCGAAGTGATCGACCAGTATGGAGCGACAAAGCGACTTTAAAACATACGAAAAGGTCGCTTTTTTCTCAAAAAATTTGATCGCTTTAAAGGTCGCTGAGAAGTCGACCAGTCGATTCGGTCGATCAACCTTTGACTGATATGTTCACTGAGAAGTCGACCAAAAGGTCGCTGAGAAGTCACTCAGTCGCTTTTATTTTTATCTTACTTTTTGAACTTACTCTAATTTAATGACTGTAAGTAAGTTGATGTTAGAATGGCTCTATCACTAGCTTTGCTCGATTTAATTTTACGTTCAATTTTAAGTTTGATCAATTATCTATCATTTTACTATTTTGTTCACTATACTGAATTATGGCTTGTTTCATGTTATGCTGAACAATTGTCTTATTTTAAGGCAAGTATAGTTGATTTTATTGTGTAACAATCAGATTGTTATTTTGACGTATAGTTGATTAATTGACTAGACTATATACTTGACTGATTGAGTAGAGTAATGTCTTATTTTAAGACACCTATTCTACACTAAATTAATAAATTATATCATTGGATTATTATACCATTGGTCAAATGTATGACATTTGAATGGTATAGCCTTTAAATGGTATAACAATTTATTGGTCTAATATATCATTGTTTAAATGTCATACCATTGATCCATTGATCCACTGTGAAATTATTTCGCACCACAACATCTGGTGTATAAAAATTGCGCACCACAGTATGGAGCGACAGGCAACCGGAGGGCTCGTCGAGGCTTATCTGAGGAGCACACGGGGGACGCGGGAAACAAGGCAGACAGGTACCCCGGCCTCGGTTAGAAAAAGAATAAATAAATCACCCCCACACCTATATAAAGGCGTTCTAAAATTATACTCAATTTTTCAGAACTTACTACTTGTGCTCATTTGTTCTAAAAATATACTCAATTTTTCCGAGGGTGTTAAAAGTGCTTACTTACATATAACAATAGAACGACGGTGAAAGTTATCAACACTGGAAATATTATCAGTAACCTCTTTTACTTTTTTTCTGTTTATTTTATAATAAGCATACTTGAGGGCATAACATACTAAATACCTATCATTTCCCTCTATAGGGTTCCACTCCATAATAGGATGAAATATATTTAATCTATAGGTGGACCAATCTTTAACCTTAGCTTCTCCCAGTAAAAGCTTAGGAAACTCTTTACATATTATCTCTTCCCCCTCTGACAAAAGTCTAACTCTTTCCCAATTCTCATATAAACATTCATCAAAACCAAAGAAGGCTTCTCTATGAAGATTAGTATGCCCACCTATATCTATAGTTATACCTTTAAAGCTATCATGAGCTACTATAACAGAACGAAGTTTTTCTAAAAGAGAGTTAGGGTATAATACTTTAGAAAACACCGGATCTATATCTAGTTCTATTCCTAAAAAGGACATTCTACTTTACCTTTTCTACTAAAACACTCAATTTTATTAAGTGTTCTGCTATATTCCTACAAGTATTCCTACACTTATGTAGCTTTCTAGTCTTCTTTTCTCCTGCGAAGGATTATTAACACACCTGTGACAATGGTAATAATATTCGCCGCCCAGCTCAGTATCTTCTCTATATCAAAATACGCAATCAACTTTGTTGTTAAGGAAGCAGTCACCACTGGCTCAGAAACAAGCGCGGGTTTAGCCAAAGCTACCGGTGCAGAAGTGCTCACATCTTTCTCTTCACTCTTCTCTTCAACCACGGGGACAGGTTTTGGTCTTTTCTTGGCTTTGCTCACACCCTCTGATTTGGGTGACACTTTTTTAGAAACTTGATGCCTTTGTCTTTCATCTCTAGCTGCTCCGGGACCCACCTGTGTGGCTCTGCCTTCGTAGACACGCTGAGGAGGAATGATATCAATCTCAGATGGATCCTCTACCTCTAGTTGTTCTTGCTGCTCTTGCTCTGGAGGAAAAATATCCTTTAAGAGAGGTTCTATAATGTCAACATTATACCTAAAAATATCCTGGAAACGGATACCGATAGGATAGTAATATAAGTTAAGTAGGTTTATGAAGGAAGCAATTAATCCGATAGATATTATAGTTAATCCTAATACTGTGCTAGTATGTTTTTTCATGCTAAATCATCGTTGGAGGAGGAAGAGGCAATTTTTTTGTCATCGGATGCATACCATCCCTGACCTTTTAGGACAAAGGTGGACTGAGATATCAATCTCTCTACTACTCCCCTGCATTTTTTACAGCGTTCTATGGGAGCCTCTGTTATCCGTTGGATTTTTTCAAATTCGTTTCCACATTTTTTGCAGCGATACTCATAAGTTGGCATGTTGTTTCCTTTCTATTCTTTGCTTTCTATTTACATATTATTATATTTCTGGTGCCCACAACTTTGGGGATGGGTTTTATTTCTTTGAGAGCGGGCTCAGACCTATCGTCAAAGCGCCACCACATTGGGTTGCTCAGGACTAACTGGTTGATGTCTATCCAGATGTTTAGGGTTTCCAAGTTTTGGTGTATGTTTAGACATGTGTAGTCTATGCAACGGTTAAACTGTATTAGGAGGTGGCGCGCGTATTCTTTAGAATGGTCTGCGCCTTCTATAGGTTTTAGGTTGTAGTCATAGGTGAATTCCTTGTTGTTTATTTGGTAGAGGTAACGCTCGAGATGTCTGTCTCTAATAGCTACCTCTAGGCCGGGTTCACTGGTGGTTAGGAGAGCGTCTTTGATAAAGCAGCAGAGGCCCAGGATTTTGTAGTAGTTGCTTGGCATTTATTTTTTTATAAATTTGTCCTTCAGACCTTCCGCTACTAACTCTAAAATTTTGTCGAAGCCGAGTGCCATGAGGGCCCCGCCTGCCCACCAATCAAAAGGAGCATCAGCAGTGTAGGTTATAGCGATTCCCAGGATTATTGTGGGAGCTATAAGTATATAAGGGATAGCCTTTATGGTGGAATCTTTCACTTTACTCCTTGCACACCACTAAGTTTCTTAGGTTAGAAAAAGGGGGAGTGGCTTCTTTGGTTTTGTTAAAGGAGGTGAGGGCTCCTTTTAGATCTTGGATTATTTTGGAGCAGGCGGAGACCCGGCCTTCGTGCTCTGGGGCGATTGTGTAATCAGAGCGGGCGGTTCCACGGAAACTTGATTCCCTGTGCTGTTCTGTATGAAGGACTATCTCTATAAAATAAGAAAGAGAGGCGTCATTACTAGAGTGGTTGAGAGCGTTAATCAACTGGTTAATTACGTAATTGTATTCATAGACTTCACCTTTGGCTGGTGTGTATTTTTCAATAGCTGTATCCTTGGGCGATGGTCTAAGCCGGTCTGCTCTTTTGTCGTAGCGATTGACTAGGATTTTGATTCTACTTCTAAGCATTTTTGCACACCACTATGTTTCTTGTGAGAGGCTTCTTTGGGAGAGTGGAAGCAATTTCTGGGTTGTAGCAGTTGTATAGGATATGTTCTACCCAAACCATAAAAGAGTTGTAGGTTTGAGAGCCCCGGTTTAGATTTATATCAATCGCATATTTTATTTGATCCTGCTTTTCCGCTAGGGGTATTGGTCTGTTAGCTATTGCGTAGATGACGTCAAGGAGAAAGTCATATTCTTCCCGGATGTATTGCCAGGAGTCAGCAGATACACCTGGAGGTCGTGGATAAAAAGTGTCAGACATGCTAGCTCCTACACACCACTATTTGTCTTGTTATAATGCTGGGGGTCAGCTCTGGGGTTGGATCAACTTGGGTTGTTGATAGAAGCTGATCCCGCCAGATGGATAGCACTTCTCTGTATTGAAAAAAGATCACTACAGTTTTTATTTGTTCATTGATTGCGTCATATTTAGTTCTACCTTCGTATGCGAAGCCGGGAGCTATAGCAATGTTGTATATTTGTTTTACAATATCAGGGTAGAATCGTAACGCCCCCTTCCATAGTTCATCTGAGACACCTTTAGGTTTTGGGTATGTATCTACCATGTTACCCATCCTTCTAGAGTTGGCTTCATTTTTGCGACGCAAGTCCAAAAGTCTTCTCTGGTTCGTAAGTCGCTGGGATCTTTACCTTTACCCTCTACGTTCCAGTTTACCCACCACACTCTTTTTTGCTTTCCTAATCTGTAGGTGGTTTGTTTCATGCCGTGGAGCCCCGCTTCATCAGCATCGAATCCCAAGTATATAACCTTATTGGGTATAGCCTTTATTTGAGATTTGGTGGGGCCCATGCCTCCTGGTGATATCACGTTAGTGAAGCCACATTGGTAGGCGAACATCGCATCACAATTTCCCGTTACAGTAATTCTATCATTCTGCTTCACTAAAATCATACCGGAGGGAACAGTTACACAATATACTATTCCATCAAATATTTCTTCTCTCTTATGAATACATTGAAAACTATTACTATTTTTATTATGAAGAATTGAAACCTTATACCACTCCCCCCATTGATTTTTCTGTTTCATTAAAGTGGATATACGTCCGTAGGTATGTGCTATAGTCTGAACAAATATTACATTTTCCTTATATTTAGAGCAATAATCAGTTTGATTCCTCCCTTTAACTCTGTTTCCGTCCCATAACACTAATTCTTCTAGTATTATTTCTTTTTGTCTAAGAGTAGATAAAGCTATCCAAACGTGAGGAAGAAATCTGCCGGGGACCCAATCAGGAATAGGAAAGCATATAGAAGTATACCCGTTCTTCCAATTACCTAAATAAAATACAATATTAAGATTATCTAATAATTGTATTAATCTATTAATTTTTCTCTGCTTAGTAAATGCCATTGTGGCATATCTTTTTTCTCTAGGCTTATGGTAACCTGTACCCTTTCTATCAGCTATATGTGCATCTGCACTTATAGCTATACTTAAACGTAATTGATCGTCGGATAAATTTATTCCTGTTCCATCTAATATAACAGCCCGAGGAATATGATGTGTTTGAGGTATATGACTACCTGCAGGTTTTTTACAAAGATTACCATTATAATCAGTAGCTACTAAGAGATGCTCTGGAGTTGTTTTAGAATAATATCCTTTAGCTTCCCTTATTACCATTTCACCTTTATACGGTTTTCTAATATAAGCGGAGGGCGTTACATAGGAAGCTGACATATCATCATTTACCTGTAAAACATCCTCTCCTTTATAATCACATAATTCTACCCACCCGTTAGGAGTTAGGACCGAAGCATCGCCAGGAAAACACTCTCCTTCTACTATGAGAAGGGGCTGAGTTATATCTATTAAGTGTAGGCCGAACCATGCGCCCATGCGAGCTTTTTTAGGGAGCTCGATGTCGTCTTCTACAAGAGCAGGGACTTTGAGGCCCGAGATCTTTTTAGTGTCAATATTTCTAAACACTATACCAATAGTATTGCCTAAAATGCTTGTGTAAGGAAAGACAAGTTCATCCCATTCATTAAAGCGCACCCCAAAGCGCGTATATGTAGCCTGCGAGATTCCGCGGCTCTTGAGGTAAGAGTGCAATTTAAAATTACCCTCTGGGCTCAAGAGCGGGAATAGATTGAGGATGGGAGTTGGCAGGAATGTGAGGAGGGGCGGGACTCCCGAGAGTCTCCATTCATGCGAGTATTCGGTGGGTGAATGGTGTGTATGATTCATAATAAATTAGCACCAAATCATTTGGATGAGAAGACGAAGGCCAAGAAGAGCGAATGTTACTATCACATAAAACACAAGAGTTATTACTATTGCGGCTCCCTTGGTGATATATCTGTTAACATGTTCTGGAATGTCTTCGCTACGTCTTTCCAGAATACGAGGATACTCCTTCAATACACCCATAGTTACAGCCCTTAGAAGGGGGATCCATGAGAGGAAGATCCAGAATGTGATGAGACCAGGGATATCTTGTGGTATAGGAATGTTCATTTACAATTTTCTCCTGCATATATTAAGAGCGCAAAAAAGAAAGTGAACCACGCAGTAAGGGTAATAAAAGGCGCATATTCATTATCTGTATATTTTGTAGTTACCTTCAATACTCCTAAGGTGGAACCCACCATAAATACTAGCAAGCCTCCGTAGACAGAGGATATAAGAAGCGCATTTAAGAAGGTCACTTTACTTCCCCAAGTTCGTGGTATTGGGTGGAATCTCCAGCACCAGCATGTATACTCATTAAGCGCATATCTAGAGGATCTCCCTCTTGGCTGATAGGAAATGCAATTAATTGCAAATCTATAGGACGAGGTCGCATAGATCTAGGTATAAATTTATTTCTTCCTTTCATACTATCCTCAATATGTCTTCTATATTTCTCTGCCTCTTCTTTGGAAGAATAAGCACGAAAAATGTAATCACCTGATCTTATAATGTAGATTTTATCCATTTTCTTCCTCTTCCTCTATAAAAAGATGATCTAATATAGCTAAAGCGTTTTCTGCAATTTTCTCATTAGCAGGGAAAGATTTTAAAAGAGTCTTAAGGCAAAGCTCAAATCCTTTAGCGTGGGCCCAGCATTCAGCAATAGTATAAGGATCATCATCAGGGAATCTTCTAGTTTCAGGGTTTTCTTCTCTTATTATATCGGCATAAAAATAAGCTAAGTAACTTATTAATTTAGCTAATATACACGCCATAGGAGGAGCGGCCTCTTCTCTATAACCTACAGGAGACATTATTCCAGTTAATACATTAGAATACATCATAAAAGCCGAATTAACTCTCAATGACTTTCTCCTCTAGCCAAAAAGGTTTATCAGGGTAACGCTCGTTACATTTCATAAGTATGTCTTGTGCTTGTTGTTTATTATACACACGATACACAGGGGTGCCATTATGTAACGATAAAATTCTATAAACTGTTTTAGTCTGAGAGTTCATCATATATTTTGTAGAGGCCCCCTGCCCAAAGTTTTACAGTTACTGAAAGTTCATTCTCTCCAGTCTTCTCAAAATCAATAAGCTCTGCGTCTAAAACTATCGAATGTACATAATCTGTATCTGGGAATAACTTAATCTGAAATAGACCTTTCTCATGAGCAATATCTTCAAAGATGACGTCATTATTTCCTCTATTATTTGTAATATCAAATGTATATAAAGGAGCTACCCCAAAAGTTTCAAAGAAAACAGACATAGAGGTATCATCAAATTCTATAAGGTCCCCCATACTGTATTCAACTCCACCTGTAAAGTAATCCTCTATTGCAAACCACACATTAATCTTCATGGTTTTTCTTCCCCATTGATGAAAAAATAGATGTAGTGAGCATCTTTAAAGCTTCTTCGTGTGGTAAGTTTTTTACTACATAGTTCTGAAGAAAATCAAAGCAGACCATAGCAAGTAAGGGGAGCATACATGTTTCTACAGCCTCGTCAATTTTCTTCTCATCTACTATCAAGGTAAAACTCTTTGTCATTAGTTCAAGTATTTTTTCAACTACTTTTTGGTGCTCTGGCTCTAAGGCCTCTGCAGCCTTTAACGTATCAATAATATTTTTAGTAATTTCTTCCTGTGTCATTCTTTCTCCTTCTTAGTAAAAGAATAGTCTATTAGTACTTCTTCAATGATATCTTCATTCTTCATAGAAGCGGGGTAGCAGCGGCGGTATTCTATACCTTTTTCCATGTCCCATATATCCCAGGTCCAATCTGTGTTTAGCGTCCATCGCATATACGGAACAGTTTCTCCCTTTTCATTTTTGTAATAGTAGTACTGCTCTGTGATATAGTGTTTCTTTTGGTAGTCAGCTTTCTCTTCTTCAGATAGCGCTTCCCATTCCTTATCTGTATTACTACCCGCAGAATTCACCCAATCTGCCCAGAAGTTTGTTCCCGGAGAAGACTTACTTTGTTGTTCCTCTATTTCTGCCCGGGAAATTTCAAGCCTGAAAGTGTTATCTTTAGTTGGAACTTTTTTACCAATCATACTAACACCACCTTATGATACCAGTAGCAAACATAGTGATAACTATTATAAGATATATTACCCCAGTAGTAGCAAACCCAAAATATTTCTCCATTGTGTTGCATAATGCAATACCAAGACAAGTGCTTATAGGAATTATAATAAGCCACGCGAATACTTTATTAGGATCACAAAGAGAATCCCAGAAAAAATAAAATAGTTCTGTAAGACACATTTTAACCTACATATAAATCTTCGGCTTTATCGCCTTCTTTAAAGTTTATAGGAAGAGACGCAATATATCTAAAACTTTCAAAATCCACTACAAAATACAAGCGAGTAGAAGTAGTCGCATATATTGATTCTGGCGTTAGCTCTTTGCTTAGATAAATACGATCATGTTCTTCATTACGTGTAACTTCCCTGTCTATCTCTTCTCGAGTAGCGGTACAAGAGATTACATCATTCCACGTCTCGTCGAAATTCTGCATTTCTTCTAGAAAAATCGACTTCCACGAATGTTTTTCTATCATACCATTCCCTCAATACATCTATTACATAGAGCATTCCATTTGCATATTCTTCTTCGTATTGAACATATTCCATATACTCAGCTTCGTCTTCTAAACAGTCCAACACTTCTGAAAGCCAACTTCTATCTAAAGCCTCGGTTGGTATATCTTTCATAATGGTTTGGGGTCCGTATGGTAGGATTCGCTTATACTATCCCAAGCCTCACCCACCTTATTCCAGAAAAACTCTATATCTTCCCTATGCTTAGAGAATTCGGGATGGGCCCAAAGATAAGCATATACTAGTTTACTCATCTTCTCACAGTTTTCTGCAGAAGCAGGTTCCATAAAAAACTGTTTCATCCACTCATTAGCAAATTCTTTAAATTCCACGAGCTGACTCCATCTCATGTTGATATCGCATAAGCATATCTCCAAAGTCTATAATATCAAACCAATTCTTATCACTAAGATGCTGTACCCAGTCTGATGTTTGTCTTTGGTTTTGATAGTAATCACTAATAAATATAAAATATTCCTGAGTATTACATTTCTTACATAAGAATTTCCAGTCATTAAGGACTCCCACAGAGGGATATCCCCCGCAATCAGGCGCGAATATAGTTGCGCGCTCTGTTTTACAAACCTCACATTTTGGAGTTACTACAGCCCGAGACATTTTATTTCCTTTCTTTTCAAGATTTTATATGTATATACCACAGATTTTAAACTTTGTCAAGCTTTTTTTTTATTTTCTAAATGTAGCATAAGTTTTCTCCTTTGTCAAGCGTTTTGTGAGAGATTCTTCTTGACTTTAAAGTAGCGTAGCAGTATACTGTAAAACATGAGAAAGACCTTTCAATATCGAATTTATCCCACTAAGAAGCAACTCACGTTGCTTGAGAACACGCTTGAGCAGTGCAGGCTTATGTACAATCATTTGCTTGAGATGCGCAAGCAGAGCTGGGAACTTGAAAAAAAAGGACTTTCTATTTACGATTAAATGAACACGTTCAAGGTATTGAAGCAGCGCGTACCAGATTTGAATGCAGTGCATTCTCAAGTATTGCAAGACATTGCAAGGCGTATTGAGCTTGCTTACTTGTCTTTCTTTCGTCGTGTGAAACGCGGCGAGAAGCCAGGATACCCCAGGTTTCACGGGCGTGGGCGTTATACTTCGTTTACATACCCACAAAGTGGATTTAAAGTAGGCGAAGCAAGCATAAGCCTCTCCAAGATTGGCAAAGTACGCGCTGTGATTCATCGACCTACCGAAGGAAAAATTAAAACTTGCACGGTTAAGAAAACCCCTACAGGCAAATGGTTTGTTTCCTTTTCGTGTGAGATTGAGAAGAACACGCTGCCCCCTCTGGATAACTTCGTTGGCATAGATGCCGGAGTTATTTCTTTTGTAACTCTGTCTGATGGAACGCACGTAGCGAATCCAAGATTCTTTAAGTCGGAAGAGAAGGCCCTTGCTAAAGTTAATAGACGTTTATCTAAACGAGAAAAGGGTACAAGAGAACATAAACGAAAACGCAAAGCGGTGGCTCGTGTTCATGAGCGCATAGCAAACAAACGTAAAGACTTTGCTCATAAACTTTCTCATAAAATTGTCAAAGAATTCGGCGGCATAGCCGTGGAAGATTTGAATATCAACAATATGCAGCAGGACAATTTTACTTGTCTTAACAAAAGCATAGCAGATGCGGCTTGGAATAGCTTCTCGAACATGTTGGCCTACAAGGCAGAATGCGCCGGTAGAACTTTCGTTCGAGTATGTCCCGCTTACACCAGTCAAACCTGCTCCAGATGCGGTTATCGGCAGAAACTTAAGTTGTCGAACCGTCATTACAAATGCCCTTGTTGCGAGCTATCGCTCGATCGAGACGAAAACGCTGCATTGAACATACTCAGCTTGGGATTACAAGCTGTCGGTCTCAAACCCGTAGAAGCCCCTTGGCTGAAAGCCACTGGGGAGTAATCACCAAGCTTTATTTTTTGTCCTCAAATTTTTTTACGACCTGATCTATCTCGAAGCGCTTTTTTATAGAAGAGGGCGCAAGTTCTTCAAGCTTTCCTTCCATCTGCATAGTATACGCAGCATAGAAACCATCGTGCCACACCCATGTCTTTTCTGACATTACTCCGAGCACAACCATGGATAATACTAGCCCTAAACCAAATCCTATTATAAACGCTGTGCTATACCCGCTTGGCTCCATTCTTCCTCCTTGATACAATTATGCTTCTTTCTCCGCAACTAACTTCTATATATTTACTTTTCTTAGGTTTTTCTACCACACCCAGAGAAAACTCTATATAATCTAATTTTATATTAGGCTGATTAAGATATTCTATTACTCCGGATGTCACTATCTCCATATCCCATGTTAAAGAAGACAAGAAGGAATAATTAAATTTTACTAATCTAGTTGAATGAGAAGCGCAACTATTTGTACTTACACCTATAGCTGATCTATTCCCCTCTTCTACGATATAAAAAGGAGGAAAAGGAATATGCATATAAGAGCGTAAATTTTCAATAGTGCTTTCATTGAAAAAATTTTTACACCTTTTTAGTTGTATTCTAGTTGAGGCAGCGGAAGAAATTATATCAGCACAAGCGCGGTGATACACCTGCTCTAAATTATTAAAAGAACCATCCCTAAATGTATTTATATAAATACTATTTACATCAAACACATTAGGACCGTTTATAGCCCATCTTAAGGCATACGACATATGACTATCTGCCTTTCTGGAATGATTACCTTTTTTTGTTTAAGCTTCCTCTTAGGTTTTTCTTTCTTAGATTTATCTACTGCGCCAAAAATCAAACGCTCTATATCTCTTATAGACAACGTTAAGGAGAAATTTTCACTAGGTCTGTATTCACTATCTGTAAAATTCCACTTAATAATGCTACTCTGCATCACCTTTAGATAAGAATTTGCCTCTTCCTCTTTAATATAGAAAAGAGGAATCATATCCATGGGGGAATAGATTAATCTATTAAAAAATACTGCGCTTAGTTCATCACAGACTCCCTCTAGTTCCAGATCACTCCATCTGTAACCTGCTGGCTCTCTCCAGCTACTAGAGCCGTGATTACATTGTATTGTGTCCATGTATCTGCTATATTTAATACGAGTTAAATTTAAAACTTCAGGCTTATCTAACTCATAGTAAAGTTTATACATTTTTACACACCATTATCTGCCTTATTCTTGGCACTTCTTCTGTAAGCTTCTGTACCGGCTTTTCTATAGGTTTTTCCACAGGTTTATCCACTATAGTTATAGAAATTTCTCCGCCCCATCTAGGAGTAACATAATTCATACATATCCCAAAGCCATGCTCAAAACAGCTTTTCTTAACAGCTTTAATCGACAGATCTAATAATATTCTTCCCTCAAATAAATTATAATAATTATCGTATTTCTTATAAGCGGCAATAGCTGCGCCAGTAATAATGGCAGCACGTTCATCGTAATTTTTAAACCACAAAGAAGGCTCCCAAGTAAAATCTATAGTTCTAACTACTGGTATAGGACCCTCTTGAGGTATAGGGGCCGCTTCCGGAAAAGCACTACGTAGATCATACTTACAGTAGTGCTTAATAAAAGTCTTAATAATAAATATTCTATGTGCTATAGATATACTACCTATAATAAGAAGTGATGCTACTATATGAAAAATCGCACTATAATAATCTAGCGACATAACTATTCCGCCAATCTTGGAATATGTAAGGCAGTGTGTATTCTTTTTATGCGCGGCTCTTCCTTCTTATCCCATTTCTGGATATCAGGAGCAAGACGGCGATAAGGAAGAGGCTGATTGCAATTGATTGCAAATGTGATAAGCTCGCCCAGCCAAAGATATATATAATCCTTTTCTTCGGGGATAAGCCTATCATCCATACAGGTGAGAACCCCTTTAATTCTAGGCAGCATTTCGTTTTTCATCTTATCAATTCGTTTTGTCTTGTTTGTTTCTTTATAATCAATAGTACAATCATCAAGTATATATTGAATAGTCTCCATCATACCTGCATGATTCTTCTGTAGTCCTTCCCAGATCTCTTGCTCAGAAGCAACTTTAATTTTTTCAAACTCAACCTGCGGATTTTTATTATAAGAATGAGCATTAGCTAAGTCATTAAGATTACACACACCTTGGGAAGCTAATGCTACCTCTTCTCCTGTAAATCCGCCTATAGTGCCTCCTCCAGTGGAATTAAAGCTATACCTGTATTCCTGCCCCCGTAGGTCTTCGTGCATCTCCATACCACGATAAGGAGCAGTCGTACCTATAGTTAAAGCCTCATTAAATCGTGCAAATTGTTGTGGATTTAATCTATCACCAAGCTGACTCGTAGAAAGCTCAGGGAGTGCTTCGTGCTCATGATCTTCCCTTATTGTGCTTTCCGCTCTACCCTCATAATACAATAAGTCATTTATAGCCTCTTCAACTTGCTGATCGGTCCTTAGGTTTTCCATTGTAATTTCTATTACATCTTCCGGCATACCTATTGTTGTTAAATAATTTCTTAACACTGTTCTTGAGGGTAAAAATAAATTATCGTTGTCTACCACATCTATAACTCTAGAGAAATTCTCTAGCGCTCTCCTTGTGTTAAGGGTAGTTAATACACTATCAGTATTTATTGTATTTATCTGTTCTAAAATTTCTTCACTAGCATGTGTAATTTCAGGATCCACTGCTACAGTATTGTCATAGGATATAGGAAGAAAAGCATTTTCAAACGGAGCCCATAAGCTAGTATTATATAATAGTGTTGCCAATTCCATTACTTCAATAGGGTTGCCTAAATTATTTTCTGCCCGCATTAAAGCGAATAAATTATCTCGACTAATATCTAGCCCACTAGCTAATTCTTCTCTTATATATTCTTTCTCTTCTTCAGTCAATACATCATAATGAGCAATATGTCTAGCCTGCAATGCTACTGTTCTACATACATTACCTAAATATAAAAACCTTTCATCTAAAGTATTAAAAGTTAAGTTAGCATACTGAGCAGCAGATGATGATATGTACTGCATAAGAGAAGGATGTAAAGCGCGCAGCCTAGTCCCTGTTGGCACGGATAGTGTAGTATAAGAGGAATCCATTATAGGAAACGCTACACTCCCGTCACTATAGACTAGGTGCAAGGAATATATCCATCTTGATAATAAACCTATAGCATAAGAACTTAATCCTACCCTATCTTCTAAAGTTTCACTTAATACGCGAGCCATATCGTTAGCTTGTGACACAGTCATATTACTTATTGTATCATATATTATTGTCCTGATCTCAACCATAGCGGGCCTATGTTCTTCCCATAAGCCCCTCCAATAAGAGTAGCTTCTACCATAATCAAAAACATAATTAAGATGTTCCCTATAATTAGGAGCGCCTTCTAAAAATAAGATTTGTGCTATTCCTCTAAGATTATCCTCGGATAAGCTATTCCAGTAATGTTCTGGATTTCTGCCCTCAAAATACGGAGGTTCTAGAACCTCGGGCATTATTAGGGATAAATCTTCTATTCTATAAGTTACACGAGAGGCACCTAGCCCGGGTCTTGGTGGAGTATTTTCAGTTGTTTCTGGCGGCATATTAAATTCCTAATAAATTTTTAAACCAACGTTTTACCATAATTTTTCTATAAAATTTTAAATAAGTTAGTGTATAATCTTGAAAGTAACAACGGCAGATAGGGCATATAATCTTATTCTCGTTTTCTTCTATATTATCAAAAGTCACTATTATGTCTTTTTCTCCACACCAAGCGCATTCTTTTATTTCTACCCACCTAAAGCTACTTTGTACTTTAAAGGGAGCCTCAAAAGGTTCAAAATATCTAAGATCGCCATAAGGGTCATATTTCATATTCTAGCCTACCGTGACTATATGGGTGTATTTTTTAAATTCATAGCGATTGGGGTTTTTACGATGTAGGTTTTCTTCTTCCATGCCTTTTAATATCTTGTATAATCCTATTCTAAACGCTGTTGCTATATTGGAGGCCGTTACGTCTAGCCACCAATAATCTCCTAGGTACCCGGTTAAACATTCCTCTTCTATCTCATCAATAGACCACCAGTTAGCAAACCTATATTGATCTTGACAATCCCCAAAAGTATAAGTATCATTTTGCCTTATATGCCAGTGCAGCTTATAAGGGTCTGATTCTACTCGCTCACAAGACATTTGATAGATCACTTAGTCTCTCCGTTAAATAGCATTAGTGCATGAGAAAAGGCGGCAAGAGGATTCGGTTGATCCACCCAGACTGCCTCCCCGGGAACTAGGTCAGAAGTAGCTATTTTTAAAGTCACCTCGTAAACAGTATTTATAGAAAGAGAGTGATTATTACTTTCCCTACTCTCTATCCACCATAATTCTTTTCCTAGGGCGTGATCAATCCTGTATGTTGGCATTACATTCCTCTTCCTCATATATTGTATACCCATAAGGTACCCAACCAGCTAATATTTTATCTAAATGTCTTCTCACCATAGGAGTGATAGTAACATCTTTTTCTTTGGCCTCTTCTACAATAAGACTAGCGAGATCTCTAATATTTTCCATTATCTTGGGAGGAATAGTCTTATCAAATTCCTCGGAAAAAGGAGAAAGCATTTCCCCAAAGTCAATAATCCTAAGATAGGGAGAGTTTTGTTTATTAGTAAGCATACGTACCACGCCCCACATAACTTCTCCAGTAGTAGTAAAAGTGTAAGGTTCTCCCTGCTTTGCTAGCTCTTTTTTTATGCAACTGTGCACGGCATCTGTAATTTTCTCTAAATCCATTTAGATGTCCTCCCATCTCATAGTCATTATAAACATGTCATCATTTTCTCGGTGTATATCCATTTGCCAACTTCCATTAGGTTCGCATTTAATATTTCTTACTACAGCCTTAATGTTCTTTCCCTTGGCTGATTTTATCAACACACTCCAACCTTGCGTAATAGGAACTGGGTCCTTGTATATAATATCTTTACTTTTTTTTATCTTCATTTAACATCCTTAACCAGTCTACTACTAAGCAGGTAATACAAAATATTACTATGAAGAAGCAAGAAAGAATACTTATTAGCAGATACCAATAAAATATTATATATAAATCAATCATTTAACCAATCTCCAGCTACCATATGCTTGATCCCACCTTACTTTTCTCATAGAATGATCTACCCATATAATATCTTTAATTTCCCCGTCACGGTATCCTTCGGGTCCTATAGAAGGATCTCTTCCTTCTAATAATCTTACAGTTAGTATGTGATTTATTTCGCGGTCTTTTTTAGTGGGCATAATTATTGCCCCCAGAAGAAAAATAAGTAGACTAACCATAATTACGATAATAGCTATCTCCATATCATTTCCTCATTCCAGTTAAAAGCCCTAATAAGAAGCCACCAGATAGAGATAGCGTAGAAAGTATGATTGCTGAAGCAATGCTCATTTTAGTTTGAAGCGCTGTTTGTAGTAGCTCTAACATATTAAAACCACCTTATCTTTCTGCCATCTCTCTTAACAATTCCTCGATACCCGCGTCTGCGGCTGTAACGAATTTTACATATATCACCAAATATTTCAATATAATCATCTAAAGTAGTAACAGCAGTTTTTTTACCTAAGCCAAATCCAATTTGTACATCTTGATTCGGATATGCTGCTTTCCAGTATTCCGCTAGTTCATAGAAGGGTGAGCCTTCTTCTAATTTAGAAGTCATTATCTTCTCCTTTTCTAATTAACTTTTTAAAATACCCGGCTACTTTATTCGCTGTGGATTGATATTCCTCATCGAGCTCGGGATCATTTGGACAATACTCTTTTAAAATCTTCCTCATATTAGGAGGTGACCCAAAGTTCAAGCGTAACATGCCAATTAATATACGATACGTATCTTCTGATGGAGTAGGATGAACAAAGCGCACATGCTCCAATATAGAAATTGCCTCTTCTTCTTGCTCCACTCCAAAATCTTCTAATATCTTAAAGTAACTATCCAATTATCAAGCCCCATAAGTGAAACTGGCTACAAATTTCTTCTCGTCCCATACTAATATAACTACCGTAGACTCTGGGATTATTCCAGTTTCAAGAAAACTCATAACCTCTACCGGATTATAAGTTATTTTTTTTGTGTAGGCAGGATCCTCATCCTCCCGGTTATTATAATCTCTATTAAAGCGGGTGATTTCATATGCGAGCATAAAAAAAACTCCTTCATATTTTATTTTCTATGAAAGAGTTATAACATATTTTTTAACGCTTGTCAAGCAATTTTTTTAAATGGCGCGTTTTTCTTATCAAGGTGCCGTTTTAATGAGACTTTATAACTTTTACCATATTCCTTATCAAGTTTTTCTTTTAGTTGATTCGCTAGCTTTTCTTTATACACAAAATATTTAGGAGCCCCTGGAGACTCCACAGAAATTTCAAAAACTTCTTGTGTTTGTTCCACACAACCTCCGTTTAAAAGGTTAGAAGAAAATTAATGGAAGGCCCACTTATCTTAATATTGTCATATACTCTATACGAATAGCCTAGCCCTAAAGCGGCCCTATTATTAAAACGATTATATCTAAAATCTAAAACATAATCTTTTGGAGTATAGAATCCCTTTATACTGGCATTGTTTCCCTTATATAATAGCTGGGAATAGTATACACCAAGACCCCTTGTGTTACTTGTTGAGTTATCTACATAATTTATTTTATCTCCCACAATAGTATTATAATTTCTCGTATAAGAGTCTACGAAGAAAGGTTCGATTAATGCGCCAGAGAGACGAAAAGGATACCCTATCTCTATTCTACTGGCACTGAATCCATAAGTAAATGTAGCAGGTAAGCTCTTTTTTTCCTTCTCATCAAAAATACTGATAGCTGCGTTGTACTCCCTATTACATAGGTGGTAGCCCCTAACAGTACAAATTGATACTAATCCTACTTCCACCTCACAAGAAATATTTTTATTTTCAAAGACACTGTTCAAAAATAAATTTTGTGTTGTCTGTGTGGAATATGTAGGTGAAATTCCAATAGAAACTTGTGCATTAGCTATAGCTGCTAATGCTAGAATACTCATGCAAATTGCTATTACTTTTGTCATTTTTCGCTCCCTCTCCCGTTTCCTTAAAATGATTATATATCTTCTCATGGATCTCTATAAAAAATCCCCTCTCGACTTTCAACAGCCTACATATTCTTTCCTCCACGTAGCAATCAATGTCGAGTCTCTCTAGCTCCATGCTAGTCCTCCATCCACTCTGGTCTCTTCCTAGGAACAAATTCCGTCCCAGTAGCTTCTGCTAATATCTTACGCTGAGCTTCTGTAATTGCGTGGAAGGACCACAGTCCTTTGAGGATAGAACTAAAGTCTTTCTTTTCCTGTAAAGAAAGGGCATTAAAAGCAGCCCAGAGCTGCCCCGGTCTTTCTGTATTATATAACTTAATCATGTCTTTAAATAGCTGTAAGGCTTTTTCATCTGTCATTTCATTTCTCCGGTCCAGTTATAACTTCCCATTTTCCATCAAAGGTATCCAACCTAACTATATACCAACCATGTGTTTCCAATTCTTCATAGTTATCCAAAAAAATTCTTTGTATATTAGGTTTAGGATCTATGTGTAAATCAAGTTTTATTCTCTTTTCTTCTTTTCGGAAGAAAGACATCAGCCATTCTTTCAATTTAGTAATCATATACTCTCCTATTTTAATAGTCAATTCTATAACAAAACCCAGGGCTTACATCTGGATACATGTCGTTTTCTTTATCATAGCATACAGCCCAGGGATAACGCAACTCTTCTAAAACCTTTCTTCCTGTAAAATTAAAATCTCTAGAAACACCTACATCGTGAAATATGACTATCCCTGTTTTCTTAAGCTTAGGAAGAAATAATTCAAACTGAACCTTCTGAGCAGCGTATGTATGTGGTGCAGTATCCACGTGTAAAATATCAACCGAGTTATCCTCAAATTGTTCCGCTGCATTTTCTGCCAAGTCCTGTATAAAAAATGTTTTCTGATTATCAATAAGCGGAAAAAGGTGAGGATGTATATTTGTATCTATAAAAGTAGCTTTCCTAAGTGTATAACCTAAATTATTAATAAAGAAACGCGCACTTAATCCCTGATCTGATCCCAGTTCTACAATATCAATAGGCCCACCACTAACCCTATTTAAAGCAAAATCTACCGCAAATTTATAGAATTCTTCAAATAATCTAAACTGATCAGGGTGAACTAAATCATCATAAGTGTAATTTTTAATTTGCTCTTTTTCCTCTTCAGTCATGCCCTCTATATCGTCCCGGTAGCCTTTAAAGATTACACACGCTGCATTTTCTTTGCCTTCGTCTAGTATTCTCACTATAGCCATTTCAGAGTTGTAATCCAGTATAGACTTTATACTCTTCTTAACTTCAGCATCATTAAAGTTTTTTACTATCATATAGTCATTAGGATCAATATGTTTTTCAGTAGCTTGAAAATGATGATTTATATAGTTAGGAACGTGGTTATTACTGAATAGCCAGACACTGTTATGTTCCTGGAGTCCATCCTGAATTTCACAATCTCCACATTTTTTATGATAATAAGAAGCATCTTCTGCTCTTCCTAATCTTTGACAGGCAACAGAAAGCCATCTTAAGGGGGCTATCGTCCTCATAGAGACGAAATCAAAGATAACTGGTGCATGAGGGGAGTTAACAGCGTACTCGTACCAGACTGCAGCTAAGGCCCATTTTTCTTGAATTCTGTAAATATCCCCCAATATAGTAGCAGCAAAGGCAACATTAGGATACATATTTACAGCAGTAAGTCCGGCATCAATTGCTTTGTCAAATTCTTTTAAGTGTACATAAATATACATAAGATCAAGATAAGCCTGATATTTCTCAGTAATATTATTACTTTTCTTTAGGTAAAGATCATAGTTACTAATAGCGTCAGGATAAGCAGCGTTATTATACTGCTCTCTGGATAAATAAAACAAGTTTCTAACATTATCTGGATCCTCTTCTACTGCCTTTTGTAGAATTTTTATATTACGGGCGCGTTTTTTATTACTTTCTTCAGGGGTTTCTTTTTTATTATGAGTGAGTTTGTATTCTTCCCAAGTAACTTCTCCCGCGTATTCTGGCAAAACAAGTTGCTCTACTTCGTGAGCCGCCCCTACCCAAGTATACGGACTTTTTCCGTCTTCTGCAACTTTCCAGAAACGCTTCCTATTTAATGCAATTCCTTTTCCATATTCATAAGGAAGAATAACTGAGTTAGGTTTAGCGGCTTCTAATCTCTCGGTAAGCCTGCCAAGCTTTACAGAAGGGTCCCATACATCATCACTATCTACCCAATAAACATAATCACATTCTGGATATTTTCCTAGTAGTATAGATAAGCAATTATTTCTAGCTTTAGAAAAATCATTTTCCCACATTTGTTTATATACATATAAATCAGGAAGATAGGTCTCTTTAAATTCAAGCAATTTATCAGTAAGCTCTTTAGAAGCGGGGGCATCTATAGCTAAAACTACAACATTAGCTAGTGTCTCTTGTGCTTTAAGACACTCTACAATTTCATCTATATCATTACGAGAGATAACATAACAACCGATAATTATTGACATTTTTCTCTTTCCAGGAGGGACCTTAGGTCCCTCCTTTTTTATAATTTAAAACCAGTCAAACACGCCATCGTTTAAGAAGCAGCAAACCATATTCTGACGATTTGCTACCTTAACACATTCAGTAAAATTACTACGAACTTTTTTTCCATTTTCGTATTCGCTTTCTTCAACCTTTACTTTAGCAGCCCACTCTCCATCATGACAAAAAAAAGTATCAGGCACCCACCTATCAGAACAATCCTCTGGTTCTATATAATTATAGTAACAATAATAGCTTACTTCTTCGTCACCTTTTTCTTCCCCATCCGGGTTACTATAAATACAGTTTTTACAAGTAAGGTCTTCAATTTTTTGGCATAGTTCCATTTGTTTGACTCCTCTTAATGATATTTTCTGCTGCAGGGGCACCGGGTCCAAAAATCCCACAGCTCTTTTTTGCAATTTTATCCGGGTCTAGTTGACAATAGAATTTATGATTTAATTCAAAAGAATCAGGATTTTGATGTATCCCCTTGGAAACTTCTTTTGCCATAAACCACGTTTTCTTTTCTTTTTGATGCATAAACTTTCCAACATAAAAATCGAATAGTTTAGCTATTATAATAGTAGAAGCAATGTTCGCCTGAGGCCCCTTAAAATAAAAGAAAGGACCATCTCCTGAACTATCTCGTATACTGCCAACGTTTAAATTATAATCTCTCAATACTTCATTAGCAATAGCGGAATTAAATCCACCCTTAGATATTCCGGCACAGCTATTCTCAGGTTTTTTAGATAATCCGTCTTCCAAAATCTGTCTAGCTAAAGCCCTTTGGGCCATAATAGGGCCAATTGGGCCTTTAAAATCTTTCTCCTCTAACTTAGATATTACCACTGGTAAATGTTTTTCAAAATAAATAGCATGTGGGTCCATACTTGTATAAGAGGGCAGTGGTGCCACACCTGTTATTACAACCGCCATAAACATTAAAAATATTCTGTTCAAAATACCTCACTTTCAACTAAAAAGTTTTTTATTTTATTAAGAGCGCGTTTTTCTAACTCATTTACACGCTGCTTACTAATACCCATAGAATTTGCAATTGATTGCAACGACCTATTATCTTTTAAGTATCTTTTTTCTATGATACCTTTTTCGTTTTCTGCTAATGTGCCTATGGCTTTTTGTATAAGTCCTTGCAAAAGCTGCCTAGAAAGTAATTCTTCCGGATTTTCTTTAGGATCTTCTACTAGATCAATAAAAGTATCTTCAGTATCTTCACTAAATTTAGTAGATAAGTAATAATCGCGTTGCTTTATACGAATAGCCAGTGCTTTAATTTCTTCTGTATTTCCTTCTTCTTTTTCTTTAGAAATATCAATGGCCCTAAAGAAGGTGTTACGTTCCTCAGTAGTAGTTCCTATTTTAACTAAGCTCCAAGTTTGCATAATAAAAAGTTTCATCTCTTTACGGATCCATTTATAAGCAAATGAGGCTAATCTAAAGCCAGCATAAGGATCGAAAGCTTGTATTGCTTTCATTAATCCAACCATGCCCTCTTGTATCAAATCTTCTACATAAACCTGAAAGTAATGCGCATATCTCCATGCAACCTTAACTACTAAAGGTAAGTGGGATACTGCTAGTTTATGTGCCGCCTCTTTATCTTTATACTCAAAATAGTTGATTGCCAGCTCGCGCTCTTCCTCCAAAGAGAGCCGCTTAATATCCTGTAAATTAAAAGTATTAACGCTTAAGTCAAACATTATATCTGCATCCTCCTATGCAAATAAAGAATACCATGTAGGTACAACTGTTACAATTATATAATAACTACCTAAAATATCTACTACAATCACAGCTCCAACCTCTTAGGTAAGGCCGGAAGTAGAGCCACTATTATTAGTGACACTATACCGAAAAAGAAACCCAACACAAGCCATGCTCCAATTGAACGATTCTTCTGGCTCGCAATATAGCCGCTTCCTACAAAGCAAAAGGCCCACAAAAGAAGTCCAAGTGCTTCCATAATATCCTCCTATTTTCTTTTAATCACTAGAACTAAAACTTCCACCAGAATCATACGAAGAGGAACTATAATCACTGGAAGAAGAGCTATAGTCAGAACTTCCCGAGTCTGAAGAAGAATATGAATTAGAGTAATCGGGATCAGTATCTACAGCTGGTGTACTTTGATCATAACTTTCCCTGCTACTATAGCTTTCAGGGCCGTCGCTTAGCCACATATAAGCCAGTCCAGCCAAAATAAGTGCGTCTGAAAAATCTATACCGTCGTCTCTTACGTCTCTAATAAAATCTGATTTTCGCATTCCTTCTGACTTTCTTAGTCGGTTCCATGCTATTTCACAAGATGTATTAGCCTGTCTACTGGACTTCCCAGCAGTGATTAGATCATTAGTACACCGTGCCATAAAAGATTCTTTTGTTTCCATTTTTTCTCCGTAGTTTATTTTTCTTTTAAAAGATACTCATTATGATACACTATAATGAAAGATTAGTCAAGCTTTATTATTTCTTTGACCTACTAAGTTTAATCTTTTGGCCTTTTATGCTATTCTTCTTTCAGTAGATAATCATTATTGAGGCATTTAAATGAAAGTAGCGCGTAACCCAGCCGAGGAGACAGTTTAGCTTCTCGAGGCCTTACTACTATTCCTTCCCTATGATTCTTAGTACCATCATATTTACCTTTAGCTTTTTCTAGTAGGTCTTCCAGAGCATAGTTCATTATGTAAACATCTTCAATAGGTACAGTTTTGAGTCCCAGCTTCTTACATATTTCTTCTATCTCTTCTTTTCCACCGTATGTCCCACTATCCAAGAAATGGACGTTAAAGGTAAAGGCGTCTAAGTCTTTTAAACCTAATGGGTTCTTCTGGACCCCGGGGCCACAAAGTTCCAGTTGAAGGTATAGGTTAATGTCTAGTTTTTCTAGTTTTTCCTTTAATCCATAGTTATTTGCCACTTTCCAAAAGCTGTTTTGTTCATCTTCTTTAAGATTAAGGTTACGAGAGCAAACACCGAAAGGCTCCTCTATCTTATTATTATAATATACAGTCATTGAGCTACCGTCCAGTTTTACTGCCTGATAAACCTCCATGCCCGACATATCGTCTAATAACCTAGGATATGACTGAATTCTAAATTCATCAGTTTTTTTGCAGAACCCGGGAAGTAGGCCTTTAGCGTCAGCAAAAAGTCTGGCACGAATCTCTCTGTCTCCGGGCCTAAAGTATTTCTTTATTCCTAGTTGTTGGGTTACATCGTCACCTTCCTGGAGATAGCTGATATTTAAATTAAGATTACTGATAGGTAAAGCTATGCCTTGGCTAATCTGCCCGCGAAGTCTAATGGAGCGCACTCTGAATCCTCTAGGCCGCATAAACTCAAATGCGTCTATCTCTGGCAACATGGAATCAATTTCACAATACACACAAAGATCTCCAACTTTAAACTCACCTTTTCTGGCTACGCAAGCCCATCCTAGAATGCTAACTCTTTCTATTGCATCCGCATTATCTATTGGGTCTATTGCCTTAACTCTTTGGATAGATGCTAATTTTCTTTCCATTTATTTCTCCGTCAACCATTTTATGTTAATTTTTAAATGACTACAAATCTCATCAACAGAATATCTTTCCTCTCCTTCCTGCCCATACCAGATATCAACATGCTCAGACATGCCGTCAACTTTCACCATGACATTTACTCTATATCCTTCTTCCTGCCTAGTAAAAATGGCATTACCTGCTGTATATAAGTTATCATATTCATCCTGTCCCGGAAATAAAGTTATCTTATAATTGAAGGAATCCATCGATTTTCCTATAAATCACCTTTAAAATATGTAAGGGGCTTTCCATTAAGATATTTTAAGATTAAGTCTTTGCCTCGCTTAAAAGCAGCAAAGCGACAGACTCTTAGATCATCCTCATGCCAACCATCAGGTATTTCTACCAATACAGACACACTAGTATCTAACCCGGACCCTACCTGTAAAATAGAATTAACATCAGGAATACTGTGATCTCTTTTCTGGTAAGTATTAAGATTCCATGATTCCCTATAATCTTGAATAGGATAGTCTGCTCCTCCGTCTCCTAATGTATTTTTTGATATGATATCTAATGAAACTGTATAATACATTTATTTCTCCATTTTCTCAATCTTTTTGTTCAAAAACCAAGCGGCCTTTTTAAGATCTTCTAGTGGCTTACCCTTTCTCTGATATCTCGACAGATATTTTATCACTGACCCAAGATAAAAATCAAGCTCCCATGCGTCTATCACATCAATGGGCTGTATAGAAGAATACTGATAGTGTTCTGGTTTATTTACTGGATCAGCCTCTTCCTTAGGAGGGTTACATTTAGGCATAGGCGGAAATTTAGTTACGGGAGGTAATTCATCACAACTACGACTATCCCTAAGGACTCTCTCCATTACGTCTAACCGTGTCATACACATTTATTAGCTATCCTTTCACTACACCTAAAGGTGTCAGTCTATCTACTATATCCACTAGGTCTTTCTGATTCTCCATAACTACTTCTACATCCTTATAAGAGCTAGGAGCTTCATCTAAGTCTGAAACATTTCTAATGCTATGTATGATCCCTTGATCGTCTAATATCTTTTTTTCTTTTTCAAGATCAAGCTCAGCCTTAGCTCTAGTTCTGCTCATAGTCCTTCCGCTTCCATGTGAGCAAGAATTAAAAGAGTCTGCATTACCCTTTCCCTTAGTCAAAAATGATGCGGTTCCCTGCGACCCCGGCACGATACCCAACTCTTCTAATCTAGCGGAAGTTGCGCCCTTTCTATGTATAAGAAAATCTTCCCCAGAAAAATGCTCCCATCTAATATAATTATGGTGTACATTTAGAGTAGGTGTAAAAGTAAGATCCGGAAAAAAAGATAAGAATACGTTCTTAATATTATTAATCATGTATTCTCTATTTAGATGCGCATACTCTAAACAATAATTCATTTCGTTAAGATATAATTTAGCCTCATCATACTTAATAGGAATAAAATGTAGTTTATGAGAAGAGGGAACAGAAGAATAGCAGTCTTCGTTTAATTTTTTAGCTATTTTATTGTAGTGATCCGCTACCTGTTTTCCTAAATTTCTAGACCCAGAATGTATCATGAAACACACGTAACCTGCTGAATTAACTTGTATTTCTTCGAAGTGGTTGCCTCCGCCCAAAGTCATCAAGGAGAGTTGTGCTTTTTTAAACTCTTTAGATATTACAGGATGTGTATCTTTATTAATATCTGTAGTAGGCATCTCTAAACCTTCTATAATCTGGGTATGCTTATCAAAGCCTACTGGAATATTTTTTCTTATTGCCCCCATAATATTTTTTAGAATAGAGATATCTAAATCTTCTCTTTTTAAGGAAGTTTCTACAAAAGCGACGCCACAACCAATATCAACCCCAGCCCCATTAATTACGACAACATCCTTTGTAGCAAACACAGCTCCGATAAACGGCCCTTCGCCCTGGTGCGCGTCGGGACAGACCACAATATGTCTATAGGTAAAAGGAGCATTAGCTAGGTTCTTAGCTTGCTGCAATGCTCCATCCTTGATGTCATCTAGCCACATCTTAATCGGGATACGTTCAGACGAAATTACTTTTTTCATCTTATTATTTTTCTATTCCTTTAATGCTTTCAAGAAATAACTGTGCTGCAACTGACACATCAGATATAAATTCAAAGACTTTAGCACGCTCCCAATTACTATGCTCCTCTAACATTAGATCATTTAAGTTTCCTACAAGATTGTAAGTTTCTTGTATTACAGCTTCAGTTACAGTAATTTCTGTATTCTTAGTTTCTTCTACAGGCTCATTTACACCAGTAGCTGTGGTAAAATCTATTCCTGCGAAAGCTACTGGTTCCCAAGTTCCCCAATCTACCCCAACGGTATAATCTGAAACTTTCCATGCTTCATCTGCATTATGCAAATAAAAGTGTCTTCCATATTCGTCGCGTACAATTTTTGGTGCCATTTTTGCTCCTATTTTTTTTATTCTTTTCTATGTATATCATAGATTTTAATGCTTGTCAAGTTTTTTTTTGAGGAGAGCGAAAAAAAATGCGGAGAATCGGTCAATTATTCTCCGCAAACCCAATGTTGGCATGGTTAAAATTTGCAATCAATTGCAAATACAAGATCAATCAGTTATTTTGTGCGCTTTTTAAACGATTCTTCGGTAACTTCTTCTTTTGTAATTCTTACTGTAGAAGGAACATCCCAAATGCGTCCATCTATATCACGTATACGAAAAGTATTTCCATCCCATTCACCATAGCCCACAACATAATGAAGATCATCTACCTCAAAAGCCTGAAGCTTACCAGACTCTTTAGCTTCTCTAGCAGCATCTCTACTGGCCTTATCTCCACATCCCACTAATAGGAATAAACATAAGCAAAGTAAAATATATTTTTTCATAATAAACTCCTAAGTTGGTGCTGCGGGAAGGATGTGCGCCTCCGGTGGTTCTTATGTGTCTGATCTACAGTCAGATGCCTTCGCTACTAGGCTACCGCAGCAAAATGGAGGCAGGGGCAGGAATTAAACCTGCGTATAAGGGTAGTTTTGCAAAACTACCCACCTAATCTCTCGGTCACCCCGCCCAAGTTAAAGATTGTCTACCTTCGGCCTCCAGTTCTCCGGCGCTCTCCAGGAGCGGCTTACGGTTCTCCTTTCATAGACACGCATGGTGTTCTTATGTCACCGCGGCAGACTCTTTACATCACCCACCCATAAGGCGAGTAATATCGTGTTTTTCTTTATCAAGGTCCTTGCGCGCTTTTTCCGCTAAGGACTCAAGAAACTCAGCCTTCTCTCTAGTAGTAACTAAAATTTGAGCCACCGCTTCTTTAGATCTTCCTAAATAACTATTAAGTTCTTCATGCAAATTAGTCGCAAGTGCAGGAAACTGCCCATTATTTACCATTACGGGAGCAGGGTTTATAATTTCCATTTCTGGTTCAGACATAACAACTTCCTCTATCGCTTCTTGTTTTTTCTTCTTTGGAAAAGTATAATTGTTGACTATTTCTATTGTCATTATTTTTTATTGGCGATGGCGAAGAGGTATGATCTCTCATAAGCTGGCTTGACAAGCCAGGGCATTATCCAATTTATGCTACGCCACCGTAGGTAGGAAAGAGGCAGGAGTCAAACCCGCAGTTGGCTCAGCATGAACACGATTGTTGCCTAGGTTACCGTGCCCCACCTTGCACACGCTTCTTTGCGCGCCTATATCATTCGGCTACTCTTTCCATAAAAAATTATTCATCAAATTCGATGTTATCTAAACTGGACATAGCATCAAATTTTCTGCCTTTGGATTTCTTATTGAACATCCCACTACATATTCCCGCTGCTTGAGCAGGAAAGGATCCTTCTTTTATTAGTGCGGGAATACATCTATCCATAAAATCTTTTTCCGCTTCTCCTGGCTTGGGGTAAGGTATAGGCATTTAAGGAGTCTCCCCTAGTGTAGGGAAGCCCCAGGTCGATTCATTATCGAGCGATGCCCCCAGGTCTGGATTTCTTTGTGATCTATTAAAAATAGCATTAGATATAATACGCGCCTCTTTCTCAGTTTTACCGTTCTCTCGTAGTAGAGGGATACAGCGCGCTACAAAATCATCTACATTTTCTCCTTTTACAGGATCCGGAGTTAAATTCATCAGTCAGTTTCCTTTTCAATAACAATTTTTCTAGTTCCTTCTTCAGTTAAAAAAGAAGGAACAGCGTAGCCTTTAGCTACGCTTTGCTCTAATTCATATTTAGTTTGTATTTTTTCTATAGGTTCTTTACTTAAAGCTAAGCCTACTATATTTTTGAACTCAAGAGAACTTAAGCTATCATGTGGTAATTTTTCATATATGCCCTCTAACTCTTCTACACAGGTAGCAAATCGTAAGCTTATTTCATGCTTCTGAGTTACAGGACTATACCAAGAATTACATTCTACAAAATCCATTTTACATTCCCTCAGGTTGTTGTTTTAACCTTTTCCAGGAAATTCTTTTTATTCCTAGGGGAGTTGTTATTACTTCTTCATCTGACCATCCACGCTGGAGCCTTTGTCTCAATATTTTAGCTTTTACATTTAAATGTTTACTCCACTGAGTTACACTTAGAGTCTTACCTTCAAAAGTTATATACTTATTATGTCTAGTATTATTCATTTGCTCTTCTCTGGTGGCCCACCTACAATTATTAGGTGAGTAAGGACCGTCATTATCTATACGATCTAAGGAAAGTCCCTTTTTGTATCCACTCTGCTGAGCCCACTCATAAAAAGCTAAAAAATTCTCTTTCCACTCATCACAGATATAAATTCCTCTTCCTCCCCATCTGGAATAATGAGGATCATCTGTTTTATAACATCTATTTTTCATTCCCTGCATAACGCCATATAAAGCATCTTTAGATAAATCATGTTTTAAGAAGGTGGCTCTCTGGGACCTTATAGCGCATTCTTTCTGATAACAGCCACAGGATTGTGTAGCTCCTCCTTTTAAGGACCTCCACCTAACTAAAACGATATTACCACAGTCACAAAGACACCACCAAAAAGAATCAGTAGTACCAGAGCGTGAAGGTCCCCTCTCTGTTATTAATAGTCTTCCAAAGCGTAAGCCTATTCTATCGGGTACTTTATACATCTGTATACACCAGTACTACATACTTAAGATATGTTGTTTTAAACTTTTCCAAGAGTCCAAACCACCTAAAGTTTGAAAAATATTAGGAGACCAGCCGGTAACCATGTATACATTTTTAGAAAACAAGTCTACAGGATAGGTCCCGTAAGAAGACAAGTCAAACATATAAACTTTAGCGTGAGGATTAATCTTTAAATACCTATTCCATGATTTTTCAAATTGAGATCTATTACTAGAAGGTTCTCTCACTCCAAAAATATGGCTATGTCTCCCTATACCCAGATCCCCATACACCTGACTATCAGAGAAGAGCATAATATTATCTACGTGTAGATTACCCTGTACCAACCAATCGAAAATTTTATAACCATATGTCGAGAGTCCTACTGAAGGTAATTGTACCCCACCTATTATTTGATTCCCAAAGCTACAAGGGGACCAATCCGTTCCGAAGACCCCGGTTATAACTTTTCCACACTTCTTAGCCAGCATTCTTCCTAGAAGAATGCCTACATCTATAAGTCTTATAGAAGAATTTTTTGAAAGTGGGTCATTCATGGAGCCACTTACATCACACGCTATCAGCGTTGCTTCTTTTTTAAGATCCCCTATACCTGGAATATTATCAATAGAAATTATAAGAGCTTTCTCAAACACTTCCTGAAATCTATTCATGTTCATTTGAATCTCAGGATCGCGCTCTTCCATTAATCTAGCAAAGGCAGAATACCACCTAAAGGGAAATTGTTTAGATTTAAGAATCTGTTGTTCATTCCCTAAAAGTGCTATCAATTTTTGAATATGCTCTTCACTAATACCAGCCTTCAACATGTTTTTAATATTACGAAGAGCTGCCATATAAGGAATGCTATTGGTATCTAGTAGATTTTCCCATGCAGCTTTCTTAGCTACTGGATCAGAACCAGCGGCTGATATATCCACTTCCCATGTGGTGATAGGATCTAGAGCATCCTCTAATATTTGTTTGTATATAGAGCTTTCTTCTCCTGTTCTGGGCTTAGGGTGACATAAGCATAGGACATCTTTAAATGTAATCTTTTCTTTACTCTGCTTATCGTATTTTCTAAACTGATAGCTATTAAATTTACTAAAAGATTCCGCTATACCTTTCTTTAAGGCATTAGGAATTTTTCTAATATCGTGTCCGCCTTTACCTTTTATCCCCTGCCAAGCAGCTAATAGCTCTTTTATTTCATCTGCCCTAGATACAACCCGAGATACCATAGAAGCAGTAAGTTTATCGTTAAGAGCCAGTCCAACTAGCAACACTAAAGGTACCGACCTAAGATACATATCTTTGCGTAGGTAAACCGCTAAATTAGCCACGAACTGTGGATCACATTTAGGAATTAAATCTAAAATAGTAGCAATAGTCTGATCGGTTTTCTTATAGAAAGTGTCTTGCAGTAGGTTACAAGCTGTAACCGAGTAGAGCTGTTGCTCCGGATCCAGGCCTATATATGCCACTGCCCCTTCTTCGTTTACTGTTCTTCTCTGATTTTCAGCAATTTGATTAAACCTAGACATTTCTAACTCCTTGAAATTTATTGAAAAAGCGCGGGGAAAAGGCTATAACGGGGGCCTATAGGATTTGAACCTATAACCTAGGATATTTTCAGTCCTAGTGTGTTACCATTTCACGAAGGAACCGTTATATGCGCCGCCGCACCACAAAAGCCAACATAAAGCGCTAGGAAAAAGCTAGAAGAGAAATGCGTCTCGCCAGTTGACGCCCTCAGCTTAGGCTGGGACCGATTTGAACGGTTACTTATTTTTAATAAGAAGTAACTCTTCTATACGCCGTAGCGCTTTCTTAAAAAGTCTTGGCAGGAAAAAACGAAAAGAGGCTTTTTTGCCCATTTTTATTTTTATGAGGAAAAACACATTTCTGTGAGAAAACCTCTGGTGGACATGCTTTGGAAGTATCTCTTCTCTACGCCGTGCCAAATAAAGCAATAAATAGCGAGGAAAAAACGAGCAGGGAGTCGCCCAAAACTTAGATGAAGTAACCCTATTCTATGCCGTCGCTAAATTTTTAAATTAAAAAGTGAGGAAAAAGCGATTAGAGAGATTTACAGCGTTTTGCCAGTTAAACTATCTTCAAATACATGAAGAACAGGAGTCGAAACCTGTATCTCAGCCTTTGCATGGAGTAACTCTAATCTACGCCGTCACTTTTGTTTTTCTGTTTAAAGCGGGAAAAAACGAGCAAAGCTTTGGTTTCATTTCAAGTGAAGTATCTCTGCTCTACGCCGCGCTTTTATTTTCAAAGATCTCAAATTCTAAAATATACTATACCACATTTTTAAAAGCTTGTCAAGCTTTTTTTGCAATCAATTGCAATTATTTTTTAAACTTTTCTACGATGTCCTCAAATAGTGAAGGTGTTGCAGTATAAACAATACCTAAAAGCATAAAAGCTAGCCTACGAATTTCTTCTTCTGCTGCAGGATCTAAACGTAGTCTAAAAAAATCTCTGAGAGCACGGGCATTAGCCCAAGCATTACGAGTAGTTGCTACGTTGACAGGCATAATTAAGCGCGCATCTTGCTTTTTTGCTCCTGTGTCTATAAGAAACTTATACGCTCTATAGGCATTTTCACACGCCCCTGACATCAATTGATAAGTAGCCTCCGCTTCATCCTCATTCTTCATATAATTTAAAGTAGGATATACAAACTTAGGTTGCTGCTGTGTATACCTACGGGATAAGCTTATATGACCAGCTCCGATACGATGCCTACTCCATTGAGCAGAGGCAGCTTTAGATATCCCGGTTACATGAAAAACATACTGTATAACCTCAAAGGGAGTATCATGTTTCATCTTCAACAATTTTTTATTTAAAGCGGTTGCTTTATCTATAGAATTTAAGGATGAATTATAACTGGCTGTTGCCATTAATGCAGGCATGCATTCTATATTTCCCTCTACCTCTTCGGGATCATAGTTTCCTAAAGGAGTAGTAATAGCAATGAGCTTGACTTTTGGCTCTTCATTTCCGAAACAAGTCTTTTCACGCACATTCTTCCAAGGATCAGATATCACTTTATTTCTCCTATAGGCCAGTATCTCGCCTCTTCTCCCCCCGAGAAGATAATGGGCTCATCATACCAAAACATGCTTCCTTTTACAACACCTTTTTTAACAATATAATTTTCGTTAGGGTTATCCTTCTTTGGGATCTTACCAGTGTATACTTTATCTAAACAAGTGTGATGCTTATCGCTAATGTAACAAAGCAGAGATGCTTTTTTCTCTTTTTCTATTTGTGACTTTTTCGCCATATTAAAACTCCCGAAAAAAAACGTCTGGATCTTTTGAGTCTCCCACTATGCTAGACTCTACATCAATAGTGCCTGCAAGTCCAGAATTTTTTAGCGCTATTTCAGCATTATTTTTATATTTATTTGCAGCATACAGACTTGTAAATATCCCCAGTATTCCGCTTTTAACAGAGAATTCCGAGATCGCATAAGTCACAACATATAACACTTTCATTTTCCCAAATTCCTTTTTAATTCACAAATTTCCTCTATTTCTCGCATAGAAAGGCCCTTTTTTAAACGACGTTGTATAAAACTTCCAGACACTCCCCATTTTTCTCCCCAATCATGAAGAATTAACTTCTCTCCGTTGTATTCTATCCAAACATTGTCCCTCCTGTTGCGGTTCTGCTCAAAAATGGAAGACCATTTGCAGTTTTCCGGGCTATACCCTTTAGTACCATCAATGCGGTCAAGTTGGTACCCCTCTGGCGCAGGGCCCATGTCCTCAAAGAAATTCTCAAAACCATTTTCTCCGCTCCACCTATCGCATACTTTTATACCGCGAGCCCCGTAACGCTCGAACCCCCTGTGGGTGCTGTCGTTACAGCGCCTCAGCATTTCTACATGCACGCGGTAAGGGTGCGTTCCGCCTTTAAATATTCTACTAGTATGCCCGTGTTTGGTTCTAGAACAACCACAACTCTTAGATGCTCCAGATTTTAATCTATAGGAGGGAATGGTAACTTCTTTTCCGCAGGCCCTACATAAACACACATAATGAATGTGACGACTAGTGCCTTTTTTCTCCCCTATACCTAAAACCTCTAAATCTCCAAAAATGTCACCTATTTTTATATCTCCCTCTGGGTCTTTACCTGCAAGGGCGCGCCTTATAGCTTTTGATAATATACTCATCCTATAAACCCGCCCTCAACATTTTAGTTTTTTCTTTCATCCATTTGTTTTCTAATTGAGTAATTATGTCTTCTACTGGAACTTCCTGTCCCTTATACTGACTAAAAAATTTAGTCTGAAGGCCAGTAATACACGCGGCTTCTTTCATTCCCATTTTTCTTCCTAATATAGTAACCGGTACATGTTTAAGTCTGTTCTTAGGGTATTCTATTCCTCTATCTACGCCTGTACGCAAATTCTCAAGAACAGAGGCCCACCTGTCTTCTCTGCTAATCAACAAGGTAGGTCCCTCCTATTTTTTTACCTTCCACTTTCCTAGCTCTAAAATTGGAGCGAAAAAATTTATCTCTCATATAGTCTTCAATTAAAGCATACTCCAATTTTAATTCTTCTGCAAGAGAAGAAGGTAAAGTTTCTATTTTTTGTTTAAGGGCCAAAACTCTATTTTTAATTTCTAATCTGTCTTGTACATTTTCCATTTTTGTCTCCTTAATTTAAAGTTTGTTAATAACTATTTGCCTATGTGCAGGCACCTTGTCAGTAACCTTAGCGTCTCTTCTGCTTCTTTTGTAAGAAGCAACCTTATGTGTAAGTATATGTATCACTCCCACTACAGCATCACAGGTGTCATTATGCCTATTGGGAATATGGTCCACCTTTTGTTTTTTTGGATCATATTCTAAATGAAGCAACTCGTCTATATATACTTCATTCTTAGGATGCATTAGTCTTCCTTCTATATAAGCACTTTTTGCTTCCATATAAGGAACAGGAGTAGTAACTGTAGAAAGTGGACCACTTCTTACTTTAAGTTTCCTGAGTCCCTGGATAAAAGATACGTTTTGGTAGGTATCCATAGTAACTATCTTCATATTCAAAAGATCGCATAAATAAAACATGAAGCCCCGGAGCATATCAAAGTCTACTTCTCCTCCTTGAGGAGGCCGAATCTGTATAATTCCATCTATACATATAACAGGAGCATCCATATCTAATACTTCTGTAAAGTCGTTACGTTCCTTTGAGTAGAAAGAAGTAGAAGGAAGGCTTTTATATTCTTGTATATGACCTATAGCCAGTCCTACTCTGTCTTTACTCACTCCTAAGTCTACATGCATGCAAAAAGAAGCGTTTTTATCAAAGGCTATTTGCTTCATATACTCTTTATCTATAAGCAGATCCCACTCCCACGGGCCTACAAAATAATCGTTTACTACAATAGACTCTTCTTTAAATAAGGTATGTCCGTTATAGTAAGCTTCATATACAGTATACGCATCTGTTACACTTTCTTTAAAAGGCATAAAGGCGCGCCTATGACCCGTAGCTAATCCCGCGAAGTCTCTAAGTGCAGTTTCTATGTCTCTTTCAAAGTCAGATCTATATTCCTCTGGAACTTCCAATAAGTCGGCTTCAGGTAAAGCAAATTTTTTAGATTCTATAATTCTAGAGCTTCGATCTAGTGTTCCTATTTCTACAATGAATCGCTTGCCAGAAAATCTATCTTGTGATAAGGTGTCCCATATTGCATGTTTTACTACATATATCTGATTATCCCACTTAGCCTCTTCTATTTTCTTAGAAAGAAAATCTCCAGGGTAATGAACAGCAGAATCTAAAATAAGACATCCTGGTATTTTACCATAGGTCTGGAACCTACTTTTAAGTCTCTGGATTAAGTTAGTGTAAGCATTAGATGCTTGATCGTAGGTTGTGTCTTCCTGCCCTCTCATAGTTAACTGTTTGCTGTTTTCAACTACAGAAAAATAATTAAGCTCTGACATACAATTTTTTACAGGGATAAACCCGTTTTCTGTACGTGCAATAAAAAAATGGGACCCTCCTACATTATGTAAGTCATACACGGGCATAATTACATTTAAATTTTCCACCCGTATACAGCGTTTAGAGTTAAATAAGGAGCTATCTCCTGAAAGTTTACTTGATTTATTTTGTTTCTGTTTATATAGTTGTAAAATTTCTGCATTCCTATCTTTTTCATTTCCTTCGAGGTAGCCTGTATGACTAAAGGAGAAAAGATATCTTGTATAAGAGGCCATTGTTTTGTATGCATATCTTTCCAGACGGATTTTACTTCTATAAGAGAAAAAGGCAAAATAAAATCTGGGGTGTATACGTGAAATTCTCCTTCTATTTCCATAGGAAACACTACACTTTCGTATTCCCACGGAACATCTAGCAGATCTAACCATACTGCAACGGCTATTTCGAAACGAGAACGTGGAGATATTATATCTCCTCTTCTGCGAGTATACATGTATTTGGGATTTTCTATGTGATTTATAAGTAATTGTTTTCTTCCCTGTGCAGCTCGCTTGTTCTTTTCCTCTAAAGCCAATTCCTCCCATCTTTTTAAAGCTTTGTCGCCATGTTTCTGTCTCTCTTTGGGATCGGAGAATTTTAACCGAGTTGCTTCGTGGGCAAGGTGTAAACGTTTCTCTATTCCTATCATTGACTTTGCAACAAAGTCTGGAGAATTTTTTTTCTGTTTCTGTATATTCTTTTTCGCCCACTCTTTTGTCTTCATTATAGCTTCTTCTGATTTCAGAGGACCGTATTTCTCTCGATATTCTAGTGGGGTCATATTGTGTTTCTTTAACAAGTGAGTAGAGGAAATCATCCCAAACTCTTGCCCACATAGTTGACATGTTATTTTGTATTCTGTTTTGCGCCGATGCGATATAGGTTTCCCGTGCAAGTAAGAGCCCGGAAACAGTTCCAGGTAAGTTGAGGAAGTCATGTTGTGAACTTGCTTTAAATGTGTAGTTAGATATATGACCTTCCTTCCGCATAGTTGACATGTTAGAAAATAGGATTCGTTTTCCCTCTGCTTCTCCGGCTTTAACATATTCCTGCCCTTCCCCTAGAAGATATTGATCTGGAGTGCATATTAAAGTTTCTCCATTATCAAAAGTTAGTTTAATTATAGGTTTCCATCCTGTAAATTGTGTTATTGTTTTGTTCCCTTGAACTAGAGCATTACTTTCAAATATTTTAGGATTCTTATTTTCTACGTCTGATATTAAGCTATCAAAAGCCCCCTCCGTTGTTACGTATTCTTGTTCTGGTAAAAAACATCCAGCATAAACATCTAGCCCTAGAGTAGCCATTTCACTGCCAGATACTGGAAGAATGTAAATATTCTTAGGAAATTGTAACTCAGAGGTAACATGTTTATTAAAAGAAAAATTCTTTGTAAAATACGGACTAGCAGAAAAGGCAGATAGCAGCGGATCAAATAAAATCTTTTTACTAAGACGAAGAGATAATGACTGTAGAATCATAACAATAGAGGAACCAGGAGCCAACCCATATTGATATTGAGGATTGTGAAGCATGCTTAATTTGTATAACATATACTCTATAAGTGCCCGAGATAAATAGGATTTCCCCCAACCTGTTGCCCCTGTAAGTACTACTTCTCTAGTATTGTCTAATCGTTCTATTATGTTTTGTAGTTCATACTTTACCACCGGGCGTACTGAACCTTTTTGGTCCATATACTCCTTACTCTCTAAAAACTCCTCGATATCTACTAGTCTACCTTTATACCCCTTTTCTTTATACAGAAAGGAACCATCGTTTTCCTTGAGAGCTTGTATAAAATTTCTACAGAAGTTATTAAGATCATCTTTTAAAATATAAGCATCTGCACCATCAGAGATCTGAGGACAAGCTAATACCAGCGCCTCTAACATAGACTCGTCTCTAGTAGAGAGCTTATTTTCCCTTAATACATCAAATACTAATTCAAATGCCGTATTAAGAGGAATTACCTGTAAATTTTCTAGTGCCATGAATATTTAAGAAGTAACTTCAATTACTTCTTTTTCTTCCTCTTTGGTAGTTATAGAATAACTGCCGTCCTCGTCTAACTTTAATATTAAGGAACGTTCTTCTGCTAGGGATAGTAATTTATGGGTAGCCTGAATCATGGTCTCCCCATCATCTTTGAAGCCTTCTACCAATCCCTTTAATTTTTCAGTGGTTTCGGCAGTTATCACATTACTATCATCTAGCTTTAGTTCTTGTTGTGCTTTTAGTAAGCTGTGCAGCATTTTATCTAATATAGCAATATTATCGGTGGTCTTATCCATAGGTAGAGTTTTAGCTTCTATGTCCATGAGTTTTAGGACACGCTGTGTCTGTTGATCTACTAACCAACTGAGCCTACCGAAGGCATCTACTTTCGAGGTAAGTCCTCGCAGTTTAGTTGCTAATTGAGATGCAACTTTATTCTTCTGCGCTTCCTCAAGGACCATTAAAGCTTTATCATCTAGAACTTTCGTTCTAAACCTGACCAGATCAGGCAACAAATCCTGAAGAGTAGCTTTCTTCTTTACATTAAAAATAGTCTGGCAGGTTCTAATTATCTCACTATTAGTAACACCTCTTTTTAACATTTCATGAAGCTTTACCAACTGCTTATCATCTAATATAGATAGCCAGCTATTAGTAGGCACTGCTTCTTTTATTTTTGCTATAAGAAATTTATCTTCAGCCATAATATTACTCAGAAAGTTCCTCTACTGGATTTGCAGAAGGAAGATCTAAAAGACTGTCAAGATCCTGCTCTCCATCATCTATTTTCTCGAGCGTAGTTATGTGCTCCTCTATATAAGAAATGACATCCAGATCTGCTAGCATGTGTTGTAGCACTGAACTAACTTTATACCCGGATGCAAAAATGTCTCTAAATTTATCCGTGGTTAACGCAAGATATTCTTTATCCATAGTTACCCACAAGTGCCGCTGGCTCCCGTAATCAAGAATAAAGAAGTTTGCAGGAACTGTATTGGAGTACTTGAGCCATAGCTTCTCAATAATCTTAGCCAACTGACTCACACTTCCCTGCACATTCTTAACTGCTTTATCATATTCCTTACGTGCCTCTTTGGGCAGCTGCGCTCTTCCTTGTTTTACTAGAGCGTCGAATTCATCTTCATCTGCAAAACCAAGTTCCTCTGCTAAATCTTCAAAAGGAATATCATGTTTATTTACAAGCTGGTCTATGAGTGCATTAAACTTTTCTGCGTTGAGAGAACCTCTAATTTTATTTAATTTAACTGTTTGAAGCATGAGCATTTTTTCATCAAATATTTCAGGAGACACTACGATGCATGGTATTTCTTTTTCCCCTGATATACGACGTTGCTCCCATCTGTGCTCACCGTCTGCAATAATAAATCTTCCATCTTCAGTAGGAACTACAACTATAGGATCAACAAAGCCTATAGAATCAACATTATTTTCAAGTAGAGTGAAAGATAGATCATCCATTTCATTAGGGTTGAACATGTTAGGCTCCACCCTATCCATAGGAATATTAATACACTCCCCATGATTTATCTCTCTTCCATCGTATAGTATTATCTTACTAATCTCTTGCATTATATATTGTCTCCGTTAGTTTTTTCATCTTTTTTAATCTGAGTCTGATATTCTATGAAACGCCTTACAGATAATTTATTTCGCGTAACTTCACAGTCATTACAAATATTTACAGCTTTTAGCCCTTTATCTATATAGCCACTTTCAGGAGCAATAGGTATTGCCTTTCTTAGAATATCGCAGAAACGAGTATGCATACGTGCTGATCTTTTTTTACAATATACTAATTCTCCATCAGTATCTACTTGTTTTAACCAATCTTCCGGATTCTGTGTTTTAATATGCTTATATTTATAATCCGGCTTAGGGGTTTTTGCCATAGGGCATCCTTATTTCCGATATATCTTTTAATAAAGCCTCAGTATAAGGCTGTAATGTTTCAACCCAAAGTTCTTCTATGTATTCATTTTGTGCCCCAAGCACTGATAATTTTGCATCTTCCCAGTAGTTTTCATGTTCCATTTTTCTTACTATTTTATTTATTTCAAACAAATAAATTATATTTGATATGTTACTTGAATTATAAATAATTCCTAAAGAATTGTCAATATATTTGTAAAACCATGAATCTTTTCCCAAGAGGTACATGGGATTTATTTTAGTAGGAAGCGCGGGATTATTCTCTGTTGAGGCATTATAGGAAAAATAATCTTCTGAAATATCTAGCTCATCCGCCTGTAAATATGTGATAGCTGAATGTATAGTTCTATCTTCTACTGAACTAAAATTTTGAGCAATTTCTCTATTAGTCTCTAACCACTTTTTAAATAATCTTACACTTTTAGTGTTACCTTGATTAGAAAGCATTAAGAATAAAGAAAGCGCTCTCTTATCTAAACAAGAATTACACATCCCCGAGATAACCTTCCATATACTATTTTCTTCTAAATGAATTATTTCAGAAGGAAGAGCGGAAAAGTGGAAGGCAGCTGCCTTCCACAGTAGGGAGGAAAAAATATTATAAGAGTTATTATAAAGAGAAATATATTTATAAGCTAGGTATGCAGAGGACAAATCTCCTCTGCATACACTAATATAAAGTATTGATTTATATACACCTAACTCTTCTGGTACTCGAGTGAAGATCAAAAAAGTTCCTCAAACTCATCGGTATCTTCTTTACTCTTAGTTACGGGTTCTTCATCGTCCTCCTCGTCGTTCTCGTCTTCAACAATGATAGGCCCGGATACTATCAACTTCCTTCCGTAGATACGTTCTAGATGCTCTATATGGTCTTCTAGTGTTGTCTGTAGAGGAACTACTCCTTTCATTTCTAACCACTCAGAAGCGATATTAGCCAGAGCTAGAGCAAAATCATCAGAATTAATAAGCCGTGCACTCTCTTCCAGTGCTTCACTAACTAGTGTTTTCTCAGCCATGCCTAGTTTAAAAGTAATAGTTGTTACAGTAGGGACTTCCTCTACTATAGAAGTGTGGTCTAGTTGAGATTCTTTCTCCGTCTTAATTTTAAAATTAAGTTCTTTAGTTGTAGACTTCTCCGCCACATCCATCCACTCATCAGCGTTATTCTGGTCAACTACTCTAATTAATTCTTTAGCTTTAGTCCATCCTATACGTTCCAGCCTTTCCATATCCATATTAAGTAGGAGGGCTTTGTTATAGATTTCCACAAGATACATAGCTTTACGATAGTTGAACTGAAGTTCTGAGTCTACGTAGTTTTCAAAATTAGGGAAATCCCAAGTTTGGTAAATGTTTTGAGTATAAATATCATATAAACATTTAGCTAGTTTCATATAACCTATTTCTACCATATCTCTAGCCTGCAATGTTTCCTGTCTAATAGCAGCGGAATTAGCTATTATTGAAGATACTTCATTACTGCTTCTCTCAATCAATGTAGTCTTTGGCATTTTTATTTCTCCTTTTTGCGGTTTAATACATCCACGTTTAGATGTGGTTTTTTATTTTCTAATTGTAACATAATTTTCCTTTCTTGTCAAGCATTTTGTGAAAGATTTTTATTGACTTTTGTATAGGTGTAGCCTTATAATAAAAAACATGAGAAAGACTTTTCAATACCGCATCTACCCCACAAAGAAACAGCTCACGCTGCTTGAAAATACGCTTGAGCAATGCAGGCTTATGTATAACCATTTGCTTGAAATGCGCAAAGAAAGCTGGGAACTTGAAAAGAAAGGACTTTCTCTTTACGACCAGATAGGAACATTTAGAGCGTTGAAGCAACGCATACCAGATTTGAATGCAGTGTATTCTCAAGTTTTCCAGGACGTTGCAAGGCGTATAGAACTTGCTTATCAAGCTTTTTTTCGTCGTGTGAAACACGGCGAAAAGCCAGGATATCCTAGATTTCATGGACGCGGGCGTTATACTTCTTTTACTTATCCGCAAAGTGGATTTAAAGTAGGCGAGGCGAGCGTAGGCCTCTCTAAAATTGGTAAAGTACGCGCTGTAATTCATCGACCTACCGAAGGAAAGATCAAAACTTGCACAGTTAAGAAGACCGCTACAGGTAAATGGTTCGTTTCTTTTTCGTGCGAGATTGAAAAAAGCATACTGCCCTCGTTGGAAAACTTCGTTGGTATAGATGCCGGAGTCATTTCTTTTGTAACTCTGTCTGACGGAACACACGTAGCTAACCCAAGGTTCTTCAAATCGGAAGAGAAAGCTCTTGGTAAAGTGCAGCGCGGAATGTCTAAACACGAGAGGGACTCTAGAGAGCGTAGGCGCAAACGCAAAGCGGTAGCCCGTGTTCACGAACGCATAGCAAACAAACGTAAAGATTTCGCTCACAAGCTTTCTCATAAAATTGTCAAAAACTTCGGCGGTATAGCCGTGGAAGATTTGAACATCAATAACATGCAGCAGGACAATTTTACTTGTCTTAACAAGAGCATAGCAGATGCGGCTTGGAATAGCTTCTCGAACATGTTGGCCTACAAGGCAGAATGCGCCGGTAGGACTTTCGTTCGAGTGAACCCAGCCTACACCAGTCAAACCTGCTCCAGGTGCGGTTATCGGCAGAAACTTAAGTTGTCGAACCGTCATTACAAATGCCCTTGTTGCGAGCTATCGCTCGACAGAGACGAGAATGCTGCATTGAACATACGCAGCTTGGGGTTACAAGCTGTTGGGTTAAAACCCATGGAAGCCCCTTGGCAGAAGGCCACTGGGGAGTAATCACCCTTAATCTTTCCTAATTAAACTTAAATTTGTTTTTTTCTTAGTGGGTTCTCCTGAACTCTCCTCACTGTTTGATACAGGTCTGGCCCTATTCTTCATCCAGTCTTTTATCCTAACCATATCCTCGCTTTCTATATTGTTTTGTGGGTTTGTCTCAGAAATAGACTTTAGTATATGTCTATTCTCTAATTCTACTCCTTCATAAAAAGAATTAAACAGTGCATCTTCTATGGTAGCTTCTATCTCTGCTCCAGTAAAATTTTCTGAATTTTTTGAAAGCAAAGCTAAATCATAATTAGACGCGTCTCTTTTTCTTCTTTCTATATGTATTTTATATATAGACTGCCTTTCTTCAAAGGTAGGAAGTTCTACTGCCCATATCTCATCCAGGCGGCCTTTTCTGTATACCATAGAGGGCATCATGTCTGGATCATTAGCTGTGAAGATCATAAATACAGGACTCTTAGTTTCTTGTCTCCAAGTAAGTAAGGTAGATAACACCCTAGCAGTAACCCCAGAGTCTGTTTTTCCACTAGACTCCATACCAGCAAAAGCTTTATCCGCTTCATCTAGGAGTACAACGGCGGGTGCTATGGCCTCTATAACATCTAATGCTCTTCTTATTTTAGATTCGCTGTCTCCTACGAATTTAGAGAATACACTACTGATATCCAGTCTTAGTAGTGGCAACTCTAAAAAAGAAGCTATAGATTTCCCTATATGAGACTTTCCTGTTCCGGGCAAGCCGAGTAGTAATATACCTTTAGGAGAATTTAATCCATATTCTTTAGCAGTGTCCCCAAAAGCCGTTTTTCTTTTATCAAGCCATTCTTTTAAAGAGCCAAAACCTCCTACATCATCTAAAGTAATATCTGTATCTATACACTCTAGAACTTCAGATTTTTTAACATGTTGTTCTTTTTGTGATTGTATAATTTTATAATTAGGCTCTTCGGTAAGACTAACTGCAAGTGCTATTGCGTTTTCAGCTGAAAATAGGTCTAACCCCAGAGCGGAAGTAGCCGCCTTACTTATCAATTCTTTTTTTTCTTTTTTCTTCTTTTTAGAGAAAAGAATATGAGGCTCCCATTCCTTCATTAATTTATCATAAAGTTCTTCAATTTCTTCTTTAGTAGGAAGAGGGAAATCACAATACGTAATTATATTATAAAGTTCTGGGGGTAAGTCTAAATAAGCACCTACAAAAATAATAGTGGAAAAATTACGTTTAGCCTTATATGCGGCGTCAATTATAGACTGTATAACATTAGCTTCTTTTAGCAAGCCTCTTATATGATAAAAGATTCCTATAGTCTTGGAATTCTCTGCAACATGATTTAGAGCAGGTATAAAATCTTTTATAGGCCTATCTTTAGTAGACGGGACTAATTCTTTTATCCACGCTCCTCTTTCATATCTCTGTGCACCTGAGGTAACTTTCCAGATACATAACTCTCTATCTATAAAATTTAAGTCAACCATAGTAGATATAATATGTTTTTCTGCTTTAACATCTTCTACAGTGGGCATAAATAAACAGGGATTAGAACTAGCAAGATAGTTTTTAAGCTTGGGTGTCATTACATGCCTCTTACCTTTAGGATACATTCTTTTTCCGCCGCAGTGGTGTTATTATTAAAGTTAGAGGCTAAAGCTAAATACTTAAGCCCAAACATGGTTAGGGCATAAGCGTCAGCCTCATCAGAATTCTTAAATTCCTTATGATATTTTTTATAAAGAGCTAATTTAATGTCCTCCTTTTTAGCATTGCCCTTTCCTGTAACAAACTTTTTTAATACAGTAGGAGGAACATCAATATAAAACCTTTCCCTGTTAGTTAGATCATATTTGATTATTCCTCCTAATTCTATTAAATTAGACATTGAACTGGACTTTCCGAAGGAACCAAATGAATATCCCTCTATAAAGTAGATTGCGCCCGGGACTATAAAATGATCTATCTCAGTTATTCTATCAAGTATAATTCTATATCTCTGCATATAGGAATTCTTATTAGAAGTTTTTATACTCTCAGTGACTATAGTATCCTCTGAAATAGAATATACGCTAACTCCAGTAGAAGTAAGCGAAAGGTCCAAACCTATTATTAGTTGCGTGTCTTCTGTTATCATTTTCTATCTATACCACAAATTTAAAAGCTTGTCAAGCTTTTTCTTTCTGCATCTTACAAAAATTTAGTACTGGACAATTTTTTGCAAGATATGTGGAGTAACCAGAATCATAACAGGACGTTAATCTAGGGGGGAGTATGTTCTCTGTGTATCCCTTTTTAAACTCCGTTAACTTGTTGAAAATATCTCTAAGTATAACTTTGTCATGTTTTACTAGAAAGGTTTTAACTGGAGAGGTTTTCATTTTGAATCCCTTAGAAATATACATTATATACCCATATTTAGGATCAAAAGAAATATGTTTAGCTAAACGATCTTTTCCTATCCCCCACATATATGTCTGTATTTGCCAGAGGTGTTCAATAAGAGGAGCCTTTAATTTATCGAACCCAACCGTATCTATTGTTTTTAATTCTAACACTCTAAAGTTGTTTTCTGGCTTTTCTACGAACATATCGGGATGGCCCGTAACAAATAATGGCTTTTCCATTTTTAATGAATACTCGGTATACTCAAAGGCTTTAGGATTTGCGCCGCACACTGGACACTTTTCTTTAACTTTCTTTGTAAAAGGTGTCATATAATCGCATGCTCTACACCTCCAGAAACCACTTCTTAAATCATCAGATATAAAAGATTTAGTATTTTGGGCCCAAAAATGTACGGAATTTCCTATATCAAAGACTACTGTGTTAGAAAATTTTACATATTCCTTTTCTTCTATTTTACATTTATTAATTAAAACAAGCTGCCTCATACAATCTTTGTATAGAGAAGAAGCGCGAGGATATCTAGGTAGTATCTTAGTATGTAACTTACTTTTTACTGATACAAAATCTCGTGTTATTAGCTCGGGATCCCCTGATTTTTCATTCGAAGTGAGGGTCACTGTATTCAAACTCACTTCGCATCGTCCACGGTATAAATATAAAATTTACGTCAGGATATGCTAATTTAAATTCTGTCAATTTAGTTTTACCTCTAATAGCAAACTCCCCCTTGACCTCTAAAAAACAGTCATAAGGGGGAGGAATATAAAAATCAGGCGTATAGGTGTACTTGCCTATGGAAAAACAATAAGGTTCATATAAAAAATCAATTGCAATTGATTGCAAATATTCCGCCACTCTTCCCTCAAACTCAGACCTAAAATATTTATCAAGTTTGTTTGAATAAAACATACAGGCAGAACAATTTACATCAGATATTTCAGGGACGTCATATCTCCAGTCAGGATTTATAACGCCCTCATCTTTATAGCAACTTTTTATTTTATTTACTAAACATTTTTTACTACAGAAAAAATCTAGACCACTATGCTGGTATTTCCAATCTTTCTGTGCTACTACTATTGTTTTTTTGCAACTGGCGCAGAGTCTTCTGGGCACGCCTTTACCTCTTTAGGCACGGATTTAATCGCACCTTCTTTTTTAATAATTTTATCTTTTATATGGTTTATCAGCTGTATTTGTGTTTCAAAATATAAATCCTTGTTTTTCTTCCACATTTCAACAAAGTCTTTCTGAGATCCACTACTTTTACCCATTGTATATTTAGTAGTGCCCTTTGTCATTAAACCATGATTAAGAAGTTCTGTTATAACTAGCTTATGATCTATAATATCCCCCCTAGAAAACTCTAACTCAGGGATATCTGCGGTTACTCTTATAAATTCTCCTGATTCAGAGAGTTTTAAGGATTTAAATTTTTCAATATAAAAGGAATGCTTCTGCGCCATATGCAGATCTTTTTCTTTATCGTAATACTTCTCTTTATCCTGGAGTGCTTTTTTTGAGATATGGATAGTAAGAGCAGAAAAAAAGCGTATAGCGTAGCCCCCTGGCTGTGTTGTAGACGGACCATAGAACACTCCTATATTAGCACGGAGTTGATTAGTAAGAAGCACTAAACAAGGGTGGCCTCTTTTGTATTCTTTACTTAGCCTACTATTAACCTTATTAATTAGGTTGGTTACAAGTTTTGCTTGGTTCCCTATAACTTTGTCATCAAGAGAAGAGTCCATCATATCAGACGGAAATAGAGCTGCTACTGAATCTAATATGACTAAACCACAATCATCTGCTCTTAATGAATAATCTATGATGTCTCCATACTGGTTACCGGCATCACTCACATTTAAATAGTAATCTTCAGGATTACACCCAATACTCTGTGCCCAAAACTTATTGAAGGTGCCTTCTACATCACACCATACAGATTTCATCCTTATTGATGGAAGAGAACACTCACATTGACTTAAGGGCTTAAAACATCTCCAGCATATTTTTGCTACTTTTGCCATAGCAGACATAAGTAAAGAAGTCTTGCCCCCGTGTTCCGGGCCTTTAACTAGAGAGTACTGATGTATAGGAAACCCGCCTCCCGTAGCATAATCAAATGTAAAAATGCCCGTAGGTAGTCTCTGGGCATCGTCTAAAGCTTCGGTTCCTTGTATACAGGACCTGTCCCCATACCTTTCGTTGAGCTTTTGCGATATGCTTCCGAGGTTAGCTACTTTAGCTAGATCTTTTAGCTCAGCCATTATTCACCAATCCCATATGTGTTAATTTTCTTTCCATTATTTTATCAACAAGATCGCTAGTTTGCTTATAAACGCTTCCTATTTCCTCAGTATAACATGGTATGCTGAGGTCTATTGCTACAGTAATGTTACCTTCATTTGGTCCTAATGGTATATGTCTCTTAGCATGAACTGTAACCCTGGCGGGGGTTGTTACAAAGGGCCTTATCTTAATTATTTTAGGTTCTTGTGTTTGTTTACCTACCACAGTTTGAGTTACTTCCAAGTATCCTTCTTCAGAAATACTTTCGGAGGCAGGGGGGATTTGGTCTATAGCTACTACCTTTTCTTCTGGTGCAGCGACTTCTTTGTCAATTTTTTTAATTGCTGGCTTTGCTTTTTTCATTTATTACGAACTTCCTTTATTTGTAATCCACGTTCTTGATAAAACTTTATTCTGGACTGTGCACTATTTTTAGTTTCCTTGTAAAACATATCAATAACGTCTATTACTACTGGGGTTTTTTTACCTACTAGGTATCTTTCTATCCTACCTAATGTCTGTCTCATATCGGTTCTAATAGTAGCAAGTATTAAAGTATCCATTCTAGGTATATCCGTACCACGACTCATCATACCATAACTAGCTAATATTATTGATGATTCTTCTGCAGACTTATCCTTTTCTTCCTGTTTTAACATTTTACCATTTAAAGAGCGCACAAAGTATCCAATTCTTTTTGGACTTATATTATATACCTTTACTAAAAGTTCTTTAATATTTTGTAATTGTTCTTTACGGTCTGACATTATAAGAGTCACTCTACCAGAACTAAAGCTTTTAGAGGCATAACTGGCAATAAGATCATTTCTTACCGCATTTTTAGCAAGATTAGATATTAATACTCCTCTACGTTGAATGTCTTTTAAGTAAGAAGGGATAAGACCTGAGGATCCGTAGAATCTGTGAAGCACAACCATAGGTGCCATAGTTTTAGTGTTCTTACATTTAATGCGAAATTGGGCTAAACTTTCTTCGAATATAACATGTAGTCCATCCATGCGCGTGGCAGAAGCAGTTACGCCTATTCTCCACTTAGCCGGAAACATACCAGAAGCAGAAGAAAAAGTTTTAGGGGGAAGTGAACTATCGCATTCATCAAAGAATATAACTCCAAAACTATTTTTGAATTCACTAGTAGCTATTCTAGGAATTACTATGGAATGAATTAGTCCAATTACTACTTTTTTATTCTCATACTCAGCTTTACCACCTTCTACTATTCCAATATCTTCTTCTTTCAAATCTGTAAATTGTAAAATTCTATCTTTCCACTGCTTTACAAGATCGCTTTTAGGAACTACTATTAAAGCATTAGTATGAAGCAATGAAAGCATTTTTAAGCCCATTACTGTTTTACCTGACCCCGGGGCTGCTTCTAAAAAAAATCCGGTAGCTCCTTTATCCAACAGCGCGGTAAATTCATTTATAGCTTTAGTTTGATAATCCCATAAATTTCCTTTAAATCTAAAGTCTACTTTACTACCTATAGTTCTATTATCTATAATGGTTTCGGCCATTTCCTTGCTTAAACGCAAAGCATGGCGCGGGATTCCTATATAGTCAGATGTCTCTTTATAATAAGGGATAGTAGGGCTATTCTTATATTTACCTGTAATCGTATATCTCTGTTTATAGTCAGATACATTTATCTCTGACTTAGGTATATATAAATACTCTGATAAGATCACTTTTTTAAACATAAGAAAGCCCTAACTACAATCTGCTAATTAAAGCAGATCATTGAGATCGTCTTTTTTGGGGTCTGTAGTCGATTCTGACGAGACTTCTTCATCATCCATAGTTTCATCAGTATCTTCAAAGAAGTCCTCTGTAGTTTCAGATACGGGGGCTTTTTCTTCAAGTCCCAAACCAAACTCATCCTCAAGCTCTGTGGACTCGTCCGCTCCCATTGGATCGCCTATACCGGCAATAACTCTAAGTTCTTTATCAGACTTAGGTGCCAATACTGTAAAGTAATCAATAGGTTTAAGAAATTCCTTAGGATCGGCTTCGATCTTTTTGGCTATAGCTTCAAGGGCCGATATAGTAACTTTTTTACCCAAGGAGAAATATTCCCCACAAGCTACAGACTGTTTATCAGTATCACGTTCAATCTCCATAGAGTAGTGTGTGAGATCTACTTTATTACCCTCTAAGAATTGACGCATAACCGCCCTAATACCTTTACCCTTCAAAACTAGCAAAACTTTCTGAAACTGATATTCTTTACCAGTTTTCTGGCTAATAGTTTTACGAGTATCAATAACCGTAGAAACAAGGATAGGACTACGCTTATTATTAATCATACAAAGAGGACAAGTCTCAGTGTCAGAAGTACAAGTAAAGGTTTCCCATCTGCCATCTACCTGAACACTATGCTCATAGAGCCACGTTGTAGGATTTTCCAGAAAAATAACTTTAGCCTTCTCAGTTGGCTTTAGTCTAAAGCGACGAATGTTTGTTTGTTTTGTTGTAATTGCTCTAAGAGCTTCCATTTCTTTGAATTTTTGTTGGCCTGCTAGGCCGGTGCTGTACCAGTTTGACATAATTGGCTTACCTTTCAAGTAGTATTTGAATAATAGCTTATCACATTTTTTATTATGTGTCAAGCTTTTTTTGCAATTGATTGCAAATAATTTAAAAATATTTCCGTTGTCTCGCTTTCTTATCCACTAGAACTTTTTTATTGATTGCTCGGACTATGTCCAAGCGATTATCTGCATCTCCTGGGTCCTTTCCTCCTGCATTTTCCCAGTTTATAACGTGAACTAACTTTCCATTAGATATATCTATTAACTTTTTTGTGGCCCTCCTTCCGGCATCATCGTTATCGAAACCCACCCAGAGATTTGGAGAGGGTATACTATAAATCTGCGTTTTAGAAAAACTAGCAGAAGTAGTGGCAATTACGTTGTTGAATCCATATGTTTTTAACAATAGACAATCTGTTTCGGATTCTACTATAATAGTAGGCTTGGCTGCAGTAACTCTATTAAGGCCAAAGCAAGCCCCACTGTCCCTTATAGTAGGGAGCGCATATTTATTTCCAAATTGTTTTGGGGAAATAGTAAACATAATTTTAGCGTTGACATCACATACTCGTGCCCTTAATACTTGAATATTTCCTTTTATATCAGTAAGAGGAAATATTATTAAATTTCGTTGCTTATTATATCTTATTTCCATCTCTGCAATAGTTGATAATGAGATACCCCTAACATTAACAAGATAGTCCTTCATGTTCATTGCCACGCTATCATTATTTTCCACTAATAATGGAAACTTTTTTAATAATTGTAGTGGAAAAATAGGAGGTATATCTTCCTTCTGTTGTTGCTCTGATACTTTAGGAACAACCCATTTATTAAATTTTAACGTCCCCTCTTTTGCATCTTCTTCAAAAAGCGCATCGTTTTCCCTCTCATCTTCATTGAGGGCAGATATTTCATACGCTTGATAATGAGCGGCTAGTCTTTTATCCTTATACTCATTATACATAGACTTTTGAATAATTAAGCTTAAAAGCTTAACAGGAGTAGGAGTACAAGAAAAACATTTAAACACAGAATTTCCGGAGGGATTTATAGAAATTCCTGCGCTAGGATGGTGATCCTGTCCTGATGAATGCTTATGAGATGCCAGAGGACAAGGTACATTAACCCAATCATCCCTGACAACCATAGCAGTATCATCATATCCCATAAGACGTAAAAGCTTTATAATATTAATCTCTTTCAATTAAAGCCTGCTATTCTATAGGATCTAAAGCTATATGACCCGTATCTGCATTTTGTACCTGTTCTGTATCTGAAGCCTGAATAATTCTAGTATGTTCTGTGTCTAAAACTATTATCGTGCTACCTTCTTCTCCGTCTCTTCCCTTTGTAATATTTAGTAATTTAGCTTTCTGGCTTGTATCCCAGGTTTGCCCTGAATTATCCTCGTAGTCCGATAATTCTATGACTATACTAGATAATTGCCTAACTACATCACTTTGATATATATCTTCAGTCTTTTTATTTAATTGATAAGTTGCAAATATTGGAATATTTAATTCCTTAGCTAGTGTTTTTAATGACTCAGCTACAGAAGATACTATTTCATATCTAGATTTAGCGTAGAACTCAGGTTTTAATAAATATGCACCGTCGATATAAATTGCGTCAGGCTTATATACATAAGCAGAAGATTTAACATCCAATATTCCTAAACTCATGGAAGAATCTGTCATATAAAATTTGTTAGGCATTTCAGACAAAAGTTGCTTATCATATTTTATTACTTCTTCTCCAATTAGAGTAGAGAGCCCCCCAAATTTTATTCTATTTACGCTAATATTATTCCTTAATGCTATTGCTCTTCTATGATATTGAACTTCAGACATTTCTGTAGGAATAAATAGAATAGAACTTCCCTGAGCATGCGCTGCCAATGCCATATGCATTAATAAAAAAGTCTTTGCTGCCCCTGGTCTTCCGGCCAGAGTCACTAAATCTCCGCCCTGCGCTCCCCCGGATCTATTATCTAAAAAACTTAAACCAAAGGGTACTCCAAATTCTCTAATGTTTAATCTAGCTTTTCTAGACATGTCCAAAATATTATCAATGGTGTCTTCTAAAGAATATACCTTAGTTTTTGTTTGACCCTCTATTAGGATTCTAGTAAGAGTAGAAGCAATATTAGCGGCACTATCAATATCTCCATCTGATATTTTAGACATGGCTTCTTTGCAGAGAGAAAAGGAATTCTCTACCGCATATCTTTTTCTTACTTCATCCGCCCAAAATTGAATATTACTTTCTACTGGAATTGCGGGAAGCGTATACCCTGTTTCTATTTCTATTAGAGACTTAGTAGGTATTTCTTTATAAAGTTCTACGTGCTTCGACATTACGTCTAGAACACGCTGCTCCTCTTTAGTGAAAAACTCGCGCATTAATCTAAAAGCGGATAAAAAAGATAAAGGTCCTTTATTATCAATTACAGCTAGCGAAAACAATAATCCGGTAGTTGGCTCTAGTTGTTTCAACCTATCTCTCCCATAGTGATTTTTTGCTTTCTCTTACTTTTATAAAGAGAGGTGCAACGTTTGTTTCAAAAGTTTGTGCAAAAGAAGGAGAATAAAAAGTTCGTAACTTATACATTGCATCTTCAGCGGCATCAAAGAAGTCACTCTTTATAGTATGAGAAGTAAAAACTACTTTACGTTTAAATATTAGGGGGTCAAATAGGCCCTCAAGGGAAGCAGAAAAAGCAGATAATCTATTATCTCCATGAAACATGTTACTAATTACAATTAAATTTTTATCTAGGGATTTTGATATTTCTTCATTTTGTTCCCTATCTACTATTCTATCTAAAAGGAATTTTATAGCTACTTTATACACAGACTGTCCTGTATTATTAAGAGCGTACAGTATAGGAAAAAATCTATGAATATCCCACAGTAACTCAGCATCGTCGATTAATACTATAACCGCGTTATGTCTATCTAATCCGTCCTGAATATAATTGCAATGACTTAAGAATTTTGGATGTTTCATTAAAAAAGGAGAAAGAGATTCCATATCTCTTCCAAAACCATGTTCATTTAATTTACATTTTATGCTTCTATATAGAGAAGCAGAAGATGAATCATCCCATTCTGGGTAACAGGTATCTAATTCTAAGATACTTTTATAATTTGCACCTTCCATCTAAGTCCTCCTGTATCTTGAACATAAGTTCAATATGGTTTAAATGCTCATGAGTTGAATTAATAATACGCAACGCAGATAGAAATAAGTCTAGATTATTTTTTATAACGAAAATATTGAAAACCTGTAAGTTCCATATCTTTACTCCCTTCAATCTTAATACTCTACCTATTAAAATGTAGTATTCAATTAGTTGTTCAAATTTTTTGTAATCCTGATTAAATTTTATTAAAATTCCCTTATAAGCTCCGTTCCATGCTCGCTTATGTTCCGTAGGAATTTCTTCCAGTTCTAAATAATATTTATCGCATAAGGTCTTTAAGAAAGATAGCGACACTTTCGAGGGCGTTTTTTTGGGTTCAGGCTTTTGTAAATCTTTCAGCAACATGAGTAGTCTTTACCATAAAAAAAAATGTTTGTCAAGCTTTATTTTCACGGGGAGAGGGGCGAGCGCAATGGGTGAGGGGTCTTTTCTTTCTTATCCCTTCGGGATAGGTGTAAAAATTAAAAGATAAAAAATTTTTTTCTTCTTACTTTCAATGATTAAGGAAATTTTTTCTTTCTTTTTCTCCTAGAGGCTGAAGGTGCAAAAAAATTTTCTCTTTTCACCCTGGCTGATTAAGGAAAGAAAAAGAAAAATTTTCTTACGATTTTCCAGAGAAAAAATTTTTCTCTTCTCTTATGGGGTAGAGTATTGGTCTGTATATCACGCGCGCGTCCGCGCGCGTGTAATGACTATATTTACTATTCTTTTCTTTTACTATATATATACTATATATTACTATTCTTAATACTATCCTAAAAAAAATTCTTCGCTCCAATACTGCAAACAGTTATATCATATTTTTTAAATCTTGTCAAGAAAAAAATGCACGCTTCTAAAAATAAATTTTATTTCTTATGAAACGCAGTCTTTTTAACATTAATTTAAAATTAATAGCACTTTTTTCTTGACATTAGGTACGCCGACAGATTATTTTAAAGAATCAATGGGTTATGATTTTCATAAAATATTATACCTCAAAGGGTGGCCTAAAGCAAGCATGATTCCTAGAAAATTAGTGATAAAAGACGACAAAGAGTATGAACGTGTTGTTTTTGGTGAGATATATGTTCCGGGGCAGGAAGATGCTCACGGTGACATTATGACAGCGGAAGAAATAAAAAAAGCCGCTTATGGTTTTATGAAAAATCAGCGCACTCATAATATTGACCTAATGCATAATAACGAACCCACGGGGGATTATTTAGTTGAAACTTTTATAGCGCGTTCGTCGGATCCAGATGGCTTCGTAGAAGGCGCATGGGTTGGCGCTACTAAAATAGAATCAGATGAAGTTTGGGGTAAAATTCTTAAGGGTGAAATAAATTGTTATTCTCTTGAGGGCCTTACTAATTTAGACCAGAAGATTGAGACGGTTCAACGAGTAGTGGAGGCAGAGGGAGATACCCAGGAAAATTTGGATGAATTAATCCCGCCTCATACGCACACCTTTAAAATAAAATTTGATGATGAAAATAAAATAATAGTAGCGAATACTGGAATGTCGCAGGGACATAATCATATTATAAGGTCAGCTTCAACCACTGAGGTTAGGTTTGGTCATGCTCATCGTTATTCCTTTAATGAGGTGGTACAGTAAATGCCCAATATAGTTGAAGAAGTAGAGACTGAGGTTCAGTATATGAATGATGTGGATGTTCAATGGATTTCTTTAGTAAATAAAGGAGCAAACAGAACACCCTTTAAAATTATAAAAACGGAGGACGCGATGGAAGAAGTTATTCAGAGTATTATAACTCCATTAGCTAAAGATTTTGATAAATATAAGGAGTTGCATGAATGGTCTAAAGAATTTAAAATATTGAAGACTGAAAACCATGGTGAGTATAGCAAATTCATTAGCATACCTATTGATGAACTGGAGCCAGCTTCAGTTAAATTGGTTAGACTTAGTGAGGATGAGCATGTTTTTGCCGTGGTGGGCGTCCCTTTAAAAATGGAAGGATCCAATATTGTTTACAAATCTATAATTATGGATAGACCGATAAAATTGGATGATAGGGGGATTACAACTTTTAGAGATACCTTCTATAGTGAGATTAATAATTTGATGTCTATCGTAAATGGTACGATGGAATTGAATGAAATGGATAATAAGAAGAAGAGGGATATTATTGGTAAATCTCTTGATGCATTTAAGAGTTTTATTTCTGCTGGTTTAGATATAAGCGCAGATAATATTATATTTGCAAAACAAGAACAAAAAAGTGAGGTTAATATGGATGTAAAGGATGAAAAGGTAACAGAGGTTATCGTTGAAAAGGTGGAGGCTTCTGTGCCTGCTCCTGTAGCTGAGCCCGTTGTGGCCGAGACTGTAAATAAGAGCGAAGAAAAACTTTTGGAGATGCTTGCGGTTCTTACTCAGAAAATTGAAGATTTGTCTGCGAAGACGGATTCTATGGTTAAGAAAGAAGAGCCAGAAGTCGTAGAAAAAGTTGAAGAAGTTCAGGTAGAAGTTGCTAAGGCGGAAGAAGTCCCCGTGGTTCCTTTTGCTAAGTTTGAGGAAACTCTTGACACCATGAAGGTTAAATTAGAGAAACTCGAGCAACTTGTAGAAAAGATTGATGCGGATGTACCGGAACCCTCAGTTCAGGAGCCCGTGATTAAAGAAGAGCCTACTGTTAAGAGCGAAAGTCCTTTTTCTGGGATTTTTGGAAATCTTCGAAGGTAATTATAAAAAAAATTTAGGAGGATTTATTTAGATGGGAAAACTTAGTCCAAAAACTATAGTAGAAAAGGCTGATATAGCCGTACAGAACCTTATTGACAATGGTGGTTATTTGAACCCGATACAGGCAAATACTTTTATTCGTATGCTGGTGGATCAACCTACCATCCTTAATGAAATGCGTGTTGTCCCTATGAATGCGCCTACGATGGAAATCAATAAAATTGGTTTTTCTAGTAGAATTCTTAGGGCGGCTCCTGCATCTGGGACGGCTCTTAGTGGAACTGGTTATCAGACCAGAGCGGCTGCTTCTACTGATAAGGTAGAGCTTCTGACTAAAGAAATCATAGCAGAAGTCTGGCTGCCTTATGATGTGTTGGAAGACAACATTGAGCGCGGGACGTTGGAATCGACGATCATGTCTATGATCACCGAGAGAGCCTCTATTGATCTGGAAGAGCTTATTATATTGGGCTTTACCTCAGCGACTGATCCTTACATTGGGCTCATGAATGGTCTATTGGTAACTGCCAACGATCATTTGGTAAATTATACCAGCCCGCCGTCTGATATTGATGTTGATATTTTTAAGCGTGGTCTTCAGGCTATGCCTACAAAGTACCTCAGAAATAGAGGGCAGATGAAGTTTTATGTGTCTCATTACCTAGAGTCAGAATTTGCGGCTCAGATGTCTTTCAGAGAGACCGCAATGGGTGATGTTAGAATCACTAATGATTATGCTTCTATGTTGAAGGCTTTTGGGGTGCCGGTAGTTCCGTGTGCTATGATGCCTGATGCTAATTATATTTTTACGCTTCCTCAGAATTTGATTCTTGGAATTCAGCGTAAAATTCAGATCGAAACCGATAGGTTGGTTAGGGAACGTGCGCATGTCATCGTCTTGACGATGCGTCTCGCGTTCGCTATCGAGGAAACCGATGCAGTAGTTAAGGCCACTGGCTTGACAGCAACGGGTACCACAACTTACTAAACAACAAGGGCCGCCAAATCGGCGGCCTTTTTTCCTTTCAATTTAATTTTTGGGGTAATGATTTATGAGCGAATATAAAGTCACATGTCAGGGTAGACCTGGATCGACTTATAACTATATTTTCGATAAAGCAGATATAACTTTTGTAGGCGGCGCAGTAAAAACCGTAGATGAAAGTATAGCAAAATTCTTAATTAAGCAGAAATTTTCTTCAGGTAAGTCAATATTTAGAATTGAAAAAAATATTCAAGAAAAAATTGTAAAAGAAAAAGCAGAAGACGCATTGCAAAAAGCAGTAGAAGAGGCTGAAGTAGAAAAGAAAATAACTCCAGTAAAAACTAACACAATTAAGCCGCCTATTAATAATAAAAAGCAAGATAAATTGGTTTAATAAAATATGGCTTTAATAATAACTCCTGGTGGATCAAGCGCTGATAGCTACATAACAGTAGAAGAAGCAGAAATAATATTAGCTAATACTGGTTTAGTTACTGAATCGTGGTCCGCTCTTTCTGACAATCAGGGATTAAGATATACTGGTCGTGTAAGTGGTCCTTTTTTGCCTCTTACTGGAATCTCAGATACACTATTATTTGCTGTAGGAGAAGGTACAGATCAAGAGATAACTATAGCATGCAGCTTAGATGACGATGATAATCCTATACCTTTAACATCAACACAAGTATGTGTTGCATTAAATGCACAAGTATCAGGATTTACATTTACAACAACAGCAGATTCACGCATAGTTATAACTACTACAGTAGCAACAGATACATTATATATAAAACCAGTAGACACTTCAGCATACACAGTATTCGGTTTTGTAGCAGGTACGTATGAAGATCATATTAGTTATTCAAAAGAATACATATTAAAACTGGCTGCTGAGCTTATTGGATTTATGCCTATTAGAGGTGAACGGGTTTATGAGTATCAGGCGCTGGATTTCCCTAGAACGGTGCAAAGAGATACTACAATGATACCCGTTCCCATAAAAGAGGCTCAGGCTATATTGGCTTCGTTGGTAGTATTGCCTAATCTTTTAGAGCAGATATCGATGTCCGATGAAGCGTTACTTCCTACATCGTTGCAAAATGCAATAGTAGACAAAGTAAAGGTAGCTGGAATTATGGACGTGAGTACTACTTCTACTAGCTCATCTAGTGGCGGTTCGACATCTTCTACTACGACATATAATATGATGCAAGCAATGACGAGCGCATTCGCCCTTCCTGCTTATCTTCGTATGAAACCTTATATTTCCCAAATTCGTGGCGGCACTCTTATTTCCCCAGAAGATTTTGTGTATCCCCTTTTAGATGAAGTAGTAGAGGAAGCTTAAATGGCCTCTCGTGGCGCACAGGCAAAATATTTATTGGAATCTACGTTTGACTCTGTAGCTAATAAAACTATATCTTGTGTAACTGATACTACGATTATTAATTATAAGGCTATAGTACATGACGAAGTAGTTAGGGCGCGTAGAGAAAAGTTAGAAATAGACAATGACGCTGGTATTTTAAATCAGAATTCAAAGAGAGTCATTCTACTCACAAGAGATATATTGGCTTCAGGTTTAGAAGCTTTAGATTCTTCATGGTATTTTTTGATAGCAGGAAAGAGGTATGATTTCTCTACGAATGAGCCTTTTTGCGATGTAGATACTACACCTTTTGCAGATGCCGATCAAGTTTTTTCAGTATTTTATGTAAGGAGAGCAGAAGAGCTAGAATCACAAATCTCTCCCGTTCCGGGCGGAACAGGCGAATTTTCTTTTGATTCTTGGGCTCTTACTCAATAAAGCATGACACTGGCGTTTTCAGGAAAAGAAGGATTATTATTTCATAGAAATATGTTAGAAGCTATGGATGTATATGGCGCTAGGTTATCTAAGGATTTTCAAGCTGAAACAGGAATACCAGTACGACATAGTTTTATAAATAGATCTATGGGTGGTATGAAATTAAGATTTAAACCAGGGGTAGGTAAAGAAGGTATACCTGAGGATTTTAAAGCTAAATTAGGGAAATTCCTAAAGGCTAAAAAAAATTATTTAAAAGCGTATGTGGGAGCGGCTATTAAGTGTACTATAAATGACACAGATTTAAAATCTGCTCTTCGTGCAATGGATCCAGAAAAAACAGAGTCTACCCAGTGGATGGGTGACGCAGTTACAGTTAAGGTAAAAGGCTAATACGTGTCCAATAATATAATCCCAGACGTAGACGAGTTTATAGTAAATAGATTAAGGCTTATAGCTATTGATGGGGTTACATTACCAGTACTTCCTTATGAGCCTGCTAGAGAAAGGGACAATAATGAGTACCCTTTTGCTAGTGTATCAAGGGTAGGCTTTGAAGAAGATAAAGTAAGACGTAGGTACGGTATAGAAACTTTAGTACCAAAGACTACAAAAAAGACTATACAATTAGCTAATGGTAATGTTAGAGTAGTACCGACTGGTTATGATGTTAAACAATATCCAGGGGTTTATATATTAAGGTATATAATAGATACAGAAGCGGTTATAAAAGAGCATGCAGATACGCTTCTTGTGATGATGGATCAGGCTTTTCCCTTTGGTTTTGAGCCTAATATATCAGGACAGTATTTGCTCTTTGATTTTACAGCCCCAATAAATAAGGATGTACTTCATAAACCATTATTTAAAGTATCATATCTTTTTGATGTTTATGGTGTTCATATAGAGAAGCTAGAATCGTATACAGTAGTTCCTATGTCAGAGCTACTATTTGATAAAGAAATAGATAATACTCCCACTCAAATGGGCTTGTGGGAACGTCCAGCGGAATAAAATTTGCAATCAATTGCAAATCCTAATATAAATTTTTGGAGGCAAAAATAAATGGCCGATAGATTAGTAAAAGTAATGAATAACACCAATGGTGAATTAGGCATACAACTTAATAGTGGGACTTATATTAGTCTTACACAATTTAGAACCGGAAAAACTTCGCATATATCTAAGGCTGTCCAGTTCGATGATCTCCCGGAAAGTGTTACAAAAAAGAATGGTATGCTCGCTAGAAAAATGGTGAGCGTGATAGACGCATAATTATGGGCACACTTGTTGGTAGAAAATTTGGCAAGTTGACAGTAAATTCTCGAGCAGAAAGCATCAAGCCCGGAGAGCCTCTTTGGAATTGTCAATGTGATTGTGGCAGTGAGTGCCAGATCACTGAGTATGTCTTAAGAGATGGCAACGTAAAATCTTGTGGTTGCTATAAAGAAGAGCAGCAAGAGCAGAATATGGACAAAGATTTTGCCGTCTTAACACCAAATCCTAAAGACAAAGTTGAGTTTAATGGGAAAGTGAAGACACTTTCTGCACATGCTAAAGATAATAAGATAGGAATTAAGGCTGTAATAAGTAGACTAGAAGAAGGATGGAATTTAGAGAAAGCCCTTACTACTCCTACTGTACCTATTAAAAAGAAAAAAGAGAAATAATTTATTATGTCTTAAAAATTAATGTTTTCATTTACCTAAGCTCCTAATACTAAAAAACTAATTAATAATTTTTTAGAGGCTTAGACCAAATTTATAATTGATATTGGAGGTTACTGATATGACGCTTGGCGCAGCTAGAGTTATATGGCGGATAAATGACTTATCGTTATTTGTTGATGAAGTGGTTCGTGGGTATGTAACCATGGTCATCAAGGCAGAAAGAGGTGAGATGGGTGTTGCCCGTATTATCTCTACCATGGAAGAGTATAGGAAAAGATACGGTAAGAAAGTATCTTGGACAACTGATCCACTAGTAGTTGAAATGGCGCTTAGACAAGGCGCAAGACTGAATCTGATCAGAACCGCACATTACGATGATCCTGCCGATCCTACTACATTAACAGCAACTAAAGCACAATTGACTCTTTATGATAGAGCAGACACTGCAGGGGTGGCTGTGATTGAGAGTGAAGTAGGTCCTTTCGCTCTTACCCAAAAGCTCTCGGGTAGATTTCTGGGAACAGAAGTTGGCCCCTTTACTTTTGTTACAGGCGAATCAGATAAACTTTCTTTTACTGTAAATGCTGGAACAGCTCAGGAGTTAACGCTCACAGGAACTCTTACCACGCAGGGTGTTGCTGATTATATAAATGCGCATACTACGGGTATGACTGCCAGTGCTGTTTATGACGAAGGAAGTGGCGCATATGTTCTTAAAGTTTGGGCCAACACAATAACCCACTCTTTAGGTGTAATCACTATAACTGATTCAGCCTATGCACTTTTGGGCCTCCCACTTACTACTACGACCGATGCCGCAGAAGCCGGAACAGATAACCTTATTCTTTCTGTTGACGGAGAAGCTACACAATCATTAACTCTTGCTCCTATAGCCGGAGAAGAAGGCGACTTTACTCTTACTACAGGCCAAGTTGTACAAAGAATGCAGGCTTTCGAAGATGTATATGTCTATGCAAATGAAGGCAAAGTAAGAATTGAAACTTTAACTTCTGGTACAAGCGCTACTCTTCAGTTCTCGTCAAGTACCGCTCTTACTCCTCTTGGTTTTGACACAGACGAGGTAGCTGGGACTGCTGCTGGTTCTTCGCAGGCAACCCTTAGAATTGACGCTCTTAATGAAGGTGATTGGGGAGACGATCTTAAGGTTATTATAACCGATTCGCTCTTACATGAAGATCTTTATTTTAATCTCAGAATTATAAATGATAGACAAGGTGATATGGAAGAATATTATCCAGATATGTCTATGGATTCAGAGAGTGAAAGATATGTTGTAAACTTTGTTGCCGAGCAGTCTTTTCTCGTGGATGTTGTAGATCTTCATTCTGCCACGGCTTCGCCTCTTAATATGCCAGTTGCTAATGGTACTGGTGATTATTTGCATGGTGGTTCTAATGGTATTGATGAAGAGGGTGGTTATTTTGTGGGCTCAGAACTCGGGCCATTTACCTTTGTTACCGGTACTGATGATACGTTACTGATTCAGGTTGGAGCCGACGCCCCTCAAACCATTACTCTTTCAGGAGCAGCTAAAACTCTAGCTGAAGTTGTTATACAAATTAATGATAGTTTGTCAGATGCTACAGCTACTTCCTATAATAATAAACTCAAAATACAAGCAAACGATGATACAGAAAACATTCACTTACAGGCAGTTACACATGATGCTTATACAGTATTGGGGCTTACAGCTGATACTTATTTAGCAAATGATGGGTTCGATGATGCTGACTGGATTGGGGATGCCGCTGCGCAAACTGGCATTTATGCTGCAGATACTACATACATGAGTATGGATCTTATGGTTCCTGGCACAGTATCAGCAACAGTATATAATGCAATGATTACTTATTGCGAGAATCGTGGCGATATGATGGGTTATGGAGCAACTCCTCCTGGTAATGATCCTGAGGATACAGTAGCCTGGAGAATGGGTACTGGTAATTACACACATCCTGCTTTTAATTCACATAGATTTTCCTTGTGGTTTGGTCGCCCTCTTGTCTTTGATGATAGGGATTCTGCTAAACGATATATACCTAATCTAGGACATTTAGCTTCCTGCTTGTGTAGAACTGATAATGACTATGGTTCACATTATGCGCCAGTAGGCCCAAGAAGAGGCGCTGTTCAGCTGGTAGAAGGAATTGACTTTAATATCCAGGATTATAGATCAACTGGTTATGCAGATCTTTTTGCAGAGTATGGCATTAATTATTTGATGATATCAAAGATGCCTGGAATAGAGGGAGCTATGTTCTGGGAGCAGAGGACTACACAAAGAGCCCCTTCTGCTACTCGTGAACTAAACGTTATGAGATTCATAACGGTTGTTAATAGAACACTTATGCCAGTACTAAGAACCTTTCTATTTGAACCTAACCATCCAGTTACATGGAGAGAAATTCATAGGGTACTTGAACCTGCATTCGACTCATGGAAAAACAAATATGCCATCTATGACTACTGCCTTCAAACGGACCGGGACGCTTTTTTTGACGGAGGCGAGCTAAAAAACGCAGTTTTGAATTCAGGTTTGGATATAGATAGGGGCCTTTATAGGTGTCGTGCTTTGATACAACCAACCCGCGCTATATACTATCTCGAATTCGAACTTGGAGTCATGCGTACGGGAGAGTCTTTTGAGAACTATAAAAGCATGAAGTACTTGCCAGGGTGGGTACGCTCATAATTTAATACTTTGTTCGACGAAAGCGACGCTAAATGCGTCGCTTTTTTTTTGTCAAAATATATTAAATTTATGGAAGCTTTTACAGGCTAGGAAGGTCAGCGCCACTGCGAATTTGTCTATAATAATTTATGTAAAAATATGAATGTAAAACTCTGCTTTTTTATCGAAGTTCGATAATTTATTTTCAAATTAATGAAAAAAAAGCTTGACATCTTCGATAGCTTGTGGTATACTGCTTTTAAATAAAAAGAAGGAAGGAAAATATTATGGAAAATTTAGTAGGAATGGTTTTCGGAAAGCTTACTATCCTTGAGGTTTTTAAGAAGGAAACACCAGACAAGCAGGGCAGGAGAAGATTTTGTAGGTGCTTGTGTGAGTGCGGGGCTGTGGTAGACATGGAATTATATAGTGTTAAAAAGGGAAGATCCACTTCCTGTGGATGTAATAAGCGTAATTCTGTAGACCCTAATGTAACTAGTAGAAATTTTCCTTCTGAGTATAATGCTTGGAACCATGCTAAAGATCGCTGCTATAATCCTAATAGTGATGGCTATCCCTTTTATGGGCTAAAAGGTACAAAGGTATGTGATAGGTGGCTGGAGGAAAGAGGATTCGAAAACTTTTTATTAGATATGGGGGAAAAGCCAGAGCCTAAAAATGATTATGAGATAGATAGAATAAGTAATGACGGAGATTACTCTCCAGAGAATTGTAGGTGGGTTACGCATGAGGAACAATCCGAAAATAGGGACAATATAATCTATTACGAATGGGAAGGAAAAAATCAGACCCTTAGAGCGTGGGCAGAAGAAAAGGGTATAAAATTATCTACTTTAAAAACTAGATATCATACGGAGCATAAAAGAGGAAATGAGTTATTAGCACCTCCTAGAGAAAGAAAAACTGAACGCAATTTAAAGGATATTACTGTTGAGTATAAAGGAGAGGTTAGATCTATACCAGAATGGTCCTTGTATACTGGAATAGAAACTAGAGCTTTAGTTTGGAGGTATGACGCAGGATGGTCTCCGGAAGATATTCTTACTACTCCTTTAGTTGAAAGAAGGGATGCAGGAGCAATTAAGAATATTATTTTAACTTATGACGGAAAGTCTCTTACTATTGGGCAGTGGGCAGAATTTTTAGGTAAGAATTATGATACGTTGAAAAATAGATATATAAGCGGTATGAGTGTAGAGCAGATTCTTAGTGATGAGGTGTATTCACCGGGAAGAAATAATCTTAGAGGAGAGGATCAGAAGCATATAGGAGAGCGTTTTGGGAAAGTTATAATAAAAGATATTGTTACTAGAGATAGAGGCAGAGGGAATAGGAGCTATGCTATTTGTGACTGTGATTGTGGGGTAACAGAAAAAGAGATATTACTTTCTGATTTGATTCATGATCGTCAGAAATCTTGTGGGTGTGGAAGAGGCGGAAAAGTAGAAACCACTGAAGGAAGTTCAGAAAAAAAATATAGTATTAAAGGAATAGTAGGGAAGAAGTTTGATAGGCTTACCGTGTTAGAAGTTATAAAAGGTAAAACAGAGAAAGGTAATTATATTTATAGACTGAGGTGTGCTTGTGATTGTGGAAATGAAACCACTATAAATCTTTCCCATCTTAATGTAATTAAATCCTGTGGTTGTTATCATAAGGAATCTATTAAAGAGCATAGAATGACTGTTACTAGTGAGAGATTGAAAGAGGTTAAAGAAAGTAAAGAAAAGGAATTTCCATTTTGGCCTATTGACGAAAATTCAACGCATGTAGGAGAAAAATTTAATAAGCTTATAATTAAGGAGGTAAGAATAAAGAATACTGAGGGAGGGGCGCGAAAATATGCTAAATGTTTATGTGACTGCGGAAAGGAGGATATTAAAAAATTATATGATGTAACTTCAGGTAAAATTAAATCTTGTGGTTGTATTAAAAAGGAAGTTGCCAATACTATGAGTAAGAATAATTCATTAGAAGTAGCAGGCACAAAATTTTGTAAAGTGGGGGATGTATTTGGGGATTTTAAGGTAAGGGAGATTTATAAGAGGAAAAATAATATTTATGCTATATGCGATGTAGAGAGCGGGGGAGAGAAAGAAATTCGTGTAGATCATTTAAGTAGAAAATTTAATTTGCAATCAATTGCAAAAAAAGCTTGACATACTTTTAAATTTGTGGTATATTAAAATCATGCTGCTCGCAAAGCAGCTTGGCCCCAATCCCCCCGCGGGGTCAAAAGGTGTAGCTGTTCCGCCTTTTCAAATAATAGAACAGCACTTTTTTTATAAGGGAGATATATGGATCTTGTAGAAAATATTCCGACTACTGATATAAAGAGCGCTCTTATCAACAAAAATCCCAAACTGGTTAGGGAGATTTTAGAGGATCGTCTTTTAGAGCATTGGATTAATAAGGCTTTGTTTCAGGAAAATTCTCTTATCATTTTTGGTATCACGGGTATTGGCGCAAAAAAGGGAGAGACTTCTCCTCAACTAGTTGTTAATTATAATGTGCTTTGTTATGAGGAAGACGGAGTGCATCGCTTTCTTTATTATACTACAGAGGAGTCATTGGAGAAGAGCATAAATTCGCGCCTCAAAAAAGAAATGGATGATTATGATCCTACAAAAGATGACATGCAGAATGAGTTCACTAACGGGAATATTGGTGAAGGAGAAGGGCGGAATTTTTCGCGCCATGAACTTAACGGCCCTGTTTTTTATGATGAGGTAGAATTTCAACCTATAGAAGTAATAGAGGATTGGTTTCTTAATTATAGAGTAGGGACTGCAGTGGAGGCGCTCTTTAAATATAATTATCTTGAGGATATTTCATATTTAGAACAAGCTATATGGATTCTACTTAGAGAACGAGAGAGTGCGTTACCTCAAAAGGCACCCCAAGTTAAAATGGAAGAAGGAGTAATGGAATGAAAAAGTTTTTAGTATTGTTTGTAGTGTTGATGATGTCTGGCTTTTCATACGCGCAGGTGAAGCCTCAAGGTGAAACTTTGAATTTTCCTGCCTTTAAATTTCCTAATAATTCAGCATATCAGAGTAAGATTAGACGCGCTCAGGAACCTGAAAAGAAGGTATCAGTTAACAGGCTTCCTCAGCAGCGAGATTTCGCGCCTAGAAAACAAATAAGAAAAACATATAGACCCCAGCAGGTTTATTACTATCAGAATTATTCACAGCCTATGTATGATACTTGCTCTTATAGTTATTGTCAGCAGCAATATCCATGGGTTAGTACTTCTCAGCGTCAACTTCCTATATGCGTTTCTGCTGTGCAGCGGGTGTGCGTTTTTCCCTTCGACGTGCTCTCGCTGCTATTCGGGGGAGGAGACTGGTAATTAATTGCACCTAATTATCAAGTGTTACTTCAAGAAAAAAATGCAACCTTTTGATCTTTTTACTTGACATGTATTATAGAGGGAAGTATACTGTATTCACCTTCCCTAGAAGGTTCATTTTTTTCTCCTTTCTTTCCCGATGCCCGAGGGGTTCTCCTTCGGGCTTTTGTTTTTCTTTACTCTTCTTCAAAATAAAACTTGACAATCAGCAAATATAATGTATAATACTATTAAAGTAATACGTGTAATCCCTCAGGAGGAAACCATGGGACTCTTTAATTTTTTCAGCTTAAACAGTAGTCAACAGAGCATGCAACAGGATATAAATCAAAGCATGTTGAGCGCTCTTCAAAATCAGTTACAGAATACTACTTGACCTACAGCGCGCAATCAGTTGATTGCTCAAATAAATAATCTTCAACAGCAAGTAAATAATGCACAGGCCCAAAAACCGGCCCAGAATCAACCACAGCAACAGGTACCAAATCAGACATCAAGTCAGGCATCAAATGTTCAGGCTTCCTCACAGCCCTCTCAGCCCTATCCTAGCCTTTCTCAGCAAAAGCTGTCGGAATTGAGTATGATTGAAGCAGAATTAAATAATATTAAAATATCAATGACGCGATTAGAAGCGTCTATTAAAAAAATGAAGGAATAGTTTAATAGGGAACGGAGAAATTAAAATGGAGAGGATGGATTTTTATATTTACGGCACAGGATCCACTCAGGGATTTGATGTCAATGGAACATGTGAATACTTTGATATTGACAATGAGATGCGCGCCATAAGAAAAGAGTGGAAACGCAATGAAGTAGTGTCTTTGTTCGCTCTTACTCCTGGTCGTAAAAAAATACCTAAAGACCTTATAAAATATTTTGAAGAAAAGTCTGAGCATTCGGGTAATCTCACTTTACGTAAAATGCAATTTGAAGGAAATCCTATTTTTCCAGAAGATAATGTGGGTTTGAGGTATAATATTTCGCTGGGTGAGTATATGTTTACTCAAAGTATAATGATTAGAATGCATTTATATAGCGAAGAAGGGCAGGACTATATTGATATGGAATTTGCTCTTTCTTACGTCACATGGCGTGATAAAAAATAATTGCAATCAATTGCAAAAAAAGCTTGACTTTTGTTAAAGTCTGTGGTAGACTAGGTTTAAATTAGTCAAGGGGTAAAGGGCGCGCCCACAACTAATTCTTCTATAGCATAAAATCTCCTTCTACTATTAACCCAGCGCCCCTTATTTGAAATTGCAGTTTGGCTACTATTGTTTTTTACCTCCTTTTAAAGAGCTTTTATTGTTAAACCTAGTAGCCAATTTATTTCTTATATAACAGTTTGGCTATTGCGTATACTTCATCATCCATTTTGAGATCCTTTTGAATAATTAGGATAAAAGCAATAGCCACTTTATTCGACTTAGACGACCAAATTTCGCAAATATTTCATTTAACAAAAAGGAAATCCTTGGTCGTCGAGGAGAGCGCGCTTAAAACCCGCGCTCTTTTTTTATTTTATTTCCTAACTCTTCCAATAATTTCCTCCCAAAAATCTAATCAATACAAACAATTAGCTTGCATTAAATAAACATATACATTTATAATAAAGATTAATTATTATTGGCGGAATTTATACATCTCCGTCTATATTTAAATTGTTAATTTAATTAGTAAATTAGTTTTCCATCGAGAAAGTGCACATCTCGAAATAATTAGTATAGGAGGTAGGAATATATGCCTACGACAGCTTGTGCGATACCGCGGTTAAAAGATTTTAAATATCGTGTTGAAATTAATGGACTCGAGGCAGCTCTTGTACAAGAGTTTGAGCCTGGAACAAGGACGCATGGGGTCACCGTTCATAGTGGCGCGGGCCAGAATCACGTATGTAAGGAAGTCGGAATGATCGGCTTCTCTAACTGCGTTATGCGTACGGTAGTACCAATTGGGTCTGACCAACGTTTGTATTTCGAGGAATGGTTGAATACGGCGCAGAACCCTGATACAGGCAACGGTGGCATGCCCGCTAAGTACCAGAGGAATTTTAGTGTGTTTGAACTAGGACCGGCAGGGGATCCAGTGCGTTGCTGGGAATATTATCGGGGATTCCCAGTATCTTACAAGGTAAATGCTAAGTCATCTTTAGATGACAGTACCGATGTTTTAGAATTCGTTGAGATAGCTTACAACAAGAGGAATGTACGTGCTCTGTAAGGTTTATATAGATTAGCTTCGTGCATTGTAAATAATTTTGATTACGTTTAAACGTACGCTGAGTTAATTTATTTTTTAAATTATTTTTTCGGAGCGTACGTTTTTTCTTGACATTAAGTCTGGTTTGTGGTAGAATCTTCCTAAATAAAAAATTTAGGAGGATTTTATTTTGGAAATAGAATCAGGAACAAAATTTGGAAAGCTAACCACAATAGGATCTACTTATAAAAGAGAAGGATCTTACAGATTTTACGTAAAATGTGTGTGTAATTGTGGTAAAGAGATCGAGGTTAGAGTAGAAAACCTTAAAAGTGGAAATACTTCTTCTTGTGGCTGTGGGCGTATAGTCGATTTGGCAGGAAAACACTTTGGAGAATTAGAGGTTTTAAAATTAGATCATGTAGATGATTTTGGTTCTTGGTGGCTTTGTAAGTGCGATTGTGGAAAAGAAAAGATAATTAGAGCTTCTTCTCTTAAGTGTGGTGATTCAAAAACTTGTGGTCATAGGGATGATTATACAGGTATGCGCTTCGGTAGATTACTAGTTTTAGGGAAGGATTTAACGCCCCAGAAAGCAAAGAAGAAGAGGGTGAGGTGGGTATGTTTATGCGATTGTGGGAAGATAACTTCTGTGGAGTCTAATAATCTTTTAACTGGGAATACTATCTCGTGTGGCTGTCATAGAAAGACTTGGGCTATATCTCATGGGCTCACAGGAACTCCTATATACGGAGTATGGGATAATATGATGCAAAGATGCTATAATGTAAATGACGGAGGATACCGAGATTATGGCGGAAGAGGCATAATAGTATGTGAAAGATGGCACACGTTTGCTAATTTTGCAGAAGACATGGGCCCAAGGCCAGAGGGATTAGAGATAGATCGTATAGATAATGGAAGAGGTTATAGCCCTGAGAATTGTAGATGGGTTACTCGTAAGGAGAATTGCAGAAATACTAGAGGGAATAGATATCTTACATTCAACGGTGAAACTAAGTGTGTAGCGCAGTGGACAGAAGAATTGAATTTTAATAAGGGAACTATCAGGGGCAGACTTAATAGAAATTGGTCTGTAGAAAGAGCATTGACGGAACCCTTGGCAGAACAGTATAGACCTAAGAAAAAATAATATTTTTTGCAATTGATTGCAAATCCAGAGCGCTCCTAAATGGGCGCTCTTTTTTTTTGTTTTCATGTCGCACATACATTTCATGTATCATCTCAACATTTTAGATGACATTCTAATTTTTTTGCTTTACAATTGGACTTATCTCTTTAAAGAGATTTAAGTTTAATTGTGGAGTAATTATATAGTATGGAACTTATAACTAACGAGGTAACCACTCCTGTTTCTCAGCTTTTGGCAAAAGTGCGCGAAACAGACGGTTACTCAGAACGGCTTTTGTTGAAAAAAGGTAAACGATTACATCAGGTTATCCCTGATTATTTAGCTAGTATTATAGTGGAGTATGACGGTAAGCCATGTAAGACAGCAGATGTTATGCAATTTTTAGTACCTGATTATGAGTTTCTTTTGATAGAAGCTTATCGGGTAAATTTTCTTGACGAACTTTCCTTCGTAAATGTGTGCAGTTCTTGCGGACAGATGAATTCACACACTGTTAACCTATCGGAATTACCCATGATTTCTCTTCCTGAGAATTGCACAGGCGGCACAGACCCGGTTATAGATTTGGTTCTGCCTAGGACTAAATTACGGGCTAGAGTGGGCTTTCTTACTGTTCAGAATGATATGATTCTGAATGAGCAAATGAGCTCACAGGGTTCTGTGGACCTAAACCAGGGTGATTATCTTTCACTGCGTATGCTTGAAGGATGTGATCCAGTATCTTATGAAGACGTGGTAAAGTTGCCCTTGATGGACCATAAAGCCATTAGAAAAGCAAGAAGAGAATTGGTGGCTGGCTATGATCCTCTCGTATCTCTTGTATGTGAATCCTGTGGAAACTACGACGTAACGAACATTCTTGGTTTGCGTGATTTTTTATTTCCGAGCGGCTAGGACGCCAGCACATGCTGGGTTTAGCCGATCGTATTTGCTTAGTTCCTAATTCCCATTACGAGTCGGAAAAAGAATTCATGAAGGAAGTCTCTATAGTGTCTGCTTATACCGAAAACAATCCAATTTCTGAAGTGATGTCTTGGCCTTCAAGCTGGAGGCGCATGATGTGGGACTTCTATCTTGAGCGCAACAAGCGTCCCTCGAGTGGAGAATAAATAGATGGCCCGTAAAAATCGTTCTGATAAAAAAGTCCCCTTAACTGTAGATGATTTAAATGAAGTAAATGCTAATATAAATTTAGATTTCTCTAAATTTGCTGGGCAGAATACAAGTAAATCATTATGGGGCTTTCTTAACGATGGATTAGCCCTTACTTCCGGCGGGCATATTCAGGCCCTCACTGCAAAGGGCACTACTTTCCTATCACCTAAAGATTTACCTGATGAATTTTCTTCTCTTCGTAATAAAACAAAATCACAATTGCGAGAAATATATGAGGATCAGCGGAGCAAGCATCAAAATGCTTTAACAGGTAACAACATAGTTCCTCCTCTCAGAAAAACTACCGCGTCTCTTACTGGTGATGATCTTTATACTGATTCTACTTCTATAAAAAATAATGTAAGACCTAGTCACAATGATAATATACGAGTAAAAAGTATAGGCACTAAAAGCGTAGACGCTTTAGCACTGAGGGTGAAACAAGGAAAAGCAGCTAATCAGGGATGGCGGGCAGAGGAATATCCCGCATCTGTTACACAGATAGGGTCTTCTCAGTTTACCCCGGCAGCGTCTTCTCATATAAATCCTCATTATACAGGAAGGTCGTTTACGTCAGGAGCGCAACATCCTTATGACTCAGGTCATTTTAGGGATAGACGAGGTTTTATTCAGAAGCCCCCTGAGCCTTCAATGGGTCCTTCTTTTCCTACAAGTAACGTTGTTCCTAATGTAAACACTACACATACTAGTGTGAGCGCCGCACAAAAATTTGAAAATAAGAGAATATTAGAGCAGGGCATAGCTAACATGAAGAGCGGGCCTCTAGCCCATGCTCTTGAAGATATTAAAAAGACTTTTACTGATATATCTAAAGTAGCTTCTCAAGCTTTTGCTCCTATTATAAAAGCAGCTGCCCCCTGGACTAATTTTCATACGGCTGGTTCCTCTATGTCTGGCTCAGCGGCATCTTCAGGATTTAGTGGAGCAGGAGTAGGTAGCGGGGGTGTTTCTGTTGGTGGAATAGGCGGTGGACATAATATTGAAGGGGGAGGAGGAGGGGAGCCGCCTCCTGGTAGTAGAGGAGCGCGCGGGGCTTCTAGTGTCTCTCCTGGTTCTTCAGGCGCAACTCATGGGGAGGGGCAGCAGAAAAAAGGATGGGCTAGAACTAAAGCGACAGAAGCAAGAAAGCAAGTAGGCCAACAATTCTGGCATGCTGGTACTTGGGGAGTAGTGGCCCCTGTTATAGGTGGTGTAGCATACACTGCAGCTAGATTAGTAGGAGGTGATCCTTATACTGATAGGTCTATACATGCTTTAACTGGAGTTGGCCTAGGACAAGAGCAGAAGGCGTCTACTAGTAGGTGGGCTTATACCGCTGCTGGAGCGCAGCCTTTTTTAAGAACTCAAGAACTTATCGATACACATAAGATGTTGATAAGTTCTGCGGAAGTTCCTTATAACAACGCAAATGCTTACAAATTTGAGCAAGCCACAGAACAGCTGCAGGCATACTCCGGTATAGCTATGGAAGACCCTAAAAAGGCTGCTGTAGATATACCTAGAGCTACCATGATGGCTATGCAGAACTATGCTCAATATAAAGGTAAAGACTTTTTTGAGGTTTTGCCTTCTGTTATGGGGGCAAGAGCAACTATAACGCAACAGTCTAGTGTACAGGGCCATGATTTAGCTACATACAATAGATATGCAGGACCAACCAATCAGGATGGTTTGAGATGGTCTCCAGGTGAATCTGAGGCTTTTGGGGCTCATTATATAAGTAGAGGTGCAACGCCAGAACAAGCGGGCTCTTATATGCGTAACTTTTTCGCTGGTGAGAATTTGACAAAAATGGCTAAGCTTAGCCTGATCACCAGACAATACATGAAGAATGCTGAGACCATGGGCTTTAAAGGTAAGGCTATGCCAAAAGAGATGTTTGCTAGGGGTTTCTGGACTCAGAAAACTAAGAAAGGCCCCAATGGAACAAAAGTAGCTGTTCCCAGTCCTGGGTATGAGATGTTGGCATCTGAGAAAAATAGAATATCAAGAATTTTGCACTCGGGGGATAAGGCTGAACAATTAGGACTCATTAGTGATCTTTCTAAGCAGTCTTTGTGGATACAGAAATCAGGACGTGGCGGGGCTATGGTAGGAAAAGAAGCAGATGTTGTCATGAGACAAATGATTGCTTCTGATTCTAGACAGGATATGATAAATAATAGACAGAGAGAGATGGCGGCAGTACACGCTGAAGAGCTCAATCCTACGTTAGTTAATAAGGCTTTAGATGAAAGTAAAAAAGGACTTGATACCCCTTCTGGTAGATTGAGTGAGATGGCCTCTGCTGGTACCGCTTACATGAGCGTTCTTTCTAAAGAGATAGGGGCGGATAAGTTTTTTGCTTGGGCCGCTAAAAGACTTTTGACAAAAACTGTCGCATCTAATCTAGGAAGTGCTGTGAAATCTGGGGATAAAGCCGAGATATTAAAAACAATAAAATTAATGGAGGATTATGCGCGACTAGGAAAGGTAACTAAGGATGGATTGTTTACAGGTGGTCCCCTAGGTAGTACTGTATATGGTGCTAAAGATAAAATAGTTGAGGGGTTATTAGGTAGGATACCTAGTGGTAAGTATAGCGCGGGATGGACGGATGTTCAAAAATTACAAGACTTTTACCCTGATCTTCCAAAAGACTATTTTTCGTCAAAAGATTTATACCCTAATATCCAAGGGTCTTCTGCTCATGGTATTCCTTCTCAAACAACCGTAGATAAAATGCAAGGCAAGAAGCCGGTAGAAAAAGGACCGGGTCCAGTTGGATATGGGGAGCAGCAAAAAGTAGGAGAATCTCCAGCCGCCCCCTCCCCTCATAAAGATGATCTATCTGGAATGTCTTACGATCCTTGGGATCAAAAAGCTTATCCCTATAATCCTTATGATAAGAAAGTAAAAGGCGGGTATGACTGGGTTAATACTGCTAATGAGAAAGGACCAGGAGGAATAGCGGCAGATGTAGGTGGAGGATTATATGGGGCGCTACAAGGTATGGATTCTTTTGTCCAGGCTATAAAACAAGGAGTCAAGGATGCTTTTACAGAAGCTACCTCAATGTCTCCTAGTAATACTGGGGGTAGTCCTATTAATATAGAGATACATAATGCAGATGGGTATGTTAAGAGAACAACATTAGATCCTGGAGGGGCTAGTCCTACTAACGCACCGGGCGCTGTGCCACAAATCCAGATGTAGGAATATATAAATAATGTATGATTCAGCAGATACTATTTTTACTAGGGGCATGTTAATTCCTCTGGATGGAGAGGCATCAGTAATAACTTTTCAATGGAATCCCAGTTCTGTGGTGCAGGACAAGAAGATAAAGTGGAATCATTTGAAGGTTGCAGGAAGAGAACAGCCTTTTCAGCAGTATGGATGTGGGGAAGCTAAAATTTATATGTTTCCCTTTACTATATCACGCTCTAATAATGCCCCTAATTTTGTGATGATGGTTCAGGACCAGATAATGGAGTATACAAAGCCTACTGCAGGGGGAACGGTGAAGAGACCTCCTCTAGCTCAATTAATATTAGGAGCTTATTTAAATTTGAAATGTATTGTGAGGGATGTTAAGTTCCAAAATATTGAGTTCTATGATCCAATAAATCTTCTCCCCACCTCTTCAGAGGCTTTGGTGACTGTAGAAGAATATTTAGATGAAGAGTAAACTATGAGTATAGATCCAGATTTTATTATTACAGTTAATGGAGAGCAAGTAACTAAATACGTTTGGGAGTGGAAACTTACTGATTCTGAAAAAAAATCTATATTAGAAGTAAGTATGAGAAATCCCGATCAGAAATTATCAAGTAAATTTGATACGGGGCAGAAAGTAGAAATTATATTTGGTTATGTAGGTAATATGGGTGAGAAGATTGCTATGGAAATAGTAAAAATGGAGGAGTCTTATTGTGTAGAAGGAGAACACGATTATATAAAAGTTATAGGACAAGATGATCTATCTACGAAAACAGAGGGCGACAATCATAAAAGTGGGGGAGATGGCGACAGTGATGATACTGGACAGCCATAAAAGTATCAAGGAGAACATTAATGGCTAATCCTAAAGGTAAAGATACAGTACAATTAATAGAGGAAATTCTTAAAAAGAAGGGGCTTACTTTAGAAAAAGGCAAGGGACTAAAGCCCACTAAAATGAAAACAGGCGGTTTTACGGCTGCAAATTATAGTTCAAGACAATGGATAGAATATTTAGCTAACAGAACAGGTAATGGGTAAGATGTATAATGCCAGATGCCAGTAATACAAATGTAAATTTAAATACTGAAGACATTAACGTAGCATTAGGCACCAAGAGTGATGCTCATAATGATCATACTCCGGAAAAAGCGGCGGATGCACAAGCCCTGGGAAATGCAGGCAAAGCGGCAGGAAATTGTAAGGAAACCGCAGTGCTAGTTCTTAGAGGATACCCTCTTTTAAAGGCTAAAACTACAGTGGAGGTAACAGGAGTAGGTAAAGGTTCAGGTGTATGGTACTGTAAGACAGTAGTTCAACAATGGCATGTTGAGCACGGTTATCTAACTAACGCACAGTTAATGAAAGGAAAAGGAGGCGGGGGTGGAGGACAAGGAGGAGGGGGAGCGGGTGACAATGACGATACAGGACAACCCTAGAACATAAGGAAAATAGATATGGGAGAAGCAAGTGATACAGGCCCTACTGTAGTATATTCGGAATTGACTAAGCCAAATACTGTATATCTGGGGCCACGAAAATTAGACGATCCTCCTCAGGCCACTTTTAATTATGGGGACGGGAAATATGTGATTAAATTTCTTTATAAGAAAGACGGAAAAGTGGGAGAAAGAGCGGCTAGCACTGGAGAGAGTGAATATCCCGAGGATAAAAAAGATGTTCTAAAAATGAAGTATGCCACTGGAAATAGAGAACCAAGTATAGACGGAGGGGGAAGTATTGTTACAGGAGATTAGAATATGAGTATAGATAGATATATGGGTATGCCTAATACTACGTTACATATTATTCAGGCGTGTACTATGCATCCTACAAAAGTAGAGGATGTAGAAGCCCCGGATGGGGATGGTAAAGTAAAATGTAAGTGTCCAGCATTGTTTGGAAAAAAAGCATCTACTAATTGGATACCGTGTGCTAACAGTAATATAGGTAACGATGAAAAGAGTAGAAAACAAACAGGACTCCATAATCCTGCTAAACCAGGAACGTATGGATATATTTTTTTCCCTGGGGGTAATATGGATAAGCCAGTATTTATGGCTAGCCATGCTACTATGAATGAGAAAGCTACGGAATAGACATGGCTGTAAAAAAATTAAATACTCATCATGAAGTAGGAAATGCATTTCAAAAAGAAGGACCACTAGGACCTCCTAATATGATAGCATTTACAGATACAGGTGGAGCAGGTTTAGTCTCTATACGTGGGGAGAAAAATTGTATTACTACACTTGTAGGAAATTTAGGTCAGGGTCTATTTATATCTTCTCCCTCTAAAAGTGGTTTAGGTAACGGTAAGAGTCCCCCAAGTGAGGAACGAGGTACAAAGCATTTTGCTTCTGGTACTGCAGATGTTAGTAAGCCTTCTTTTATCAAGGTAAGTAATCCAGATGGGACTGGTATGTCTTTTGATAGCGGAGGCGGCAGAAAACCTACAATACTTATGGCTACTGGTGATGGTCAAAATGGTATACTTATTACTGATGGCTTTGTAGCTCTCTATAGTAAAGGCACTGAATTAATTGTTCACGGAAATGCAGCTAAAATTACTTCTACATATCATTTGATACAGGAAACCAATAAAGGCGGCGGTAGTGTTAGTGTCAAAACTTATGGGGCCTAGGCAGGAGAATAGATAATGGGATGTTCAGCAGCCGCATGTTCAGCGGCGGTATCTTCTGGTTGTGGGGGCGGAAATCAAAAAGAAATTACAGGACAGTGCTGTAGTTATCAATCTGAATGTAATGCATCGTGTCAACAAGCAATGACCCCTTATTCTGACAGTTGCTCTTCTTGTGGCGGCTCTGGCGCTGCCGGTGGTGGTTCTGGCGGAGGTGGGGGCGGTTCTCGGAGTGATGCTTCAGGAAGTGGAACAGTATATGAGGCAGCTCCTTATGAACTAACATTTAAGTATGATGCTACTATTGTAGATTTTGTCGCCTCTTCTTCAACTACTAATCCAGATGGGTCAGTTACAGCTATAGCTTTTGCATCCAACAGCCTGTTTCGTATGAACAACACTAATCCAGAATTAGTGACCTCTATCTTCGTCAGTGAGACTGATAGTACGGGAGACGATGCAACACCTGTTTTCAATGTCTTGGGTGGAGGCGATAATATCGCTTTTACTAAGGATACCGATGCAGATGTTTTTGTTTTCTTCAAATTGCTCTCACAGGTAGATAATGGAAACAACAGGACTTTCACAGTTGAGTATATTTCTAGTTTGGGGACCTTTGCTGCAAATGATATTGCAGTGTTTGATTGCTCTAGGAATGTGATAAAGATACCTGCCGGAGCTACAGTGGTAACTCCATGTCCTGATTGTGGGGGCACTGGTTTAGAGGGAAGTGGTGGAGGATTAGAAGGTGTTATCATGGCAGTTTACAACGGATCAGCTGGGTATGCAGGCGTCACTAATATAGACATCTATGGTATTGTGCAGCCTTCTTGATTTGCAATTGATTGCAAATTTTTGCCGCCCAAAAGATATGATAATAACACGAATATACTTGCATAAAGTGAACAATAGGTTTATACTGGAAACATAGAATGATTTGCAATTGATTGCAAAAATTGCTGGCTAGGGTAGGCCACTCGAAAGCGGGGATTCTCCTGAACCGCCTGCCAGCAATTAAAACAAAACACAGGAGCAACATATTGTAGGAGACAATAATTATGGGAAAATTTGTTGATTTAACAGGGCAGAGATTTGGTAGATGGATTGTAATAGAACGTGTAGAAAACAGAGGATCTGCTCATTATTACCGCTGTAAATGTGACTGTGGCAACGAGAAGAATGTAGCTAAACAGAGTTTATTAAAAGAAATTTCTAGATCGTGTGGTTGTTTAAATAGAGAGTTAACTACTGCTAGAAATTTTAAGCACGGTCTAGCACACACTAGACGTTATTCAATATATAGTGGGATGATTAGAAGGTGTTACGATCGTAAAAGTGTAAATTATCTTAAGTATGGTGGCAGCGGAATAAAGGTATGTAAAGAATGGCTTGAAGATTTTGTTGTATTTTATAATTGGGCTTCAGATAATGGTTATACTAATGAATTAACTATAGATAGAATTAATAATAAAGGAGATTATTCCCCCAAAAATTGTAGATGGAGTTCTTCTACTCAGCAAAATAGAAATACAAGTAGAAATACATTTTTAACAATAGGAGGGGAAGAAAAAACTTTATCGGAGTGGTCTAATATTTCTGGAATAAAAAGCAATACAATTAAGTATAGGTATGATGCTGGGTGGTCTCATGCTGATATATTTAATCCGGTCCAAAAGAGTAAAAATCCGCGCAAAGGAAGAGCTAGATTACTAGATATTTTATCTAGTGTAATAAAGAGATGCTATAATAGTAGTAGCGTTGGGTACAAAAACTACGGAGGACGGGGTATTGTTGTATGTGATGCATGGCTTAATAATAATGAGTGTTTTGTTGAGTGGGCGTTTGTTTCTGGCTATAAGGATAGTTTAACTTTAGATCGTATTAATAATAACAGCGGCTATTCTCCTGATAATTGTAGGTGGGTAACAATAAAAGAGCAGAATTCAAATAAACAAAATAGTGTATTACTTACACACAATGACATTACTATGACACGCGAAGCATGGTCTAGAGCATTGGGTATATCTGCTAAGGCTCTAGCATATAGGATAGAAAATAATATGACAGAAGATAGAATATTTCATGTAGGTAAATTAAATAATAGTGGAAAAAGGTGTAGTAAATGACTACAGGTCGTACGGGCTCTTTTCTAGGGAAAGGCATATCTTGGCCTTTTCGTCTTAATAGAAATACAAATGGAATATCTACTTCTGAGGGATTTTATGATTCTGTATCAGTGGCTGTTGCATATATTCAAGAGCGATGGACTATTAGAGGTGATGTAGAAGACACTACTAATCATGTAGCAGAGTCTATTTATAATATACTTTTAACGCATGAAAAAGAATGGTCGAATCTTCCTTGGTATGGCTCACGAACAGCTCTCGCAATATTTGAGCCCAATACAGTAGAATTTCAATTACTTTTTAGCTCCTACTTAAAATTTTCCACTGAGAGATGGGACAAAAGAGCAAAGTATCCTGAAAATGGGGTACAGTGGTATCCAACTGGCTTACAAACAGATAGGGGAGAATTGCCAGTTGTAGCTTCTATAGAGTATGCAACACAGCAACACCCTAAGAATCTAGTTACTCCTTTTGTTACAGTTAGACAAGTTCGTGTTCAGGAATATCCTGCTAGTGTAATAGACGACAATGGTCATGATTTAATAAGTAGATATTATAAAAGAACAGCATATTATAATAATGATTTAAAGTATCTTAGAATACTACGAAACATAAATATTCCTCCTGCTCCTGATGATATTTTTTATATGATAAAGCCAGCTGATACATGGATGTTAATTTCTTACGCATTACTTGGAGAAGTTAGGTATTGGTTTTATCCCTACCTCTGTTATATCCAGGATAAAGCTATTGAGGGCGGAACTAGAGATATCTTAAATCCTAATAATTTCCCTGAAACAGGAACATTACTTAGAGTTCCGTCTAAAGAGCGGATTCTTCTTATTAATACTAGGAGATAATTTATGCCCAGTTATTACACATCCTTTACCGCAAGAGATTACACTGCCGTGTTTGAATGGCTTATATCTATATTAGAGCAGGAAGTACCTGAATTAACTGATAAAAATTATAGCGATCCCGGTCAGGCTTTGATTCGTCTTATTTCTCGTGCTACAGACAGCATGTCTTTATATGTAGATGAGGCGTTTGCCGAGTCTTTCATTCACTCAGCAAAATTTAAGCAATCGCTTATTGATATTGCGCGGTCTGTTGATCTTCTTCCTAAACTACCAAACGCAGCAATTGCTACCGTTAGATTAACTAGGAAGAGTGTTAACATTGGAAATGTAGGCGACACTGGAGTTATTAGTATTCCTGCAGATGCGCGTTTTTATAAAGCAGATGGAACAGGTTATCTCTTAAATACCGCTGTTACAATGCAGGTGTCTGATTCATATAAAGATATTACTGTTACGCAGGGAGAGCGTATCACTAGGACCCTTACTATTAGTGACTTTACACTGGATCAGAAAACAGGGCGTTACTATTATAATATGGGAACAGGGGTGGCTGCTGATAGTGTTACTTTTGTAGAGAATAGCTTGATTACTTGGGAAGAGGTTGAAAGTTTCTATAGATCTTTTAGTGATGATGAACATTTTGCTCTTGAAGTTTATGCTGATCTTTATAATGGGATTTCTGACACAGTATTTTTTACTATTGGTAATGGCACTGTTGGTAAGAGCTTGGTATCTGGCACCTCTTATGTGTTGTCATATATAAAGTGTGATGGAGCATCTGGAAACACAGGTTCGGGCACAATTACAAGTATTGACGGTGAATATGATGTTTTAGTTACTGTAACTAATACAACCTCTGCTACTGGTGGGGCTGGTGTAGAGAGCATTGAAGATTTTAGGACACGTATTCCTAAAGTTGTGCGCACTCAAAGACGCGCTGTTACAAAAGAAGATTATGAAGCGCTTGTATTGAGTATTCCTGGGGTGAAGCGTTGTGAGTGTATTGATCGTAATGACGTTGACAGGTGGCCTCATTTGTATGTAGTTATTTATGTGGTACCAGAGGGTGGAGGAGAAATGAGCTCCACACTTTATGATACCATTATGGCGCAACTCACGAGTATTGCTTGTCTGGGCGGATGGTCTGGTAGATATATTTTGCTGGATGCCGAAGAAGTTCCAGTAGATATTACGTGTAGCATTGGAGTTAACTACGGATATTCAAGTGAGTCTGTAATTTCTTCTGTAACTACTGCAATCAATTCGTATTTTCACGTTGACAACAATGACGTGAACATGGTATTCTCTCTAGGTAGTCTACACACAACCATCATGGCAGTTACAGGTGTTTCGTGGGTAGAATTTGACGACGCAGTAGTTAATGTTTATCCTGATCATGGGCAGATAACAACCATCGGAACTATAACAATCACTGTAGCAACATAAGGATTAAATGCCTAGTAATTTATTTGATCGTTTACCTGAAATCTGGAAAGCATTAGACTTACGAGTCACTGATGTCGTCTTGAAAGATGAATGTCAGTCTTGTGGTTATGCTATCCCTGAGGATCATACTGATACTAGGTGCCCTCAATGCAGCAAACTAATTGGTGTGGAGGGCATGCTGGAACGTTTTCTTAAGGTTCCAGATAGTGCTTTTGAGCGCATTGAGAATTTTGTTGGGGAGCTGCTGCGGACTCATAATGTTCAGGTGATCCAAGATAGATTTTTGCCTTTCCTTACTGATCTTGTTGGGCATAATTGGCGTGATGACAAGAGCCGAAGATTTAATAGAGAACGAATACAAAGTGCTATTACACGTCATTCCTACAAAGGTACAGAATTAAGGCTTAGGGATGAAGTAAAATTAGCTGGGAGCGATTTCTGTGAAATACAGGATAATGCTTCTAGGCTTATGATAGTTGGTAAGCAGGGTCGTATTGGTTGCACTGATTGTGTAATCATGGATAATAATTACTGGCACGATGGTAGCTTTGAGCTTACAGTAGACCATACCGTAGATTGGTACGAATTAACTACTGGAATGGCGGAGACAAATGCCGCCGGTGAATTATGGTGGATTAAAACTGTTCATTCTCCAGAAGTTATATTTGCAATTGATTGCAATTTTGGTCGTAAGGGCATCTTCGAAGATAACGATCTTGATGATATAGCGATAGGAAGAGGAATTATAGGGCAATCCTTCTGGATTGGTTTTGAGCGGCTGGGCTCAATTCAGCGAGTAGAGATATTTGAGTTGGGAGATTCTAATGTTATGGGCGGATACCTAACAGTAAATAGTAATTTAAGAGTATCTAATACTATTCCTATAAGCGAGGGTACTGTAAGTAACCCACTTACCGTGGAGCACGCATTATTACAAGATCCACCAGAAATTACAGAAATAATACCAAATTAATAAGGACGTATAAATGGGAGCAACTACTTATACAGGTAGAGTACTAAGAGCCTTACAGTTTAAGACTAATAATGAATTGTGGGGAGCAATAGGAAGGACCACAGCTTGGGATAATGAGGCTGATCCTCCGGATGATCCAGTATCTGCAACTACAATTGAAGAGCCAATAGTTTATGTTAAGGCTGCTTTAGTTACATTATCTAAGATAGTGTCTACTGATGCACATATTATTATCAATAGTCAGGGATACGCTTATGTTGATGATGAGGATGCATATGATGAGGACGCTAGATTTCTAATTGTAGACGTAATGTTTGACCCAGTAGTTGAGCAAGTATACGGAAATTTTAGACAGATAGGTCTATTTGCTAATCTTACTCCTACAACTGGACATGAAAGTGATGATTTTTTAATACCTGCTGATGTCAGTGACGAAGGTGTGTTGGTTTATGTGCATAACGATACAGTTACAACAATGGCGGCAGACAGACAAGAAGAAGTAAAAATAGCTTTAGAATTTAGATAAACATAGGAGCAAAATTAGATGTCAGGTATACTTGATTCCGCAATGTACGATTATAAACTCCGTGCCGGGGAGTCTATTTCTGCTCCTACAGTTGAAGCAGATGTTCACGGGACTACGGGCTCAACCTCATATAGTTATGTAGCTACGTTTACTACAAATGTAGGCGAGACTATACAAAGTTCCGTAACTACAGTAACTAATGGTAATGCAACATTAACTGCCAATAATTTTATTAGGCTTAGTTGTGAAAGTGTTTCAGCAGCAGCACGTAGTATAAAGTTCTTTAGGAAACACACCGATAATGAATATTATTTAATAGGAACATCAACACCTTCTGCTAACGTGCTAGATGATACGGGGTTATCACTAGATTTAGGTGAAGAGCCACCTACAACAAATACATCTGGTAGGGACAACTGGCAGGCGTTATTGTGGAACAATGGGAAGTATTGGCAAAGACCAGAGGGCATGGACCAGCAATGGTTACACATGCGGGACACAAAAAACCTAGGTGACACCACATTTAGAAATGGTGATATTAGAGAAGGTTGCAAGCCTGTCCCTTACGCAAGGGGTACAGTTTTAACAGCTACAGTTACTGCTGGTAATGCCGGGACAGGATATGAGGTAGGAGATACTCTTACAATATATAGCACAGAGGGAAGTGGAGCTATCGCTACCGTTGCTACTTTAAGTGGAACTGCTGTGGCTACTTTGACGGTTACTACAGCCGGAAGTGGATATTATGATGGCACTGGGTTAACCACAACTTCTGCTGGGGGAGGCACTGGCTGCAAGGTAGATATTACTGCTTCATGGAAGTATACTTTTACAGAGGGAGTAATTTATTTAGACGGTCAATTTGTAACGGTTCCAGAGGCTTTAGTTACGCTTACAGGCTTTGGCGAAGAAGTTGTTGGTATAACTGTTACACCTACGGTTCAGACCTATCTTGATGACGATTATATTAGAAATATAGATGAATTAATAGACCATAGATATGAGCAGACGGGGGCTGATAGATTAGTTTATGTATATACATATGTATTAGATACTGTTGGTTCAATTGAAATACAGCGATTTGTGGATGGTATAGAAAAGACAACTACACTACCGATGGAGAGAACTGAACTCCAGAAGAGAATTGCTGAAGGTATTTATGACGTATCTGGTCACTTTGTTACTGAGAACTTTAGTTATCAGATTGTGGACCACGAGGATGACGCTGAGAAGTTACAGCTTAAAATAGGAAGAGGGGTTGCTTATCCTAAAGGATTTAAAGTTCAATTTGACGGGACTAGATTTATAGAGTTTAATAAAGCCAGAGTAACTGCGAGCGAAAACGAATCAGCCTGCGACGTGTTTGATTATGATGGGGGTGTGTGCACAGGCACAATTGCTCAAACCTATAGTTTAAATGGGAAGACACTAAAGTTTAAGGTAGGTAGTGGTGACTTCCATGAGGTCGCTTTTACATCTGAGTCTACTGCTGCACAAGTAGGGGCAGCTATCGCAGCCAAGATAGTCTCAGACGGCTATCCTGCTGATTTAATGACTTATGTTGCGACTACGGTTTTACAGCTTAGAGCAAGGGAAGGAAATAGCCTAACAATATCGGCTCCCACCTCGAATGATGCGGCACCTATTTTGGGGCTTGCAGCAGGAACCTATCTTCCCCAAGGGACGAGATTATACCAACTGAATCATTATTATATTAAAGAAGTTACTGATATGTCGTATAAGACTGAGTCAGTTGTTACGATGACACGTAGTAATCTTCATACTTATGATGAGGTAGAGGATTTATCATCTATAATTGGCATATCTGATTCACTTACTGAATGCCACGATGAAAAGTTTGACTATAGCGTATCTGTAGATTATCAAAGAAGTGTAATTGAAGGAGCTGGTCCTTGTATAGATTGGTCCTTAGGTGGAAGTCAGCCGATAGATGGAGCCACATATTACGCTAAGATTAAGAAGACGTATGAACCTATAATAGGTACGAGAAGAAAAGTACTAGTTATAGATGCTCCTATAATTAAAGGTGCAGAGTATGGACAAGATAGTTTATCCTTTACTAGTGCAACCTCTATTACAAGAGCAGCAATTGATCCAGCTACTGGAGAGCCTTATGGAACGTCTGTTTCATTAACAGGCGCAGCTAAAGATGTTATTTCAATAGTTCGTATTAATAATAGTGCGGGGCAGTCCGCCACACAATATACATCATACTCTCTATTAAAGAATAGTGGGGCTTTATCGCACGACACATCACAAATTGACTGGTCTGCAGCCGGAGAGCACGGGACCGGAGTTACAGGACAGCCTATTTCATCTGCAACCTATTATGTTACTTTTTATGCATGGGCTCATATTTTAGAGGGAGATGTTGTAACTGCTGCTTCTTATGATAGCTACACCGATATAGAAATGTATGGCGGGTTATATTTACGTGACTGTTTAGACTTTAGAACAACCGGCACAATGCCAGGATCAGGGGAAGATCCTGGATTTGATTATGAGTATTACTTGGGAAGAATTGATAAATTGACTATTGATGATTTTGGGAATTTTAGACTAATAACTGGTGCTCCTGCTTTAGCTCCCCCTGCTCCTCCTGATCAAAGTGGGGTGCTAACTTTAGCTGTTATACATGTACCGGCATACACATATTCCATATCTGACGTTGCAGTTGTTTCTGTAGAGCCTAAAAGAATTACGCAAAGAGGTATACAAAGACTGCAGGAACGTATAGAGAGATTAGAATATTGGAATACAGTTAATGACTTAGAAAAAGAGGTATCTAATAAGGATCTGTATGGGTTAGTGGGAGGCGTGGCTACTACTGCTGAAAAGCAAGGTGTGTTTACAGATGCTCTCACAGGATTTGGTAAAATAGATCTAAATTTTTCTACTGGGGGCCTAGCTCATACCGCAGCAATAGATAGAAATGAGAGATGTATTAGGCTTCCTGCGTCTCAAGATATGCAGGTTATAGAAGTAGATTTAGATAATTCTGTGCATGTACGACAGGCCGGAAATAGCATTATGCTAGACTACCAACCAGAGGTGTTTGATGAGCAGACTCAAGCAGGTATTACAGTAAACGGAGCTTCAGATTTTACATATGAAAATTACTACGGTCATATGCTAATAACCCCAGAGATAGATGTGTTTGTAGATTCCGCACAATTACCTCAACTTAATATTGACTTTGATAGTAATTTACAGCCATTATTAGATACAATTAATCCAACCGTTGTATCTGAAGTTGATTGGGGTGGATGGTCAAATGGCTTACCTCGTACCACAAACTGGCACCAATACGCAGGGGTTTGGTCAGCTCCTACTTGGACAGGAGTATTTGATACAACTAGAACAGGAACACAACAGGTTGAATCCTTAGTTCCTAATAAGGTCACACAAGAGATGGGTGACAGGGTGGTTGATTTTACTCTTCAAGGTATGATGCGGTCAGGAGTGACTATAGCGTGTGATGTTATTGGGCTTCTTCCTAATGTGGATCACGCTGTAACTATGAATGGGATAGCCTGTGATTTGACTTATGACTCTTCTCCTGTAAATCACAGTGGGGCGATAGGTTCACATACCTACCAATCAAAAACTACTGTTACTTCTAGTAATACTGGTTCATTAACTGCAACATTTTTAGTTCCAGAGGGAATCCCTATTGGTAACGCTATTATTAGGGTATTTTATTATGCAGATCCGGATATATCAACCGCAACTGCAAATTATTATACCGCTGGTTTTACGCAGACTAATCAAAACACTGTAGTTGGAATTTCTTCTATAGAAAAAGTAATAACCACAGAAACGGTTACTGAGACAGGACAGGTTATAGTACAAGGAGATCCCCTGGCTCAGACGTTTGTGGTAAACAACGATTTAACTTATATATCTGAGTTAGGGTTGTTTTTTAAAACTAAATCAGCCACAATGCCATACACTGTGCAAATAAGGAACACTGTTAATGGCTACCCTGGTCCTTTAGTGTATGCTTCTAAAACTCTTACACCAGATGACATAGATGTGTCAACAGACAGTAGTATAGAGACTAGGTTTGTATTTGATAATGTGCTGGGATATAATCCAGGACAAGAGTATTGTTTTGTAGGTATTCCTAGTGGCGGTAGTACTGATTTTAATTTGTATAGTTCTGAATTAGGTACTGTTGATATTCTTACAGGTCAGCGCATTGTTGTTCATACCTGTGAAGGAGTGCTATTCCATGGCCCTAACAACAGGACATGGGAACCATGGACAAAGCGAGATTTAAAATACAAACTATATAAGTCTAATTTTGAAAATGATTGTCAAATAGTATGGACTGAATTAACTGGTATTCAGGCTTCTATTTTGGTAATGGCTGTAGAGGAGTTTATAGCTCCTGGCACCAATGTAACGTGGGCATATTCTTTAGATAGTGGGGTTACATGGATACCGTTCCATCCATATATAAACACCGAGCTAGATGATATAATAACTAAATTACAATTACGAGTAGATGTGACAAGTCTAGGCGGAAGTTATCAAATTGTAGATAAGTTTGCTGGTATACTGCTATTATATCATAATGCTAGTGCAAGCTACATAGGTAATGATAGTGAATTTAGTGATGCGTTGTCTTACCCAAATAAGGTATCAGCCTTTATGGACTTGGATACTGATGGGACTAACGGGACGGGCGTGAGAAGTGTGACTCCTAAATTTTCAGTGGATGATGGAGTTACCTGGGTAGAATTAGGATTAAAAGAAGGCTATACCCCTGTAGCTTTAGATGACCCATGGTATTCATATCAGTTTGAGACACCAGATGAAGCTAGTATAACAAATGCCACTAATGCAGAACCAATAGTTATCACATCTGCAGCGCACGGTTACAAAGAAGGGGCAATCGTTACTATTGATAGTGTAGGAGGAAATAGTAATGCTAACGGTGATTGGGTTGTTACTAATGCCGACACTAATACATTTGAGTTATACACAACTGCTGGAGTGGCCTCTGTAGGAAATAATGCATATACAACTGGTGGAACTATTGTAATGAAAGAGTTTTCACAGCTTAGACCACTAATTTATCTTGAAACATCTAATCGTGCGTTAACCCCCAAGGTTCGCAATATTGGATTTATTGCATCGAGGGTTGAGTAAAATGGCTAAAGACGTATTTGATACCCCACCCATGGGGATGAGTAGACGAGGGAAAAAAGGATGGCTAAAGGTAGATAAAACACCACAGGCTATAATGGCTAACAAAGTAAAGCAAGAAAATATTGAACTTAAAGAAAGGCTGACACAATTAGAGGAGCTTGTAACTGGGTTAATTCCTACTAAAAAAGGCAAGAAGTAAATATAGCTTACTTTAAAAAATTATCTAATTCAAGGCAGAAACTGTGCTTATGTGGAAGATAGTAAGCATGGAGACAAAGTAAAAAAGACGTTTGTCGAAAGGCTTAAGTAATGGGTGGTAAGTATATAACAGGTGTAGGGCCAGGGGGCGTGTTTTCTAATAATTCCGGGGTTTGTTCTACAGCGGCTGCGGGGTCAGGGGCTGTTGCCTTTGATGGGCCCACTACCGTAGAAGGAGTAGTTTCTCATGTTTACAGAAATTATGGTATACCTCAAGGCGGAGTTCCAGTAGATACTTTTCAAAAGATGTGCTGGAAAGTATCTGGCAGAGCAGTAATAATAAATGATAAGGAATTTTCAGTCCAGGCTGGTTTTGAAATGGTGAATTTTAACTTTCACACAAGCGGAACACAACCCGCATTATCTACATATACTAATATAGTAGGAACAGTAGGAGTATAACAAAATGGGGGCTAAGTATATAGGATCTGCTCCAGGGGGCGCGGAAAAACTAGGAGGTCCAGGATGTGCAGGAGCCGCTTACGTAGGAATGGTTATTGAAGATACTATAGCTATGGCATGTTGGTCAATTACTGGTTTAAGGGTTAAAATTCAAGGTAATACTATGGGAATACATAACGGCATGGAAGTAATAAATTTTAACTTCTCACAAGGTACTACACAACCTGCTGTTCCTTCACTAGCAGGACTTCCTGGATTGTATAATAGTAATAGTAGGGCAGCATAATGTCAGTCAAATATTTTCCACCTGAAACTCCTGGAGATACTTGGGGGGCCGGTCCTCCCGTATGCTCAGAGGAAGCAGTTATAGCAAACGGAGGGGCGTTAGCATTTGATCTTTGGTCTTTTGACCTACATCCTAAGATAGCCTGCTGGAGAGTAACTGGGAAACCTATAATAATAGGAGATTCAGCTATGTCAGTAATGCAAGGTTTTGAAATGTTTAACTTTAACGTTAGGGCTATGGGAACTTCACCCGCGGTTCCTACTCAATTGGATATAGAAGGATATATAGCATAAAATAATATGACTTATGATTCCACAATAGAAGATAAAGGTAATTGGCTATATTATGTTCCTGAGGGAGGTACTGCTCCTTCTTTGGGAGATGGTGTAACTTATTCTAGAGCATTAGGATGGCAGTCACCAGAAGGTAATTTTTATGGACAGGAAAGATGGGTTAGAGACTGGTACTCTGCTGTTTTTTGGGATGGACTTGATTATAGAATAATAGAGGAAGATGGAGCCGCCAATACTGTAAACGATTTACCTATCCCTGGAGAAATAAACCCTAGAACCGGAGAACCTTATGGCTCAAGGCAGCCGTTTGAGATGTGGACTACACCAAGAGCTAATTGGCCTCCTACTGATATTCCTTATTATGATAGTAGATCAAAGGATTATTGGTGGTGGGATGTAGACACTCAGTCATGGAAGCCCTTAGAATGGTTTTTTACATGTGAGGGAGATGATGAATTACCTAATCCCGGTTTGAAGCGTGGAGCCGCACATGTAGTGGCTTATCGTGATATTAAGCTTATGTGGAACGGGTATTTCTGGAAAAGATATTCCGGGGACATGATTGAAGGCTTTCAGGATGTTTTAGATGACTTACATTCTTTAACAGACACTACTAATGTTTTGGTAGAAGACCATAATGAATTATTAGAAGATTTTTTTGGATACCAAGAAACCATAGCTAGCCAATTTATAGACACTACTAATTATGTTAACGAACAATTTGGTGATGTGTCTGACATACTTTCGGGTCTTTCTAGTGATGTATCTAGCTATTCTTCTGACCTTTTTATATCTCTATCAGAATCAAATTCGCTAAGACTCACGGTGGAGCAATTAATAGCGGAGTCTGTTGAACTAACCACCTTAGCTGCGGAACTTGGAATAGCCCCCGGTGACACCGGATATCAGGCGGCACTAACGGCACTACGGAACGGAATAGCTCCTTGGATTAATCAAGATAGATACCCACTTGCTATAACTATAGCTGATAGGACTGAAATCCAACGCCTTATCAATGAAGTTCAGGCAGCTAAAGGGAAACTACTAGAGGCGGTTTCTAATAGACAGACTTATAGGGTTAGGGATTTTGTAAAGGCTGAAATTGCGGATGTTACTACGGCGATCAATGATATTACGAGTTCATTCGATTCTATTTCGTCGGATTTAATCCTTACTCTGCCAGAAGCTAATTCCCTAAAATTACAACTTAATACACTTTTCGCTGAGTCAGAGGAATTATTAGCGGAAGCTGCTACCGAAGGCTTAACAGCCTATGGTAATTCTTATCTTATCGCATTGATAGATCTACAGGACGAACTATCTCTATGGATAGATCAACCCACATATCCGTTAACAATTACAGCCGACGATAGAGGGACAATAAAAGCCCTGTTTGTAGCTGTAAAGAGTAAGAAAGCCATCCTAGAAACAGCACTAATTACTGCAAAAGATAATAAAGTTTCGACATATGTAAATGATCAGATAGATGAAGTGGGTGTAGCTCTAGATGCTCTCTCCGAAGGAATAGACAGATTTTCATCTGATGGTTATATTACTCTCGCAGAGGCCAATGCGCTAAAACAGGTGAGAGACTCAGTAGTTCAGGAATCTGAAGATTTTATAGTTATTGCAGATTCATTAGACTTGGACGATGAGTCTTTGTTGTATAGCAATGCCGTGGAGGCATTAGTAGAGGGCCTAGAGAGTTGGGTAGATAACCCACCATACCCCAGAGCCATTACTCCTGAAAATAGAGCAGCAATAACCAGTCTCCTTACAACTGTTCAGAATACAAAAGTTACAATCATAAATGCCATTTCTGGAGCCAATGCAGCCGTAGCTGTCGAGGGTATTGGTTTTGATATAAGTCAGTTCCGCACTACTTATGACGGGTTTATAAGAGGCTTTACTACAGAATTAATCCTTACGTTTGTATCTGAAGATGAACTGAGCCTAAGACCTAATTATGGTGAGTATGATTACCTAAAAGTTAATGAGCAAAATATAGCTGCCTCGAAAAAAACCAGCGTATTTTCATTTACTCCGGTCCTAGATTGGACTGAATCTACCCAGACACTTTCAACAACTACTTTACAGGCGGATCGTGTTCAGTCCCCATACTATGTTTATCTGGCTGATAGATCCAGCGGATTTATGTTGCGAGATTATGATTATAGGGGGAGGCTGTTCTGCTCAAACACTGCCCCGTCGAATAACTATTTAGGTGATGTGGGGCTTGGTCGTAATGCAGTATTAGTCGGGACCATAGATACTAATAATGAAGCTAAATTTGTTAATATTCTTACAGCTTCTCTAATATCTCGAACATCAGATCTAAAAGAAGTTTATAGAGAATTTTCCGACTTTGATCTGGTCTTCACAAGTGAAGACACGTTAACATTACAACTAAATTATGGTTGTTATGGACAGATATACATACCTGAAAGCTTATACTATATAGGCCAGAGTAGAGAAGTTACAACCACCTCAACTAGACTTGAACTAAACCCTGACGGAACCTTGCGCTTCGTTTATACCAACATTCTGCCGTCCACATTATACTATGTATACATAGGCGGGGATGTTGATATTTATAATGGTAACCCTGAAGGACAGGATGGAAGACCTCTTCAGCCGGGGGATGACGAATATAATGCCGATAAAGACTTACGCTTATGGTTATTCCTGTCAGAGACACCTCCCGATAATGGAAGGTTAGCTGAATCTTACTATGGTTATTGGGCAAGGCACATAGGACAAGTTAGAACCGATGCTAATGGTAAGTTTATTTATTCGGCAGGGATATCGGCAATTAGACAAACCACACTGAACGCTACCCACCTTGATGGGTTAGCAGAAGTAGCAATATATCCAGATACAATATATGAATTTAAGGTGATAAAGAAGAAGGGGACATCTGGAATACTGATGGTAGGTGGTGAGGGTATCTTAACCTATGATCCACTGGACCCAATATTAGCTAATAGAGAATTAGTCCATAAGGTTAATATCCATGATACCTCGCAAATATATGATGAGGATAACCTTCTGTCTCCGTTAAGTGACGGTCCAGAAGTCTCAACACTTGTTGGACAGCTTTTGTATGTATATATGGCTAATTCGCAGGACTTTTGGGGTTCTTATGCTGGTCAGCTTTTTGTATCAACCACCCCCCAGGTAAATGGATATATTTCACAAAACTGGCCTGGAAATAATGCAAGGTGGGTAGCCACTCTTCAATTAACTCCTGTGGCTCTCGGAACAGAATTAGTAACTAACGGTGATTTTACTACAGACGCAAATTGGACAATAGGAACTGGATGGGAATATGATTCTGACAATAAATATATGGTCCATACTGCGGGAACGGCCTCTCTATCGCAATCAATATCTCTCACTGAAGGAGATTGCTATCAGGTTTCGTATTCTCTCGTAGAATGCACGTCTGGTAGTGTGGCTCCGAGACTAGCAGATACCCTCGGCAGTTCACAGAGTTTAGCTGGTAGCGTTGTGGCTAACCTTGTGGCTGGATCTGGTTCTCTTATAGAACTCGTCCCTTCTCAGGGGTTTACGGTGTCTGTTGATAATATTTCAGTAAGAAAAGTTAATGGCGGTGACTTCTCTGGAACTTACTTAAGAGACGGAATTGGCGTCATTACTGGAGTGATTGAGGATGCTAATGTTGCCACAAATACTACTTGGAGTAGCAATAGAATACAAAGTGAACTGAATAACCTAAGAACAATGATTGCGGCGTCAGGAACATTTGACCAACAAAAGCAGACCGGCATTCCTGTTCGCCTAGAGTATCTTGATACAACCCATGTGCGACTTGTCCCTACAGTAGATTCACCTAATATAATCTTTCCAGACCTCTCTAACAGAACACTGCCAAATTCTGGGCTTGATATGACAATTAGCGGAAGTGCTGGCACGTTTTACTATGTATGGTTATCTGCTACAGATATCACTATGTCTACAGATGCTCCGGTTACAACTTATGCTAAGATGATAACTAGAGGAGAAGGTAGCACAAAGATTTTGGTGGGATATATTGGGTGTTCAGACACTGATGAAATAGCTGGAACATGGAATGTATTTAGCCTGTATGGAGAGACGGCTAAACAGTGGGGAATTAACATTCCCACAAATGGTGCCGATATCACCAATACTTGGTATGGGGCTGTTACCGGACCTACAAAAAATTATACATATTCAAGGACCGGAGGAAGCTCGTGGTTTGGAGCAGTAGCTTGGTATATGGACGGAGGAGGCGTAGGTGTATGGTGGTCTACAGGACTAAGCACAGTATACTTTGCCTTAGGGTCTTATAATGGAGTAAAGGTAGAGTGGTATGATAGTGATGAGAATGGGTCTGGATATTATGTTACAGGCCCTGGTGGGTCGGTATATATATGGAATCAGCAACACTGGGAAACACTGACTGCATACTGTAACATGTCTATAACTTTAACGCATAGCGGAACATTAAGTTCTGTGGGGGATATAGCTCTTACTTTGGATCATAATTATACAGCAGTTAATACTGGTAATTATGGTAACAATAGATGGCATGACACCGCATGGACTTGTACAGGACAAATGATGCTTTCAAGACCAGCCAGCGATTGGTAGAAAATATAATTAGGGGAGATAACTAATATGGCATTTGAGCCAGAAGTAATTATAGTTGATGATTCTGAATTAGAGAGCAAGTTAAATACAAACTTTGATGCTATAGTGGATGAGTTTGCTATTCCAATAGATCATGTTGATTTATTGCACAAAGGAAATAATACTCATTCTACTATTGATACATTTATCGGATCAAAAGCTGGAGCCAATGGCTTGGCTTCATTGGACGGAAATTACCTTGTGGTCCAAAACCCAGCTAACGCCACAGAAACACCTACTCCACTAAAAATACCCATAGCTGATGACGATGGCCTTTTGGATGCGTGGGTGTCAGACGGTAGTTCATCTACAATAGGTGGTATTCAGCTAACGAATCACCTCGGGGGAACTGCTGATGCTCCAACGGTAGTTGATGTAATGGACAACGTTATAACCTTGGATCACATGGAACACGCAGTTCGTGGTGATATTATTTATTATGGTGCTAGTGGGGTTCCGGCTAGGCTTACGGCTGGTTCGACTGGCCGTGTCTTAACAACGAAAGGTGCTGGAGCAGATCCAAGCTGGGATGTTAATGATCATGTTAATTTGGCTAATAAAGGGACTAATACCCATGCTCAGATAGACAGTTTCATATCATCTAAAGCTAGTGCTAGTGGGTTGGCATCCTTGGACGCAAACTCGAAGGTAGTTGAAAACCCGGCGAACGCAACGGCAACCCCAACTGCGGGAAAGATCCCTATAGCAGATGAAGACGGAATGCTAGACAACTGGATCACTCCTGGTGGTGCAGTCACAATTGAAGATGATACGATTGGCCTAGCCAAGATGTCGCACGGAACAAGGGGAGACCTTCTCTATTACACCCTAGACGGGGCCCCCGCTAGACTAGCATCTGGAACTTCTGGTTATGTTTTGAAATCCGGTGGAGCCTTAGATCCCGGATGGTATCCCTTGGATCATGCTGATTTAGCTAATAAAGGGACCAATGTTCATTCGATTATTGATACCTTCATTAATTCTAAAGCTCAAGCTTCCGGGCTGGCTTCGTTAACATCCAACTTAAAGGTTGTTCAAGACCCTGAAAATGCTACAGTAACACCAACAGCAAGCAAGATACCTATAGCTGATGAATATGGAAAGCTTGATGCTTGGATAACTCCAGGTGGTGTGGTTGTTGAAGATGACACGATAACTTTAGCTAAGTTAGAGCATGGAACTCAGGGAGATGTGCTTTATTATGGTGCCACTGGAACACCTTCCAGGCTACCCACAGGCACAGTAGGACAGGTTTTGAAGGCAGGTGGGGCCGGAGCTAATCCGAGTTGGTATACCTTAAATCATACTGATCTATCTAATAAGGGGACTACGACCCATTCTCAGTTAGATTCTTTCGTGGCTTCTAAGGGGGCCGCATGGGGGGTAGCTTCGCTAAATGCCGGTTCTTTGGTATTACAAAATCCAGCGAGTGCAACCACAACTCCGATTGCCGCTGGAATTCCTATAGCCGATGAGAATGGTAAACTAGATGATTGGGTAACTCCTGGAGCCGTTGGCGACGATGCTATTTCTCTAGATAATATGCAGCATGGGACTCAGGGAGATATCCTCTATTATGGAACTGTGGGAACACCTTCAAGGCTAGGTTATGGGACGGCGGGCCAAGTCCTTAAAACAGCCGGAGCCAACGCAAATCCTTCATGGTATACGCTGGATCACACTGACCTAGCCAATAAAGGGACCAATACACATTCGCAGATTGACTCTTTTATAGGGACAAAAGCAGGGGCCTCGGGGTTAGCTTCTCTCGATAGTAGTTCAAAGGTAGTTCAAGATCCCGCAAATGCTACGGCAACACCCACGGCAAGCAAAATACCTATAGCCGACGGTTCCGGAAAACTAGATGGTTGGATAACTTATGGGACAGGGACTGGAACATCGTGCCAGGGGAATGATAGTAGACTTTCTGACGCCAGAACACCGTCATCTCATACAATTGAGGGTCATACAGCAACTGTTACCAGCGGAAAGGTTCTCTCAGGCACTGGAGTTAATACGTTTGCTTGGGCTGATCCCGCACCGACGTGGGGCCAAGTTTCTGGTAAACCAACAACTTTTGCTCCCATCGTGGGGACCGGGGCTGCTGACGCATGTGCCGGAAATGATTCTAGGCTGTCAGATGCAAGGACACCTTCTTCTCATGCAATTGCGAGCCACACCACATCTGGAGCAGGTGATGGAAAAATACTAACTGCCTCTTCAACCACAGAATTCGGTTGGGAAGATCCTGCGCCTACGTGGGGGCAGGTTACTAGCAAGCCTAGCACTTTTGCTCCAATAACAGGGACTGGAGCTACTGATGCTTGTGCGGGGAATGATTCCAGGCTTACAAACGCAAGGACACCTACAGCACATAATCTTATAGATGGCACAGGACATCCCGTTACTGGATTAACGTCTGGGCATGTAATTAGAGCAACTGGATCTACCACTTACGGTTTTGGGGCCGTGGCCTGGGCTGATATAGATAAGACTACCAGTAGCCTTGCAGATATAACCACTAAGAGTCACACAGCTTTATCTGATATTGGCTCAAATACTCACGCAAACATAGATACCTTTATAGGCACCAAGGCAGCAGCTTCTGGACTTGCTTCTTTAGATTCTAGTTCCAAGGTAGTCCAAGATCCAGCAAATGCTACGGCAACACCTACAGCATCGAAGATACCCCTTGCAGATGGGTCTGGCAAATTAGCTGCCGGTTGGGGTGGAAATGCATCCACACTAGCAACGCTAGATTCAAACTCAAAGGTGGTTCAGAATCCTGCTAATGCCACTGCTACAGCTACTGCCTCAAAAATACCGATAGCAGATGGAAGTGGGAAACTAGACACTTGGATTACTTATGGGACAAGTTCTGGGACTTCATGTCAAGGAAATGACTCTCGTCTCTCCGATACAAGGACACCCTCGTCTCATACAATAGAGAGTCATACAGCTACTGTTACAACAGGCAAGATCTTGACAGGAACAGGAACTAATACTTATGGATGGGCTGACCCGGCTCCAACATGGAGCCAAGTTTCAGGTAAACCTACAACTTTCGCTCCCATAACAGGAACAAATGCCACAGATGCATGTGCTGGAAATGATGCTCGACTATCAGATCCCAGAACACCTACAACACATTCTCATAGTGCCTCTGATGTCTCAGCTGGAACCTTCGCTGCCGGAACCTACACCTTTGAAACGGTAGCTCTAACGAAGTCTAGCAGTTGTGCCGTGTCAACACTGACAGACGCAAGCACAGTTACTCCAAACTTTGCAGCTTCGAATAACTTCACTTGGACATTGGGTGATAACAGGACTCTAGCAAATCCAACGAATAAAACTGTGGGACAGAGTGGCTTAATCTTTTTGATTCAAGATGCGACAGGAAATAGAACATTATCTTATGGAACATATTATGATTTTCCTGATGGAACTGCTCCGGCGCTATCCACAGCAGCTAACTCTGTGGATGTTCTCTCTTATTTCGTTCGCACTTCAACATCAATTTGTTGTCAGTTAGTGAGGGCATTCAGCTAATGTTTAGTGTCCCTTTTCTATTTAGACCGCAAGGAGGTTATTCTGAGGCATTAAGAAATGCTCAGTATAATACTGGTTGCCAGTTAATTTTAACATACGAGGATACTACCCATGTTAAGTTAAGGTCCACGGCTGCCTCGATAGATGTTATCCTTCCTAACCTACAAGAAGCAGTCACCATAACCTCAACTGGCTTTACGACCACATTTACGGGAAGTATGTCAACCTTTTACTACGTCTATTTAACTACTGGTAGAGAACTAGAATTTAGCACATCTGCTCCGGACACAACGTATACAAATCAACAAACCTTATCCACAGACAAAGTATTGGTAGGCTATGCTGGTCTGTCTGCTCCGAATACCATGGCAGGTAATTGGAATGTCTTTAGTTTTTATGGGCAGGATGCTCTAACGTGGTCTACAAATGTGACTGACTGTTCGTCAAGTTTTTACGCCGTAGCATCGTTGACTGGGCTTGTGGTTCCTTCAGGTAAGACTGCGGCCATAACAAGATCTGGATCTACCTCTGTCAATGTATATTGCACGCTTTGGTATTATTATGGATATGGACCAGAATATAGCTATAACCAAAGCGGATCTGTCACAATTGGAAGCTGGAATGCTCCTAGCACAAATCAGTCTCCATATTGTACTTATGATGGTTCAGGAACATACTCTGTATATAAAACCCATAACGATATGACAAATGGTGTTTTTAATTTAACAAATGTGGGGATTACTCCATCAGGAGCAAGCAGCGGAACGTATTACGGAATGGCTATACATATTCCACCTGGAGCCATGGCGCATTACCCTGAGCCTTATGGTGGTGTTTTAAGTTATCCAATATTTACCTGCGTATCAGCTACTGGCGCAGTTACTTTTACAAGACAAGGGAGTTAATAATATGAATTGGGAAAACAGCGACCCTACATTATTTCAAATGATGACTCAGTTACTTTATCTAAAGCAACAGTTTACTGAAAAGCCTATATCAGGGACTAACCCTGATAACTTAATTTTAGCATTAGGTGACTTCATCAACCAAATTGGTGCAGAAATTCAAAGCCAAGCAACATAAATAATTATATATGTATAACATGATTTTTATATTCTAATGTATATAATTATTGACTCTTAATAATTATAGTAGTATACTCTAAAAGATGTATTATAGCTGACAACGTTAAGTGCAGGTGCAGGAATATCAGATGACTTATGAACCAACGTTAATTAATGTAACTCCAGGCAGTGAAGATTCAAATTTTTCCGCTTGGATTAAAGTTAATACAAATATTGAGGCAATACAGGACGAGTTTACTACTGTTTACACAGGGCGTGATTGGCAAAATAGCTGTCTAGATAGAGATTTGACTGCTCCCCCTGCGTTACCCTCTGAAGGTGCCAGATACATTGTCTATACTCCAGCAACTGGTGATTGGGCAGGGCATGAATATGATATAGCTGAATATACAGAAGGCGATTGGCTTTTTATTAGTCCAGATGAGGGCTTTTGTTGTAGAGTTGAAGACGAAAATATTAATTATGTTTATAATGGCAGCATATGGGTAACCGAGGCTAGTAACACATACCACAACTCACTAGCAGGTATCAATGATGGCAATTGTAAGCATTTATCTTCAGATGAATATGCTGATTTAGTAACCAACAGAACAGAGATGGTTCAGGATATTGCTGGAGGTATGGTTGAGAGTAATACTGAAACTGGCCTAGCTTTAAGTTATGATGATACCACAGGGAAAATTACTGGTTCAGTAACATATGGCACAGGCTCAAACACTGCCTGTCAGGGCAATGATTCTCGTCTCTCTGATGCAAGAACGCCTGTTAATCATAATTTAGTAGATACTACAAATCATCCGGTAACAGGACTAACTACTAATCATGTCTTAAAAGCGACGGGCGCAACCACTTACGGGTTTGGGACAATACCTGCGTCTTCAGTGTCAGACTTCGGAGAAGCCGTAGCGGATGCTGTGGGAGCGATGATTTCTGGAAATACGGAAACAAACATAAGTGTTTCCTATCAAGACGATGACAACACATTAGATTTTGAGATAACGTCCATAGACGGAGGACTTATTAGTTAGTAAGTGAAACTAACGGGCTAGGATAGGCCATCCAAAAAGCTGTGGCTCTCAGACGCAGTCTGCCCGTTAATAAACAAACTGAGATTAACTTACCTGGGAGGTATAAATGAGTTATAACAGACTGAACTTAGTGGGACAGCAATGTAATAGACTAGAAGTAATAGAATTTGTAGGAACAAACAAATACAGCAAGTCATTATGGTTATGTAAATGTGCCTGTGGTAATTATATCACTATACTGGGGTCTCAATTATTAAATGGGCGTACAAAATCATGTGGTTGTTTAAAACAAGAAGTGTTGTTTGAGCGAAATTTTAAACATGGGAATAGTAGAAGAGAGAGTAAGTCAAGAGAATATATTTCCTGGTGTAACATGAAAGCAAGGTGTTTAAACCCCCTTGTTTCTGATTATAAAAATTACGGAGGTAGGGGTATTGCTGTCTGTGACAAATGGCTCGGAAAAGATGGTTTTTCAAGCTTCTTAATTGATATGGGCTCCTGTCCTAAACAATACACAATTGAAAGAGTCGACAATGACGGTCCCTACTCGCCCGAGAATTGTTTGTGGATTGCAAAACAAGAGCAGGTAAACAATACAAGAAATAACAGGCTAATGACACTAGGCGGAGACATTGTAACCGTAACACAAGCAGCACAAAAGATAGGTATTAGCGTTGGTACTCTGTCTGCCAGGATTAACAAGTGTGGATGGTCTGAAGAAAAGGCATTAAACACCCCCTTACGTGGAAGACGACAGGCATAGGAAAGTTATATAATATGAGTGTAGCTATAAAATTAAAAAGAGGAACTGAGGCTGCAGTGCTTGCTGCAACTCTTGCAGATTTTGAGATTGCATTTACAAATGACACAAAAAAGTTGGTGGTTTTTGATGGCACCAATAAAAAACAATATCTTCCTGCTGATTCAACAGAGCTAGCTGAAGTTATTAGCGACGTTATAGGCTCTATGGTAGGTTCCAACACTGAAACCATGATCAGTGTTAGTTATGATGATGCTGATAATACATTAGATTTTGTAATCGACGCAACGGCTACACCTACTGCCAGCAAGATTCCGATAGCCGATGGTTCTGGCAAGCTTGCAGCAGGTTGGGGCGGATCTGCGTCAACACTAGCTACGCTCAATGCTTCAGTTAAGGTCGTTGAAGATCCAGCCAATGCTACTGCTACGCCGACTGCTTCAAAAATACCCATAGCAGATGGCTCAGGGAAGTTGGCTGCTGGTTGGGGAGGGGCAGCTTCCACATTAGCGACATTAAACAGTTCGAGTAAAGTGGTAGAGGAGCCAGCGTCAAAGGCGCAAGCTTCTGGAATAGCGTCACTTGATGCCAATTCTCTAGTAGTTCAGAACCCCGCGTCGTTTATTATTTCAATAACAGCAGGTGAGGCGATATCCCAATATGATCTTCTTTATGCTAATTATGCAGATTTAGGTAAATATTATGTAGCATCGAATGAGGATGAATTAACCTATGATGTAGTAGCAATAGCATTAGCAAATATTAGCTCCGGGAATACGGGATTAGTCCAAATTGGCGTAGGGTCTATTACAAATGTGGGGTGGTCCTTTACACCAGGAAAACCCTTATATTTAGGAACGGATGGAGCAATAACAGAAGATATAACTGACATAGAATGGATTAAATCAATAGGTAATTCTATTACAGCAACACAAATTAATTTTGCGCCTCAGTTAGGATATAATGTTAACGACCCTATTGTGGAAATTATTGCAGATGCACTTGAGGTATCATATTCCCCCGTGTCTTATACTCCAGCATTGGCAACTTTAGCGGGCCATATTGCTGCAATAGATGCATTACTAGCTAATCATGAATCACGTTTGGATGCGCATTCAATATAAGGATATTTATACATGGCTGTAAAACCATTAGTAACACTTACAAATCAATTGTTTCCACAAGCATGGTACGAGGCTAACACTGCGTGGACAGCAAACACAGGCACTAATCGAACTTCAATTGCTTCTCCCTCTGCTATTGAATTAGACGTGGGTAATAAATCATTTGCATTGAGCAACGCTACTGTCTTGGATTGTGATACCGATGCACACTGGGACACCGTTTCAGGAACGGATTACTCTGTTGCAGCGGCTAGAGCGGGTAAAGATTTCTATGTGTATGCCTGTCAATCTTCTGCGCTTGTACCAACATTATTATTGAGTGCTAACGCAACATATCCCTCCGGCTATACAGCGTATAATTCTAGGAAGATAGGTGGTTTCCATTGCCTTTGCTTGTCTGCTGGAACTATCTCTGGGCATCCTGCCACCGGGTATTTGACGGGAGATA